GATCAAGCAGTTCACTCAGTTGAAGAAGTTAAACCTGATCAAGCAGTTCACTCAGTTGAAGAAGTTAAACCTGATCAAGCAGTTCACTCAGTTGAAGTGGTTAAACCTGATCAAGCAGTTCCCTCAGTTGAAGTGGTTAAACCTAGTAAACAAGGTGGTCCAGCAAGGTCTATCATAAAGGTAACTTTAGGATCTGAACCATATAACATTCGTAATCCAGAGGATAAATCTGTTATAGAAGAATGGTCTAAAGGTAATTTTAACGTAGATGAAAAGCGATTGTTAGATAATGAGGGATTAAAATACGATAATGTTGTGTATTCTAAATTTCTAAAAGGCCTTGCCGATAATCAATGTAATACAGAACCAGATGTTCAATTAAATCCTGAATGTGGAATTTTCAGATATATTATGGCAAAGCGATATTATGATAAGATCAAGATGTCGAATGGTAGAAAGCCTTTAGACCGTGATTCAGGGGCTGCTTCAGTTACTCCTTCTGATACTACCCCTTCTGATACTGTTACTACTGATACTGTCACACCTCCTGTTACTACTGATACTGTCACACCTCCTGTTACTACTGATACTGTCATACCTCCTGTTACTACTGATACTGTCATACCTCCTGTTACTACTGATACTGTAACACCCTCTGAAACTGTAACACCTTCTATTACGAATATAGCCCATACAAGCGATAAAGAGGATTTCAAATTAAATTTTGTATATACCGATATGACTCCCCAGTTATGCGATTTAGAAAAGAATCCTAATGCTAAAATCATTAATGAGAAAATAAAGGCATCTTTCAATCCAGATTTTAACATAAGATCCTATTTCAAATTCAATCCATCACTAATTAAACTAAATGATGATATTCTTCTAATGAGTTACAGAATATACCTTGGTAAAATAAAAGGGTGTAAAGAATTTGACTTACAGAAATGTCACTACTGGGATAACGGATGGCAATCTGAATTATGGGATAATAAAGATAATTTGTCATTAAATTATACAGGTATATCTAAAGTAGATGCTAAAACATTAAAGGTTGTAGAAGATACCGTTTTAATTCAACATGATAGACCAAGTGGTTTTGAGGATATTCGTTTATTTGAATATAATGATACAGTATATCAAAGTGGGATAGCAATTACTGGATTTAATAAATTTACAGCAGAATCCAATAAATTAAAAGGAAAGAAAGATTCAAAGGGTATGGTAACAAGAGAAATGATTGAGACATATGGTAAGAAAGAAGATATTTTATCTAAATTACCATCTTCTTCTATTGAAATCGAATACAACTGTAAAGATCTACACAAATCTAATATAGAGAAAAACTGGTTTGGATACACAAATAAGAATGGAGAACATATAATGATAAATCCAACATTTGGTTCCTTTTTTCCGTTGAAACAATCAGTGATTGATTTTAATAGGAAGCGTGCAGTTACAAATAATAAATGGACAGATGGATCTGTTGAAAATTTTAAGGAAGTCAAGGAATACGACTGTAAAGAATATCCTGAAATTAAGAATACAAATTTTATAGATGAAATTAATAAGGCATATAGTCACTTAGTTGTTGATGACGGAAAGAAGAAATTCTTTATTCGTTTGTCAGGTGGGTCATGGGGAATTTCATATGATAAGCAAGTTTTATTTATTGGACACCTAGTTGTTGATTTAACAAGGCTTAATATAGAAAAGGTAAAGAAGTATATAAAACAATATCCAGATTCTCAAATAAGTAAGAATTTATTTAATCTATTATATACAAGATCATTAGGCCATCCCGCAAAATTAAATTATTTTCAGATATTCTTTACAATTGATGAGGAGAAAAATGAAATAACTAAGATATCTAACGCATTTAATGTATTTCAAAATAGGGAAAGGGATACTGGTATAAATTTTCCAATGGGGTTAGTAAATATTGGAGATAATTATTTAATAAGTTATGGTGAATCTGATTATAAGGCAATTATTCTTACAATGAATAAGAGTGAGATAGAAAAATTATTCAAATATGAAAAGCCTGAAGAATTTAAGATGGTAACATTTTATAGTTCTGGAGAAACTGCGACTTACGATACAATTAACGAGGATCAACTTAGAAATATAAATTTAGTAAGAATATCAGGATTCTCAGATTCGGGAGTATTATCTGGACCTGTAAAAGGTGGAACGCGATCAAGGCGTAATCATATTCCTAGCAGGAAAATGCGAATCAAGTTTATTTATTAATTTCATCAATTGTCTTATAAAGACAACAAATGAAATTGTTTAGAATCGATACTTAAAATCCACGGGGGAAGCCAACCAAGTTGGCACCTAGACCGAAGCCAGCACCCTGGCGAGCAGTGACGGCCATAGAAGGCGTAAAGGTGTCAAGCAAAGCAAAGGTGGCGAAAGCGGCAGTGCCAATGGTGAGGATCTCACCGAAGTTGGGCTTCTTGGGGTTTAGCACCAGAACGGCCACGAAAGCAACAACGAGACCCTCAATTAGATACTTGAGAACAGAGGTTAGAACGTCACCTAGAGAAAAGTCCATCTTATACTTGAAGCATAGATTTTTTGTGCGTAAGATACTTTAAGAGAAATTACCATGAACAAGCATAACAAATGTCTGCGCCAGTAAAGGAGGATTATCTAGAGGAAGACCCTGAGATTCGTAGCCAAAAGTTTGTATTGCTATCATTCCTAAGCCCCGAAAATGTTCTTGAGAGCAAGGATCAGTTCTTCTTTTGTGAGTTTGTGAAGCAATACGAAGTTGATTATAAGATTCGCAACCTAGAAACATTCCTTGTTTCTATTGTCCGGGGAATCAACGATAAGTTAACAAAGGAGGCCGACAAGATGGATGCCTCTGGAGTTGATCTAAGTGGGGCTGCCCTTAGCGCTATGACTGATGCCGCAAATCTTTGCCGTAAGTCACGTCTAAATATTGGTGGAATCCTTGAAAACTACACAGCATACGTTAAGGAGAATGATAAGGATATCAAGAAGACTACAATTAAGGAAGCATATGATGATTTTATGTTTAAGAATCAAACCAGACTTGAGGAGGAGTTCTTTGCTAAGAATGAATTCCGGACATCTATGCGTGGTCTAAAGGTCCGGGGTGTTACCGGGACACATGGGGAGGCTGTTGCCATGTCTAAGAAACTTCAACGCAATGATACAATTCATAATATCTTCCTTGGTGAGGTAGGCAAATGGCTGCCCTGGGATCCTAAGCCCCATCAGGTGGCAGATCAAGAATATGCTGAGGACCAACTAAATACCTTGATGAAGCGCTACAAGGATAATGAGGAGGCACGTGACAAGTTTGTAAGTGAGCAACGCCAGGAGTTATCTAAGGGAGCAAAGAAGGGGCCTGTGATTTCTGCTTCTGATGGCAACCCCATATCCGGAGAGTCATCAGAGGGTTGGGGGTCTATGTTTGGTGCCTCAGGTGATCTAGCAATGGAGAGGAAGAAGGGTGTTCCAACTGATACCCTAGAGTCATTACCTTAATTTAAGAGCATTCCAATCTGATTGTAAGCATCGCCATTGTCAGGGGCAGCGATATTTACGCAAGAATTGCCCTGGCAAAATGTTCCCTCTGGGCAGGGACTGCTTGTCCTAGAGCACGGAGCATTGATCCCATTACACTCTTGTGCTCCGCAAGAGGACATATCCGTAGATGGGGTGTAGGATGACATGAATCCCTCAGAGCAAAAGCCACCAGAACACTTCTGCCCCATTGGGCAGTGGTTATTTGCTAGGCAAGGTAATTTAGCCTTACCAGGTGTTACTCTGGGAACAGAATGAGATCCACCCTTTGAAAAAACAAAATACAAACCGATTAGGACACCAAGCGTTACAACTATGAGATTGCCTAAGATAGATCCAAGTTTCATAGCTTCTGAATACATGTAAGAAATTAAGGAAAAACTGGCAATTGATTCGGTAAAAGAACAGGCAATGATGGTTTTTCACAAAATCCATTCATACATTGTAGGCCAACACTGCATGTAGGTAGATCTACTCCGCAACGAACTCCAGGCATACCACCCTTAAATGATTCCTTTGACATTTCATTAAATACAAATAATGTAGCACCTGTGAATAAAATACATATAACAAGTATTATCCAAGAGTTATCTTCTAGAGCCATTCTATACTATAGATATAATACTTTGTGTATGAATCATATACGTATTATAAATTGTAGCGTCCATTGCATAATTTATAATATCACTAAAATTTGTGGAAACCCACAAATTCATATGTCCATTTTTGAGAAAGGTTCCAATAGAATGTGTCATATATGCCGTAAATAGGAAATATACACCACCTGTCAGAGTTCCAAGGGCGATCCATGGTTCTTTACCAGGAACACCTTCCACCGTAAGAAAATATTCCTGGATTGTATTTGGAAATGTGTATGTGGTATGTCCAAGATATATATCCGATTGTAACTTACGTAGAATAGACTCAAGTGGAAATCCAGATTGTGGACCAATAAAGACAAGTGGGAATGAAACTAGTTCTGGTCTTATATTAATTGATTTACGTATTGTAACAATCCGTGAATCAGTCATCTATAGAATTCTATATTAAAGGTTTTTAAACCTCCATTGCTTAAATACCTGTAATTGATATAATTATAATGGATTACCATATTAATGAAATATATTCAGTGATCCTTAGTTTAAGAGGAAGTATGAAAATATTTAATAATGAAGGTGATATATTACATAAATATCGCTGTGAACTAGATCCATTTGTATTTAGAGCACTTGATTCTATGTATGGAAAGGAATTTGACGAGTATTGGAATAGTATAGAGATTCCCAGAGTATCAGATAAAGCAATATGTATTGTTGAACGAAGGTGTCATCCTAATCTGAAGTTTTGTCTACAGAATGCTGCTTACTATGCGAGAGGATATAGCATACGTATATTCTGTAGTGAAGCAAATATAGACTATGTTAATACTATATGTGGAAAACAATTTAATAATATTCATGTATATCCTGTTTTCGAAGATATTGGCACACCAACTAGTGGAAGAAAAGATTACAATGAACTCTTGAAATCTAAGAATTTCTGGAATAGTTTTACAGAAGAACATATCATTACAATTGAAGCTGATACATATTTCCTAAAACCCATACCCGAATCAATCTATTCCTTTGACTATATAGGATCCAAGTGGATTAACCAACTCGACAAGCCTGGTGGGGGTGGCTTAACCTATAGAAAACTTTCAGTAATGAAGGATATTCTTTCACTAGATAATGAAGAATTGAAAATCCATGAGATGCAAGATGCATTTGTATCTCATGGAATTCAGTTATTAAATAAAAAATTTCCATCGGTTGAAGAGTCATACCAATATTTTACAGAGGGGGGCTTTACACAAGAATCATGTATAGGTGTTCATCAATGGTGGACATTTATTAGTAATTTAGATGAACCCAGTGTATTAAATATAATTGAAATATTTCTTTCTTTAGAAAAACTTTAATCTCTTGCTTTTAGGTAAATATAATGGATCAGATTCCTTAATATCAAAGGCATCTACCCATTCCTGAAATTGAGGAACAATGCGATCTACACGATCTTCTCCTGGAGCATGAACACTTGTTAAAATAGTATATAAAAGTGTTTCCTTGCGAATAAGGGTTCTCCATGAAATGGCGTAAGAAATAAAAAAGTTTCTATACGCTTCCTTTTTCTCTTTATCAGATAAATCTATCAATTCCTTTTTTAAAGAATGTAGTGATATAGTAATTCCGCCTAGATCTGCCCAATTCTCACTTAGAGTCTTATTACCGTCAAGATATGTTCCATAATGAGAAAATTTGCTAAAGAAACTAGAGACCTTCCTAGTTCTTTTATTAAATGTATTCCTATTCTTTCTTGTCCACCATTCCTTGTAAATCCCTCTAGGAGAATATAACGATCCTTCTAAATCAAATCCATGTGTCATTTCGTGGCAAATAGTCGCACCAATTCCTCCATGATTCCACCCTAAAGGTGCTTCTAAACAATAAAATGGCCACTGTAATATTCCCCAAGGTATCACAATATGATTAGTTTCTTCATAATACGAAGCATTCGTTACAAAACACGGATATGAACTATGATTTTTATCAGCAGGTTTACCTGTTATTTTAGGTATCATTCGTGTTCTAGCCCCTTTTATTGAGAACATTGTTTGTAAGAAACATTCTGGATTATACGTTGCGTGAGGGAGAGGACTGGGCTTACCCTTACCTATCTCAAACCACATTCTATGGATTTTTTCTAGAACCTTTGATTTAGTTTTCTTTGAGAAAATACTATTATTATTCATGATATCAACTGCTGAAGATTTCAGTTCTGAAGCAAAGCGATTAACATCCTGTATAACTCTAGGATTTTTGTGTTTTTCAGAATATAAATTACATAAGGCATCTGGTAAAATATTTTTTATATCGCGTAACATAAGTTCATCGTGCGGAGGTGCTGTATCTACACCCCTTAATGCCTTTTGAAATAGATTTTCATAGGCTTCTTTAATTGATGGTCTAAGGTAAGGAGCAGATGCCGTAACGAGATGTAATAATAGAATAGATATAAGCGATTCCTCATCGATATTACAGATCCAATTCAAGATATCTCTGAAGCGTTCTAGAGAATTAATTACCCATATTCTATTTTTCCATTTATCATCTATATCGAGTCCCTCCATAAAGCCATCCCAGTCAAAATCTGAAAACCATGATTTCATAGCATAACCTTTTTTAGTTACTGATATATGTTTAAATGATTCATTTAAGATAGGTGCTAATTTTTTTTCCGAAGAAATTGCCTTATACAAAATTGGTAATCCAAGTTCAATCGAGCATATACTAATAAATTCTTCATATGCCTTCCATACAGTAGATGATTTTAATGAAGAATCTAAATAATATTTTAATGGCAAGGTAAGTGATCCACAAGAAAGATTCGCACGAACAAAATACGGCTTTTCTAATTCCTCCATGGCATCAATAGCAATTATAGTTGGAACAGAAGATCTTACCATCCATCCAAAAAATCTAGAAATATCACTTATATCTCTAAATGCTAAAAGTTCATGTATACAAACTTGTAAGTAAATCTCTTCTCTAAGGGGAGACTTATTCTTCCATATATATCCTAGAAGTTGTATGTGTTCTGTTGATGTAGATGGTATAAGGTTGGTTTTTTGAAGATTAGGAAGATGATTAAGGATATTTAAAAGTTCCTTGTCTGTATTCTTTGTCATTTCATCACTCACATCAAATTCACCTTGCCAAGGCTTTACATGATGTGATTTTAACCAGACTTCATTTACATATCTATAAAAACTTTCTCCTGGCTTTATTCTATCTGACACAGTGGGTATAGAAGGATTCCTAGGACACCGGGACTCCTTTATGGAGGCCATTACTCTGTTTTGTGTCTATCTTTTATGTAAAATAATCATTCAAAGAATAATTTTACAAGAACGTAGGTTCCTAGAAATTGAGCAATAGAAATCTCATTTAATCCCATAATTGTTAAGCCAAATTTCAAAATAATCAATTCACAAATAGTCATCATTACAAGATGCATTGGTGTCTAATGAAGGGATATATGATTTAACTGTTTATTTTACTCACTGTTTCCAGTGCTTGCCACAATTTAAGCAACTTATAAAGATTGTCATTGGCTCATCTGCGGATCGTGTCTGTAGTTCATAATAAGAACACATCTTCTTCTTACATTGAGAGCAACGGAACCTATCAGTAGCCATTGCTAAATTACCCTCCAGGATACGCTTATCACGACGAAATTGCTGATCCTTCAATTCTTTCCAGTTGGCAGGATTTAACTCATAGGGTGACCAGGATCCAATTCGATCTAGAGTAAATTCACCCTCCTTCCACCTTTCTATAAGACTCTTATTTCCAACATATGAATCGGGATGTAAATTCGTTAAGGCTCTCTTTGCCACTGTTGAATACATCCAGCGGAATGTCTCGTGTTCCCATGTCAGGGGTATCATGTGTTTCTTAGCATCTTCTAGACTTGAATTATAAACCCCCCTCTCTAGATCTAGAATATCATCTTCATCGCAATATTCATGTAGAACACTATTAAATATTCCAATGATTTTAACTCTTGTGGGAACAGTTGTCATCTTTGATTCTGCCTCAGGCTCTAAGACTGATTTAAACTGAAATTGTAATTGCTGAGGATCAATCTTAGCAACCTTACGACTTACACGGGGCCTAGGTGCCTCTTCCTCTTCAACTTCGTCAATACAAGCAGTTTCCTCACCATCCTCATTATCCTCAATTAGATCTTCTAGATCTTCCTCTTCAACTTCCTCCAATTCCTCCTCACGTTCCTCTTCATCTTCTTCCTCCAATTCACCAGAACATGCCTTCTCATAGAAGACCTCGTAATCTGCGGGAAGGAATGGTTCAATAAGATCTACTGAAGCATCCCACGGTGATTTACTAGAATGTGATATAAGTATAATACTGCCATATATCTCAGAAGCCTCGCACGGAGGAGGGAGTTCGTGTTGAGAAAGTTCTGCTTCATTTCCCGCGGTGTATCCAAACATACTTATACGCTTAGGACCATAAGGATAAGATGAAAGTAGAGTAGGTGGCATTTTCTTCTTTAAGGACTTCTGAATATCCTTTAGTGTTGGCTTTGCTCCCGCATGCTTCACCTGAATATGTGATACATCTCCATCTTGCTTAAGTTCAAGTGCTGAAAATACACCTGCCATCTATACTAAGTATACCCTAATGCTTAAATACCAGGCATTCAAATTTAGTAGATGCAGGGTTCGAGTATAAAAAGAGTATGGACACAACAATCACAAGTATCTGACCACACGGATGTGCTAGATATTTGGGATTCGGGTTCACATCGTTATGAGCGATGGCCTGGTGATAATGAAATGTATTGGAAAATTATTTCGAGGGATCAGACTGACCAGGGTTTTGTTGAGGTTCTTCAGAAAATGGCTCCTTGGCAGATGCCTGCACAGGTAATACATCAGGAACAGATACCACTTCTGTTACTTTCTTCACGAGAGTTTCAGGCAGGGGGGTGGAGGATAGAACAGGAACCCTACGATATAGGTAATCCTTTAGAGGAGAAAACCATCCGCAATAGGTCACCGCCTTATCAGCAACAACGGCAACAACCGCAGGGGGGGCCATCTTCTCAAGGTCGACAACAGCATTCACAAGGGTCTCACCAGCATTCGCAACGACCTCACCAACCTCAGAGACCTTCGCAGAAACCGTATCGGGTACAACGGATCGCATCGTCATATCAAGCGAGGCGCGATCAAGAACCAGGTTCTTAGAAGCACATAACCAAGACATCTACTTTTAGTCAAGATAAAAGTTTTAAACGGTCGTTTTACGGTATTATTCCCGGCATTATACACTAATTTTTTTCCTGGCATTGCCACAGATGTCATTCCGCATTGGCCTATTAGTCGGATTACTGGTTATTCTAAGTGCCATTCTTTGGTTTATTCCTAGAGAAGGATTTCAGAGTTTAAATACATCAGCCCCTGCTCCTCAACTACAAAATCAACCGGTGATCTATCCTGCCCGTAATGTAGTTCCTGGAGGATCTTCTACACCTAATCAGGCCCCTGATTACATTGAGGAACGTATGACTAGCCCCGAAGTAGCAAATGACCCCTATGCTCCTAATGAGGAATCTTCTTCTATTCCTGAACGCTTAAGACATCCTGAGCGCATGTTTCAACCTGCCCCTGATAACTCTACAAGAAGTATTGCTGAAGCATCTGGTATAGGATCAGCCTCAGCAGGTCAAGCGGGAAATGCTCTACAGACTTTTACTCCTGAATTTGCTCAAAACGGGGGTGAATTTATGCAGGGTATTATGGCTAATGATTCATCAGATCCTGGAATGTATTCGGCTTTTTAACGCTTTTTGAAAAGCGTATCAAAAGGGTCGGTTTCAGCATTTTAATCTAATAATAAAATAAAATGCTATCAAGATCTAATATAAAGGTACGTCTTACATCTAAGCAGAAACGTAGAGAAAGACGTAAAGAAAGAAGAAATGCCTATCTTTCTGCTAGCCTGTCTAAACGCGAAACATGTAAGGATAAATAGAATGCATCCTCGGACCTCAAATAAGACGCATCACTCAGATAAACCCAGAATGTTAAACCCATCTTACGAAGAACGTAATTGGATTCGCACAATACCAGATTCTTACCCTGATATTCTGCGAGCCCCAGCCGTTTCCTATAAACCTGAAAGAGATGACCAACGCATTAAAACTAATAAATACGTGACTTACGCACGTCCTTATAGGGGAAAGCAAGGACTTCTTATTTTAGGAAATGAATTAAGACCAATGATAGTGGATGAATCACAACCTGATAGACCAAGTGTATTACCAATGCGCATTGATCGTGAAGCGTTACAAGACACATGGATTTTTGCTATAACTATTTTTAATGGTGAGGGACTTATACAAATTGAAGATTGTATTGTTTCTGCTGGTGAACAAATACGATCTTCGAGGACCTTTAAGGAACGCTTTGAAATTATTCAGAAATTTTCAGATCATATATGGTTTCAGGACCAGCGTTTTCAGTTAAACTGGCAAATTAAGGTTGCTAATGTGTTACCCCTTATTTCAGTAAAGGAGGCTATTCAGAGTCTTAGTGGCGGTAATCTCTGTCTAATGCCAGAATTACCAAGCCTACGACTCTTAAAAATAACATATATTGCGCCTGCTAAACCTAAGGTTACAAGTGGACCATCAGATTTTATATGTGTCCCTGTAATTGGAAAACCTGATCTGTATGATATTGTAAACTCAGATAGTGTAAATTTGGGAAGGGCTGCTATTCAAACGCTTTCTATCAGTCAGGCTCTACAATTAAAAAAGGCAACCGGTGAGCCACTAAGAGTAATGGCTGAGTGGAACGATGATTTTGACTCGTATATTGTTACAAGTGTTTTATAATATGTTAATAGAAGATGGATTCTAAGTTAGATCAGATAATTTATCATGAATATACCGAACAAATAATGGATTCTAAAAATAGCCAGATGAACCCATCAACTAAAAATCAAAGGAAACACCAGAAATACATTGATTTTTATGATAATATAGAAACTCCTGATAAGGAATATTGGGGAATCGGTATTGAAAATGAATCATATATAATGTTAAAATCTCCTGTAAAGGTATCAAAAGAGTTTGTTATTAAAAATCACAGGAGAGAAAGATATTCAGTTGATTATTGGGTAAACTATAAGAATGATCCCTTAATGATGACATTAGAGAAAGTACCCGATCGTATTCTAATTCCACAGTATATAAATGGGTATCAATTCCAAAAGACCGATATCTCTGGTGAACATATAACCCTATACACTAAGGAGGTAACACCAAATCCGAAATTTAATGGAAAGACTATTAATAAATTATTGATAGAAACAAGCCCGGTATTTAATACTCTTTTTGATAAAAATATGATATATGATGGAGATACATTTGAATTCACGACCTTCAATTTCTATAAGACTACAACACAATCAGCGGTTGAAGAGTTAAAAGAAATAAAGGAAAAATTCTTAAAAGAAATTAATGATAAGAAAATTTTCAAGGAGGAAGTTGTGTTCCCCGATCACAATTATGGATTTGCAAAATTTTTAACAAATCCTAATAATCTAGCAATCTGTAATAATGGGACATATCATATTAATATTACACTCCCTACGAGTATGAATGAAAAAGGTGAGATAAAGTATCCAGATAATTTTAAGAAAGTTCACGCTAACGCAATTCGTGCTATTCAGTGGATTGAACCATTACTTGTTGCCCTATACGGATCACCTGATATACTACACATATTAAATCCCGTGTATAGTGGTGGATCTCAGAGACTTGGCTTTAGTCGATACATTGGTTTAGGAACTTATGATACAAACACGATGGAAAAGGGTAAACTACTTGATACATTTAAATATAAGGAGAAAAAATCATATTTTACAGAATTACACAAATGTTCTCCCTATAACCCCCCTGAAACGACTGGGTATGACTTCAATTATAACAAGTTCACTAAACACGGGATTGAATTGCGGATCTTTGATTATTTCCCAGAAAAGTATCTTGAACATATAATAAACTTAATTATTATTGTTTGTGATTTTAGTACTACTAGAGATATTCCACCTGTAAATGAAACATGGTCAAAAATGGCTGTAGATGCTATTAATAAGGGGTCTGATTTTCGTATATCTCCAAGGGAATATAATGAAATATATAATATATTTGGATTACACAATTGCCTATGGACGGTATTTAATATGAATCAAACACCTCTTCACATATTACGAAGAATTACTAATTGCCTATATCACGCACACCGTAATTCGCCACTTTGTAAGAAAATGTCACCTGATATGAAAGGAATATCAATTGTTGATTATAATTCTAAAATAAAGGAAATGTTTAAGAAAGATTTAAAGAAAATATAGTAGATAATTAGAATGGTTTGTAAATCTCGTAAAAATAGACGTAATGTAAAAAGAGGAGGTAGTCAGGGTTCTGGGTGGGAACCCGGTGGTGCCTTAAATAATGGTTTACCTAATGGGCTTATGGTAAATCGTCAATATGATGCTTGCGTAAGTACTAGTCGCCCCGGTCAGATTTCTTATTCTAATGCTGGTGGCTTACCCGGCAATGCTATAATGAATGGAGGTAGATATGAGAATGACTTGACACAGAGTATCGCTGGATTTCCAGTGATCAATAAATTACCTTGTACTCCCAATCACGTAAATCCTCTAAATCAGCATGGCGGAGTTGGTGTAGTTTCAGCGAAGGATATGGGTGTCTATGAGGCTCCTACTGGGCGCTATACAACTACACCTAGTCAGTGGACTGGTTCTACTGGCACACCAGTCTTATTGAACCAACCCTTAAATGCTAGTGCGTGGTCTAAGGCTTGTACTCAGACTGCTGGTCGCAGGCGTGGAGTTTATAGAAAAAAGTCAACGAAGAGTCGTAAGAATAGAAAGACACGTAAGAATCGTAAGTAATTACTCATCTATAAATCCATAAGTGACTGGACCTTCCTTCTTTTTCATCTGTTCCTCTGACATATCGCTATCCATAATCTTGTAACCACATTTCTTATAGTATGAAATGCGTTCACGAGATTGAGACTGTAATGATTTATGAATATCCACAATATCTACAATGATCGGCGATACCTTTCTATCTTCAGGCCTTTGTCTCAGAATACGTCCGGTGCTTTGCTCAATCTTTCTTCTTGGACTTGCCATTAAAACACAATTGAGTGTCTTGATATTCATGGCCTCACTTGCCATGGCATAGGTAGCCCATAAGATCTGTGCTTCTTCTGCGGCTAAATCACGTGTGGCAGTTTTCATTCCACCGATGTAATATCCCATTACACAACCCGTTGGTTTCATAAGAATTTCTAGTGATTCCAAATGCGAGATGCGTTCAGACAAGACTAAGATACGTCGATTAGGTTCTTTAATCAAGTCCTTTAATCTATCTGCGATAAATACATTTCTTTCACGACAAGATATAATATTCGTCAGAAGAGTTGCTATTACAGTTTCACCTCTCCAATTTGTGGGAGTTTCCGCGTATTCAATATCATCACAGGAGAATCTTAGGACTTCTACCGTAACGGTTTCATCAGCCTCCCTAGTCTTCTCCCAGTAAACCGGCTTACCCAAGTGCCATTCAAAGACTTTTGTCAAGCCATCATCCCTCTTTGGAGTAGCACTGAGTCCGAGCATATGTTTAGTTTGTAGTTTACCCAATACCTTACTGAAATGACTAGCACCTAGATGATGGCATTCATCGAAGATTGTGAATTTATAAGAACGTAATACAGATTCAGGAATCTGTCGTTTCACAATAGTCTGAATCATACAAATTGTACAGTCATATTGTTCAGGATCCACTTCCATCTTTTCAGCCTGAAACCTTCCAATACGAATTCCAGGTATAAGAGTGCGCATCTCTCCGGCCCATTGGTCTAATAGGAACTCCTTGTCAACAACCACCATGAATCTATGGGCAAGGCGAAAGGCGATTGCTAGAGCCATAAATGTCTTGCCTTTTCCACAAGGTACACAAATGAGCCCATTGGCATTTGCATCTAGAAATTTCTTAATAATACCCTCTTGATAATCATACGGTTTCCCAATAAAGTTAAGTTGAGGGGGTAAAGGTATTCCATCGGACATTACTGATTCTTGAGGTGATCCCAGATTATCCTTTGCCCAAACACGTGGTAAGTAAAGACGAGTGGCAGATTCTAAGTAAACAGGGAATTCATTATCTAACGCTGGTCCAAAACGCTGCATTGTTTTAGGTTTCACAGTGAGGTCAGTTTTAATTTTATCTAACTGTTCTTTCGTTAATGAAGATTTCAATACAGCATATCCATGAGTTGTTAGGACCGACATTCTTTATATTATTAAGAAAAAGAACGAAAAGAGTCAATTTTTATACCGCAAGATGATTTAGAAATGGCGACTGATCCGGTGAAAATAGGCTTACTTATACTTTTACTTATAAGTTTTCTCTTTGTTTCAAAGATTTCAAGGAATACTGGAGCAATCCTTGATACCACACCGATTCGACTCCTTGCTGTTATACTGGTTCTAGGATCGCTTTCTTATGATAAATATTTGGCATTGGCTGTATTTATGGTAGTTTGCGCGGTTTACATCAATCATCATCATTATGACATTCTGACTATCTTAGATGGTGGAAAGATAGTGGGAACGTATGAAGATGATCCTGAAAAATATAGTTATGCAATGAGAAAATTAGAGAAGGGAGGTGTTTCAGATGAATCATACGATACAGTGGATTTTACATCAAAGCCAGAAAGTCAGAATAATAAATTTAGAGCGCTACCTCATTCCATTGATGAGAAACATGCCCTTGATACGGAGCCTTTGGGCACAAGATCTGAGAGCCTCTTTCCAGATGATTCAAAACGTGTAAAAGCCTTGGAGCATGGAAATAAAAATGGGTATAGTGATTAAAGTATGGTTCCATCTGGTTTCTTGATTTTATAGTCTCTTGGACCAACTTTTAAAGAATTATTTTTATATGCGTCTTCTACTGCTTTAAAAATGGAATCTATATCAGGCATATTTGAGAGATTTCCAGGCAAAATATAACTTTCAGTACGAACACCAGTTTCATGGTGAATATATCCATATTTTATATATTGACCATCTTGAGTTAGGTAAAGTTTGCCGTAGCCTTGATCAATTATCTTAGTTACTGGTAATTCACCGCTAATATCTGTTCCATCATTTCTAGTAGAACCTGGAAGAAGATAATAACCTGTAGGGCTTGTTTGGGCTTGTTTTACCTGTGCTTGTGGTGCCTGTGGTTGTTTTGCCTGTGCTTGTGCCTGTAAATTAGTAGAAGGAGAACACTGGGCTAATTGAGCCTTCTGAGTCAGTTGTAAACTATAATTATAACAACTATCTAATCTTACCTTATCAAGATCAGGAGTAGGATAGAGAATACATTGTAATTGATTAGGGTCCGAAGGTCCTATTCCATTAGGTAATGGTTGAGATACAGAACATCCTCTTACAGATCCATTAAGTGAGGCAAAGTAATTTGGTATTGTAGGAGGGCACATAATTGCCCCTGTGGTTGCTAAGGTAGATACTAATAAGTCACTACATGTTTTCAATCCCTTACTATTCTTTGGGGAAAGCGAACATAACACATTTCCATTACAGTAACCATCTAAAATATCTCCGTTACAACATTCAGTTTCTCCAGTACGTGTGATATAACTTACGGAATTGCTTGGGCACACAAGCATAGTAAATCCTTCTTTCTTAGGAACATCCTGTATCCGTATCAAAAAATATCCAATTAATATGGCTGATATTCCAATACATATGAACCATATTATTAATGCTAGGGCACCTGACATATCTAACTAACTACTGGAATCTTGTGAAGGTTTTCCAGCAAAAATTCCAAACAATGTTAATCCTATAAGTAATAAAATAAAGATTCCTACATGCATTGCTGAATTACGAAATCCATTCTCCTGATAAAACCACATGTGAATAATATAACCTGAATATGAGAATAAACAAATACTACCAATAACAATACAGATTAAGATAAGTATTGCCTCAATATCACCTGGTAATATGCCGGAAGAACTCAGTTCTAACTGGGTTGAAGCAAGTTTGTGTGTATATGATTCTATTTTAACATCATTTTTAGGATCTCTAAATAACAATTGAAAATCTTCTAGTGAATTTATTTTCGATATATCTCCTATAAAACTAATTCCTTGAGTAGAGGGTAATAAAATTCCTGTACCATCTGTCTTTTTTATACTGTATCGCGAGGTATCTGTCCAATCTGATTTAAAATCTTTAATATCATTATATGATTTAACATCTGAAAGATCACCAATGATTGTAAAATTATGTCTATTTCTTGTATAATTTTTATCTACCATTAAAACCCTTATAAATTTACCGTCTTGAGCAAGATACATCATATAATCAGGATCATTAGCAGAATCAAGTATTTTTGCTACTGGTAACATACTCGATAAGTTTCCTCCAAATAATACATAGCCTGTAGGACTTTTAGGAATAGGCTGGTTATTTATTGCTGGATTAGATTCTTCTCCAATGGATATTTTAACTCTCTTGTTATCCTGTGACATAAAGACCGACATTTTATTACCACCCGCTTGTTGTGGAATAGGAAAAATTTTCGTAACAGGAATTTCTCCATCAATCCCTTTTCCATATAAGACATAAGAGATGGTAGGTGTAATAGGAGTTCCATCTGGATTTACAATATCCTTATCTAAGACATCCTTCAATCTTTCTCCTGTTGTAGGATCAATCATAATTTGATCACCCTTAATATCCTTTTCAGGATCAACTGTATAACACTTAAATGCTCTCTTTTTGGGTTTAGGAGTTACCACTTTCGTAGCCTTTGCTATTTCAGCAAGGGATTTACCAAGAAATCCCTCAGGCACCAGAATTTCAATCTTATTTAGAACTTCTGAGAAAGAAGATAGGATTTCCGTAGCAGTATTCGGAACTAGCCTTGTAGTATTTTTCACAGGGAATAAATCTTTTCCTAATCCATCCCTGAATTGTAAAATAGAATTGGCAGATGTCCCATTAAAAATGCTGATAGGCCCACTTCCATTCGTGATAAGTGTATATTTTCTGATCGAACTACATTTTCCTAGACCTTTATCTGTTGCTACCATATGTATCGGCTGAGGGACCACATTTACACGCATACGTAAGCTTCCATAAGAATATGGTTGTGAATTATAGTTTAGAAGTTTCACGGGCAAACATGTCTGATAGGTCACCATAGGCATGAGGACAGAAGAACTGAATCCAAACATTGTCGAAAGATCTAGAGCGGCTGTCTGAGATTTTCCTGTGGCAGATGCTGTGTCAACTGCTGGCCAAAATGGTGAACTATTCCATGTGGAAAATATTATAGGGCGACATAACAAGATAATATCAGGAGATGATGGATTTACTTGTTTATTTGTGATCTGAAATGCCAAAATAACTTCGTATTGCGCATTAGTCTCTTTTGAGAAAGTAGGGTGCTGATTCTGAACAATTGATAATACACCTGAGCAAGAATATCTGGCATTTCCATATGTCAAAGTTGTCGCATCTGTTATAGTTGAAATTCCACTTATCTGAAAAACCCCTGGAACATCACCTTTCGCAGTGGTATTTCTCACAGAAATCTGAGCAGACTGTGTAGATGGACCCCACTCGACAGTGAAATCTGTCGGGACAGTTAATTTCTTTAATTCACCTTCTACGTTTGCGGTTGCTGGCCACTTTGAATCTAAACTCTGTGATAATAAAAGGGGGAACCCTGTTGTATCACCAGGCTGACAACTTGTATTGGACATCTTACTTATTGTACCTTGTGTTTGTTTATCGGATTATATCTCGCACCCTATATATAGTAACTTCACCCGATTGATCTGTGGCAGATAAGTTTACCTTGTCACCGTTATAAAGTTCAGCACATCCAACCTGATCTTGACAATCTCTCCCCTTTACTTCAACAGGAACAGGGATGGGATTATATGTATCAGTTCTTGTATAGTAATTATAACGATCGCGACTAGAAATAGATCTACGCCCATAGAGTGGTAAGAGTTTACCATCTGATGTCTTCACGATACCCATGGATTGATATTCTTCAGGGATTCCCTGAGTAGGGATATTAAATCCACCTGTTGGAACTCTTGAGAGATCAGGAGGTGCTATCCACTCACGTTCTGCCTCAGGAGCCCTTGAATATCGACTGTCCCCAGATTTTACATTTACTTTTACTTCTGGAGTCTGGGAAGGCATTACAACGATAGACGGTCTTTGGGTATTTGAAGACGATATTACAAGTGCGATTGCTACAATAAAAATAATTACAAGTGTAACAGATGGCCAAGAAAATAGACTAAAAGAATTTGGAAAACAAATCATTCCAGGTGGGCACCGACGTGTCATTCTAATGGAAGCAGTGCTTCATTTAGAGTGACATTATTTAGAAAAATTACTGGCCAAACATTTGCTGAAAGGTTTCCATTAATTCCTTACCATCATTCATCATAGGTTTCATAGTTCCAAGCATACTCATTAGACTCTTCTGTGTTTCAATGAGTTGCTTTGTATCCTTGGTCATGGCATTTATCTGATCGGGATTGAGGCCCTGAATTGCCTTAATGAGTGTAGAACCCGCATCAATGTGAGGTCCGTTTTTTACCTGACTAGGTATTTCTCCAAGTTTAAAAGGAAGTGCTAGTTCTTCCTTCTTTAATGTAGGAGCAGGAGTTGCCTCCTTCTTGGTAGGACTATTATCCTCAAATCCTTCAACCAAGGGCGCACCTACACCAAAGCCGGGACTTGTATAGCCTGCGGTTGTAATATTCTTAAACACTTGATTTATAAATCCATCCTCCACATCATCCTCCTGAAAACTATCATCATAACTTATTTCAGGAACTTTTCTTACATTAGACCGGTATTCATTTTTCATGTTTCTTAGACTATTAGAAATCTCAGTCGGAGGTGTATGAACATTAAATCCCTCTTTATTCAAGATTCCATATTTAGTAAGTAATGCCATTCCAAAGAGCGCAACTATTGCCGCGATTGTAGAATTTGTCCAAGAATTACTGAAAGAATATGTTATAATACCAGCACCTGCTGATGCTAGTAGCATTGGTGTTGAGAAGTAGCCTAAGACTATAAGCAATATAACAGAAACTACTACAACTGTTATACAAACGGAACACTCAGACACCTTCATCTATCTTAACCTAGCAAAGGAAGAATAATGCGGTTTGCACCCCAAAAGAGCCCACCAACAAGGAGGGATTTAGATAACTGACCATATATATTCATATCACCGGAAGACTTCAGCATCCATGGAGCATAATGAGCAACAAGAACGCTGATAAATGGTAAATTAATAACGAATACTAGGATTGCAATAAGAATAGGAGTCTTCAACTCGTCGCCAATAAAATTACTCCACGCCTTTCCTTGACTCGCCTGCATAGAAGCAATCTGAGCAGCAAGTTGCGCCTGCTGGGGGGCTTGAGGCACGGATCCCCAGTTACCAGCAGCAGCAAATCCCGGAGCAGAACTTTGAAGCATCTGGGCAAAATCGGCAGATGTAGGGTGCTGTCCACCAATAATATGGGCAGTATGTGGTCCAGAATCCATCTGATACTGCTGCGTCGACTGTTGAGGAGGAGGCATTGGCATCATAGGTCCCTGAACGCCACCTGGTGCCATAGCAGATGGCATGCCCGGACGCATATCTTGACCAGAATTCATGTCCTGGTATATCATTTTTACAAGATCACCATCTCCAGCAAGAGGTGCCTTTCCATCTAAGTCTGATAATAACGTGCCCGCATTTGCCATTCTTTTTGTTAAGTGTAAAGAAACCCGGGATCTCTAAGCGCATGTTAAAGTCTAATATTTTCAAATGCCTCTACAACACCTTGAGCAGGACAGTCTAACTGGACTGTTTCAAACTTATAACACTTGCTTCCAATGTGATAAATAGAATCACGAACTTCATGAATAGGAGGGGCCTTTACAACCATACACTCTTTTCCATGACAAATAGGAGCAATTACTAATACAATTGCTAGGCCGAACATAAATGAGACTAGCATTCCAAGGATGGGGTTTTTTAAAGTATCTATGATCATCTTTTACTTCTATATCCTGCTTAGGATAAGATGACCAGCCTCTTTAGTTTTTTCCATATAATACCCTTTATAATTGGAGCAATCTCTGGAATAGCATATCTAGCAGTAGGTGGGCGTGGTGCGCATGAGGTTATTTACAAATACCCTCATCCAACAACAGTTGATGCTTTAGTTTACAGAGATCCTAATGGTGCCTGTTATAGATACAAGGTAGAAGAGGTAAATTGTGACAAGAATGAGAAGAAACTCAAGGAGTATCCCTTATCTGGTTAAACAACGGGCTTCTTAGATTTGAGGATACGTCTACCAATGATTGCCCCTTGTGTGATTTCTGCGGCGGTCTTGGGCACTGCTGGTACTGATACTGGCTCTTGAACAACGGGTGCTTCTACTGCTACTTCTGCGGCTGATGCTGCCGCTTCAAAGTCAACATAGAGACTTCTTATAGGCTCTACACGACGCTTAATTTGATAGACTATAACACCCTTTCCTAACTTTCTAGAATCCTTCTTACTTTCAAAAACATCCTTCATCGTAAGGTCTGGTAGTTCTTCAATCCATTTTTCAGGTCTATCTATCGAGGATCGCTTCTCCATAAGACCCTTTACCTTGAGATTCTGAGCAACAATTTCTCCTGTTCCAAACCCAGTTTCATTATATGATTTTACCAATGCTAATAATGCTTTACGCGCAACCTCAATTTCATCTTCAATCAAAGCGAGTTGTTCAAGCCTCTGTTGATTTACTGCCTCCCTTTCTTCAAAAGTTCGTAAACGACGATTTGGTAACTTTACACGTATTTCAGGACTATCTCTTACTGCCGGAATGAATGCCTCGTTATCTGTTATTTCAATCGCCCGGTCAACTTTCTTAGCCTTTCTAAAGAACTTTGCATCGAGTTGGAATGCCATCTGTTAAATGCTGGGTTGATTATCCAGGTATTTTTCCATTGTGTCCAAACAGATATGTCTGCCCCTGATACCACTGTTGCCCCTGTTACAACAGAAAACTCAGTTATTACATCAGAATCACCAACCCCTAAATCTGGTGTAAGTAGTGCTATCCGTATTTCAATTGCTGTGCTAATTGGTATAGTAATTGCTATTTTTATGTTATTATGGGACGGTGGATATATGCCGCATACAAACATGCCAGCATGGTTAGGACCCTATATATTCGCACCCTTGATCGCCGTAATCTTAGGTTATGGGGCTGATTGTTTACTTCAACAATTAAGTTGTGGAAAAGTTGAGTGGTTACTCCAATTACAAAGAGTTCTAGTAATACCTATTCCCTACGTCGTCACTTGGGGATTTCTACACTTTATACCTGGTATGCGCTGGCCCATAGAGGGCCTTGTTCAGGATTCGAGCGTAGAAATTAAACGAGGACTTTCCTCTGGATTTTATGCCTTCTGGATAGCACTATATACACAAAGCATAATGAATGGTGGATCACAATTATGTCCTAAATAAAATTAAACATCAGGTGGTTCTTCGGGACCTAGGTATACATAACGCGGAACACCATTTCTACTCGTGCCTCCTTCATTTAACATGTAATATCCGGGAGTTAATTCAACTGGGTTTCTTGAGTTACGGTGACGATGCCTTTTTGGAATAATTTCTTGTTCTTCGTAATCAGGATAGTATAAGGATCCTTCTACAGCCGCAACTATAACATATGATACAATCGCCCAAACAATGGCAAATAGCCATAGTGGGAAATATGTAAAATTATAAGGATCACGGCCTATACCAAATTCTTTCCATCTTCCATCTTCTCGGAACATGTATTGCGGCTTAATCAATAAGATTACAGCAATACCTGTTAAATATAATAACCCTGCGACGATTAACCGCCTCATCTATTATGCTTTTGCGATTATAGTTTACATATATTCACTCATGTTGTAGGTGCTACTGGTTCACTAGGATTGGTTGTAGAAAATGTCTTAACTCTTTCTGACCTTAGTAAACACCGCTCACCACTCTTGCAATGAGCATTAATAGGGTCACAGTGATCATGGTTACCGGTTGAATCATTGTAAGCACTATGTTCGCGTATTTCTGTTAAATTATCATTAACAGTATTTCCGTAAATAGTTGTTAAATTAGTATTAGCAGTCATTCCATAAGCATTTGTTATACGACTATTCTTAATAGCCATTACATACCCATTCTTAACCTGAAAAGGCGCAGTTAATGTTTTTAAATGATTAAAAGGTCCAGTCGTATTCTGAGCACATTGCCATGACGGTAAAACCCAATCACTTAATCCAACCTTTACTTTATTCGCAAGAGTTATTACAACAACATTTGATTGCACAGGATCACATACTTCACCAGCAACTAATAAGCCTGAAAAGTAATGCATCCACCAAATATTACATCTAGGATCTATAATTAATTCAAAGATTTCATGAGAAACTGCTTGAGCTACTGTTGGTAAGGTTAGAGTTGGTTCGTATAATACGACTCCTTTATTCTGTAAAACTGTTTTAGCAAAGACTCTTCCAAACGGAACAGCAGATTGAATATCATGATAGGCAAGAACACCGCTTACATCAGCATTATCGTATATATATATATGGTATGAATTTGCGGGTATAGTAGCAACATTTGTAGGAACATATGATACTCTATAATTTATAACAGACCAATCCTTACAAAAGGTAGGAAGTATCATATTCATAGCAGTTGTCATATAAGATCCATCTGTATCAGTTACTACAGTGCTTCTATTTATAATACTGATTCGAGTATATTTGGGGAAGGTTGGCATTTCTAATATATTATACTTTATTTTCATGATTCTTAAAATATTCATCCTCATTTCTTTCAGAAAAATATTTGAAAATTTGATCTAATAGCATCTTGGGGCATTCAGGAGTTGGAACAAGAAGTCCATCCTTATTATGCATTATATGTAATTTTGGCGAATATTCATTATCAATCAATATCCTCCATCTCTCACCATATTTGCGATTCCTCTTTGTTCCATGAAAATAATGACGTATAACTCCAGGGACATATCCCAAGCGTAAGTTAGACGCACCCTTTTCAAATTCTAAAAGAGAATCTTTATAATCTTGAGTGGTTGCTACATTTACACTTTTAACACCATTTCCAATTATAGAAAATGACATATTATGATCGCCTGCTCCCAAGATACTTCTTTCATAAAGGCCTCCCATTTTCTCATATGCTCGTCTAGTACATGCCCAAGCAAAACCTGGATGCCACATATTTACTCCAGGTAATCCATATTTCGACCCTTTTGAATATTGAAATCCAAAGGATGGAAAGATAGACATGGCATTTTTTGACGCGTCCATATCTACCGCATGACTAAAAAGTTGAATAATGTCTTTAGAGCCATTTAGAACTTTTAGAGCGTCGGAAGCCCATGTAGTACTCTCAAATTCAAGATCGGCATCAATCCAGGCGAATGCTTTCCAATCTTCTGGTAGTAATTTTTTAACACCAAGATTGATCATATTTTCCTTATGCCATAAGGGGATATTGCCTCTTAATTGTAAATGTCTCTTATTTCCCTTTTCTGTAACATAGTATCCCTGATCCCAATAGGCCAGTTCAACTACGTATAAAATGACCGATGTTTCTCTTTCCATTCGCTTAATAAATTCTCTTGCCAAAATATAGCGTCTAGCATATTGACATGGATTTGAAATAACCGCAATTACATGTAATTTATTTTCGATTGGATAATTATTAAGAATTGCCACTCTAGTGGTATCCTCAGAAGGGGGCAAAATATCAATCTCGATTCCATTAATAATAGTCATTCTATTCTATGAATATTATTAATGAATTAAATAAAGACGCAATTTTAGTTATCATCATCAAAGCCATTAATGTCTCCTAGTTCACCATCATCAATATAACCCGCTTCATTCCCTTGTTCCTGAAAATACCCAAGGCCATCTGTTTTTTCTTGAACTTGCCCCTGTCCCTCTGGACCATACCCAGGAAAATCAACAATACCTGCTTGGGCTCTTTGATCTCTTTCAATATCATATCGATCTTTATCATAAGCGTAGATTGCCTTTGTTCCACCTACAGCCCACTCACCTATTCCAAGTTTCATCTGAATCTTTGCGATGTCTTTCTGAGCACGGGGCATATCGGTCATCTTTCTCAAAATATTGGATTTTTCCATTTCATTTCTCTTGGCAATTAGTTCGCGAATTTGCTCAGGAGTTAGACTTAAACTTTCCTCCTTGAAACGATTCACCATATCTGATATGAATTTTGCTGGAAAAAGAGCCTGTTGTTCAACCTGAGAAGATGGGGTTTCAGTATCTAGAGCAATTGGCAATGTATTAGGATCTACAAAATTTGCTAGAGGGGCATATAGACAGAACTTCAAGAAATATTCATATGTTTGTATACCACCTGGAATTTGTAGAGGTCTCAAGATTTCTAAGTGTTCTAAGATAGACCTCGTATGCGCAATAAGAGTTTCCACCTTTGCCTTTAACCATGGTGTTACATCTACCTTATTAAATTTTGTAATATACCCTCTGTGAGCAATTAATAGGGATTCAATATCATCCTTGTGTTGCGAACTGAGTTTCCATGAATCTTTAACTTTTGTTGCGATGAGTTTTCTTGATATAAAATGGCTCAAGGGAACTAGAGCATACGATCGTAAAAATCTTATTACAGAGCCTGCGCCACCTGTTACTAGTTTGTCAAATAATTCATGTTGTGTAGGAGGCATACGTGTCTTTAATTTTTTCTCCATTTCTTCAGCCAGGGTTGAGAAATCTGAAAGGGCTAGAGCAACCTCGACTTCCTTAGCATCTACTGGCAATTTCATCAATTCATTCTGAGTTTTTGCCATTACCACCTTATACCCTTCAGCAGGCTCTGGTTCAATTTCCAATAAAGAAATCCAGTTATCAAGAGGTCCTGGTATCTCATTCTTAAATACAGTCTTAAAAGAGTTTACCCTATGTGTCTGATTTAAGAGATCTTCAAATGTTTCCTTAGTCACTTCAATCCCCTGAGATTCTATTGCTATCAATCCCTCCTCATCTGATAAAAGTGCAGCCTCCTTTGGTAATTTTAGATCACACCACATACAGGTATGTGTTAGACCAAATTCATGACTATATCCTTTCTTATCACCATCATAACACACCTTTAAGAATAATTGGTAATAACTATTCTCAGGAGCATCTGGTAGAGGTCTAGAAATCTGAGATGGTTTCATAGTTGGTTCAGCCCTTGTTATTCTAGGAGGGGCTGGAACACCAGTGCGCTTAGGGAAGGGGGGAAGGCTTTGCTTTGCTGATCCTGTATCCCAAAATTCATCTGCCTTATCAAGTGGTGATAAACAACAGGAGGATTCGCTGAAGACAATTGGCATAGGCATCTTATTCTTCTTTGCTATCATGTTACCCTGTCGAATCCAGAGTTCAGCCCTGTCTTCTACTGAAGCAGCCTCAGGAACAATGATCTTCTCTACAAAATCTTCCTCGTTCATTGAATAAGGTATAGGAGCAAAATTTGTAGGAAGTTCTTCATCAGGCCTACCCTGCCCCCCTGCTGCTCCTAGGACCTTTCTAATATATTCGCGTTTCTGAGATAAAGCCTGTAAGATACTGGGATCCTGTAGAGATGCGCGCATGAGAGGTTCAAATACACTCATGATAGTCTTCTGTCTAACGGAATCATCTGGCTCCTTTTGAAACTGTGTTAGACTCCAGGGTGGTGAATCCTTATTATAGGAAGATATACTTGAGACGACACATTGAATTCCATGGGTTCCACCATCTGGCTCTAGAGGTTGTCCACCAAGACTCTTACAGCCAACTGGGATTCCACGTAAAACAAGATCTGGTTTACGAGATTGGATTAAGATAAGCATATGTACAGCCGTGGCACAAACTAGGACTTGATTAATATACACATCAAAATCTGCTGAGAGTGCTACAACAGTGCCAGTCTTACCTTTTCTTTGTGCCTGTTGAATTTTAACGTAACGATCGCGATCAGGAATTTGCTGAAATAAGCCATAGACACGGTTTACTATTAGAATAAAATCACTCATCTCTAAAGGCGCGAAAAGTCTATCTGCTAACTCTTTAGCGGTATTGTATATGAGTTTCTTAGTCTCATTATCAAATTCCTCTGGATCATCAACATCTCCAAGAGGGCCAATGACATCCTCAATCTGTTCCTGTGTAATAGCATCCTTATCTACTAATTCAGAACGACCCATCATAGGACGACCATTATCATCAAATTCTAGATGAGTATCATATTCTAATTCACTAATAGGCTGCCCACAGTTCCTACAGATATAGTAACCCTGAAATTGCCCACCACCAAAATTTAACTGAATATCCTTATTCAGTGCTGCTACATCTCCAGGCCTTAAGAACTGATAAATTTGTAGAAGTTCATGCATACATAGCAAATTGTGATCACCTACATTACACTTTACCCAATTATCGTGCTTGTGACCTTGAAATGTTATTAAAAATTTGGCCATTAAAGCCAGTCTTTGTTTATCATCTTTTACCTTGCGAATCATAGCGAGGGGTTTCACGTGAGGGCAATTAATAGGCTCAGGGGGCTCACCAGCAAAGGATACACGCTGTTTTTTCAACTGAATCTCATTAAGTGTCTTAAGATATTCATCCCTAGCATATCTCATACGTGACCTTGTTAGAGCCGCCGGCTGATCTGCCAATTGTGCCATGGTGAGTTCAGGGTGATTTCTTAAGATTAAACCAACCATTAATACATCTGAGTTAGCATATCCAGGCATCTGATCCTTGAGTCTCTGCTGTAAATCTTTTAACAAGGGTTCCTCTGCCAACTTTTCAATCATCTGTGTTCCATCAGAAACCATTTGAATTCCCTGAACAGCAGGAGGTTGTGTCACCTGTTGAGAAAGTGCGTCACGCTGAGAAATAATTTCATTTAAGATCTGATTTTGAGTTTCCTTTATGATTTCTTTCAAGGTTTCATGTTGATCAATTGTCCATTCACGATCACGCATTCCCAAAAGAACTTGTAGTGGCCAGAAATCACCCATACCCTCAGCCCTGAGCCCCATTGATTTAATATAATCACGAAGAGGTATATTTCCTAGAGTTCCTCCATCAACACTCACTAAGAATGGTTGTGAGGCTGAAGGAATATCAGTTATCTCTCCAGATTCTTTTAGTATAGATTTCATACTCTTTATTTCCTTTTGACCATCTTGAATATCTGCCACTAGGGATTCATGTCTAAGTGTGGTTAATGAGGAAGCATATGCTAGAGGAAAAAGCACGTAGGATAAAACAGCAGCCTCCTCACCCAATTGTAAGATCTGAGATTTGACCTTGAGTGCCTTCAGGCCACGAACAAGTGACATTGAGACTTCAGAAACATAATCAGATGAAAGATAAGCCTTCTTAACATCTGGTAAATAAGCAGCATATCCTGGAATATTTGCCTCAGGTTCAGGGGGGCTTCTACGAAATACTTCTTCATCCCTCTGAAATGCTACACGATTACCACCAGATTCCTTCCAGGATGTAGCATATTTACTTAAATAAGAATTTAAGAATTGCGTAAATTTTTGACTTGACATCTCAGGAGATGATTCGATATATTCATTTCCATCCCTGATCTTATCTGTGAAAGATTGGATACGCAATCCATCCATCGTATCAGGTTGAGTCTCATCTTCAGCACTCCTGTCATAATAAATTATCTTATCAATTCCAACAACACATCTACTCAATGCTAATAGACGTGTTTCAAGAGCATCAACGAGAGTTTGAATAGTGGAAGGTTTTACACCCTTAGGAGTACCGTCTTCCGATGTTCTAAGAATAGAAGCACGAAGTTGGAAGAATACTTCTGTTAACACCCGTGTTGCCCTCTGCGTTTCTGTCAATTTCTGCATAGCAGGAGTATTGAGTGATAATAAATCAGCATATCCCTCAGATTTCTGAGTCTGATTAGAATAGGTGCGCTCAGATGTAGGGATTTCAATAAGTTGCTCAACTCCTTCATCAGCCGGAGCCTGTAATTCATCATCTAAAAACGCAAAATCCTCATCTTCCTCTTCATCTTCACCTTCTAAGATATCACTAGGAGGCTCCTCTTGATCCTCACTTGCTTCAGCGATAGTGGGTAATTCAACAGGCTGGCGACCACGAATCACACGAAACGGTAGATCCCTAGGAACTCCTTTGAATCCAAAAGGTATCACAATTTCTCCCTCATCCTCATTCTCAATTGTAATTAAATCAGACTCAGGGTCAACTTTGGTAATACGATATTTAGAAAGTGGTTCACCATCTGGTTTGAAAGTCTCTAAATCCTGCCCAACACGGAGGTCGAGAATTTCAACAAGGTCTGCCTTCTTACGTTTCTGTAAAATTTCAACAGATTCAACACCTGACTCTGGATCAAATCCCTCTTCAGTTAACCTGAATTCCTTTACCTGATTCGTCAAACCATCTGGAATAATATGTAACTCATCTTCTGTTCTGTAAATTACTCTCCCTGTTGTCTTATCATACTTACCTCCATAGATACGAATACGGTCACCCAACTCAATCACTGGCTCCTCGGGTTCCTGGATTATATTTTCAGATAACTTTACTTCCTTTGGGCCTTCTTCAGCCATCTATTGTTCAACGACAACAAAAATTGAATGGGCATCGCGCCTTTTATTAAATATACAATGACTTCACCCATGTCTACGCTTTCTACATTCGCATCTTGGATCTCTACTTATAAGACCTGGCCTGAGTTGAAGCAATGGCTTCAGACAACAGAGCCTGGAATTGACATTATTGAGTCGGAGGATAGTGCGTATGTGATTTTGAGAAATAGCAAGGAGAAGGAGGGTGAGGCTGCGATCGCAGAGGATGCTGTGTCAGAAACTGCTCAACTGTGTCGTTCTATAGTATGGGATACCGAGAATAACGTCCCCTGTTGCGTAGCACCTTTCGCAGCCCGTCGTGATCAGAAGACGCCTACAGATGTAGCATTAAGGCTAGAGGATTTTGTGGAAGGTGTAATGATCAACGTCTTTCGGGCTCGCGGTGACGCAGATACTCATGTGACGACTCGTTCCAAGATGGATGCCGAGGGAACCTTTTACTCAGAGCGTTCTTTCCGTGAACTCTTTGAGGAGGCTATGGATGCCAAGAGAACCTCTTTGGATGAGATTGAGAAGTTGATTGGCGCACCCAACGATGACGTGGCTGCGACATTCATTACAATGGTTCTCGCACACCCCGAGCACCGTGTCGTGCGCACTGTAGAGCAGGCGAACCTGTGGGCTGTTTACCGTGGCACGGTGGCAAATGATGGCACGGTGACATTCTACACGGAGGATCTTCCTGTAGCATGGAGGCCCAAGACTTATAGCCTGAACTTCAAGGGTGAGTTTGCTGATCTGAAGACAAAGTTCGAGGAGATTAAGGCGTCTAAACCCTGGTATTGGCAGGGACTCGTTGTTCACCATGGTCTCCAGAGGTGGCGATTCCGTAACTCTGAGCATGATCGTGTGCGTAAGGAGTTGCGTGGCACTGAGTCTAATCCCTTTGGCCGCTTTCTACGATTGCGCTCACAGAAACGTGTTCAGGAGTATCTGCGGATTTACTCAGAGGACAATGAGGCCTTCCAGGGCTTTGAGAGAGATTATCGTCTAGCAACAAAGACTCTGTATACTTGGTATTGTAAGGTTCACAAGGAGCACTCTCTTAGTTTCAAGGGTTTACCAAAGTCAGTCCAGCCTCTCATCTTTGATCTACACAAGTTCTACTTGAATAACTTGCGTCCTAATAATAAGAGCCTCCACATGCTTGAGGTAATTGACTGGATTACTGACTATCTGAAAGGCCAGTATGGTGTGCCTAATATGATCCGATTCTCTAAGGAGACTGAGCAACCTTCAAGCGGTGTGAGTTCTAGACAGGTTGTAAGTGAGGGTAATGACCTACGTGTAACTATTGACATTGATCAGGATGGGACCGGTGGCCCCAATGGAGCAGTAGCACCCTCTAGTCCTTTGACGGATACTGCTGAAGTAGTTCACGCTGTCTAGATTCAATAATCCTGAGAATAGGAATAAATCCTGGATGAGGCTTTGTCTGACGTCTACTAAATTTTAAATGATCGAATGCTGTGAGATATGACCACCCCTTAAAAACCATAAAATACGTAATTACAACTGACACCGATCTACTCATACCAGAAAAACAATGAACAAAAACTTTTTTTCCACTAGATACCCACTCATCTAATTTAGAAGCCCCCTCTAAAAAGTAAGCCATTGTATTTTCATCGGCTTGATCATCTACTAGCGGAACCTTATGTCCAACACGGTCTTTAGAATATGGAAAACCTGCTCTTAAAGAAAATTCTTCAGCACAACATAGAATATGACTAATACTACGCTCATCTAGGAAAAGATCATTACAGACATCACCATATGATCCTACCCAGATTTGTTCAGTAATCTGAGACATCTATATAAGAATATAATAAGGGGTTTAGACTAACTCTTATAATAAATCATTATAAGAAATATTCTTATGTGGAATGTTCTTATTAAATAAATATGGCCACATACGCTCAATAGTCCAAGGGCATACTAAACAATTTCCTCTTGAAGATGTATGATTATTTTGATTTCTGATAACAGTTACAATAGTATTATAATATTCTAAAGGTCTATGTAAAATAGATTCCTTATGAACAATATATTGTGCACCTGGTGAGAATACAAATAATCCTGGAACTTCATTATTAAATAATTTGGAATATGATTCAAATGTCCGAGTATATTCATCATGGCCTTCTACATAATCACCTTTTAACAGTATAGTTTCCTTTGTTTCTTTATTTAGTTCTATTTGTTCATTTACAAATGCAATTGATGGTATTTTTAAATGATCAAAGGGGTGTCCCTGTAGGAAAACAATACGGTCAGGTAGATTATTATAATTATCAATTATATATCTAAGATACGTTTCAGATTCTCTTCCGACATTAGGATAATCTTTACTCTTATCATAGACGATATACGGATAATTTAATTCATTTACCCAGTTAATATCCTCTTTATACTTTGCAACTACTACCATAACACTCATGTTTATAATATAAAGGATATTTTATTTTATTAATAATTAGATGTTAGTAGTGGGGTTATCAGGGGCAAGGCAATTAGCAGATAAAAGACGTTACAGTAATTTATAATTATGTGAATGATATTTGTATTTTAATTAGTAAGACTAATCCCCTGTCCCCAACATGATTTAATCTTAAATAAATCTAAATTTGAATAATACTCAACAATTCGCATTGTTCCAGTTCCATAGTAATCGGTTGGTCCAGTGACTTCTACATTTTGATAATTATATAAAATGAGCGTGGTAGGATCATTCTTAAATACTGTATCTTCTTCTGCTATTGCTATTTCCTTGAATTTATATACAGCATCCTTATCTTTATTTTTTCTAGAAAGTAAAAAATCCTTATTATTGTTTATTATTTTTTGAGAATATATACCAATATTCATTGAAGGAAATGTAGTTAAACTTAGTGAAGTTATATTTTCTAGATTAATATTTTGCAACTTTCTGAAAAAATCTGGTCCAACCTTACATGTATCATGTAAATACAAGTAATGCTGGTCAATTTCATGTGAATATAAATCAACTAGTGTAATTAATCCGGTAATATCAATTGAATTATGGTTTGCCTTAATATATGTGATATTATCCTGTTTTGTTATTTCATACTCGGGTAATTCATAATATCCACCAATAACAATTATGTATTCGTAGGTTTTATATTCACTATATAATTGCATACTCTCCAATAAATGTGCCCTTGCAATACCGGAGTATATATGAGAATTTATAACGATTTTCATCTAATTTATTTAATATTATATACTTTAGATGAATAACGCATTAGTAGTAGGGGCCGGATTATCAGGGGCAACCGTAGCAAGAGAATTAGCAGATAAAGGCTATAAAATAAAAGTAATTGAAAAGAGAAATCATATTGCAGGAAATTGTTATGATTATGTGAATGATATTGGTATTTTAATGAACAAATATGGACCTCATTTATTCCATACAAATTCTGAGAGAGTCTGGAATTATGTTCAGAGATTTAGTGATTGGGTCCCATGGAAACATACTGTTTCAGGATGTATTGACGGAGTATACTTTCCAATCCCAGTTAATATTGATTCTGTAAATACACTCTGTGGGACAAATATACAATCTGAAGATGAAATGAAAGAATGGTTAAATAAAAATACTATTAAATGTGAGAATCCACAGAATTCTGAGGATGTTGGGTTAGCGAGAGTTGGACATGATCTTTATGAAAAGATATTCAAGGGGTATACTTTTAAACAGTGGGATAAATTTCCTAACGAACTTGCGCCCTCTGTCTTAGAAAGAATCCCAGTTCGTACAAACTGGGATCCGTATTATTTTTCAGACAAATACCAAGCCCTCCCTGCTAAAGGTTATACGGCCATGGTTGCCGCTATGTTAGACCATCCCAATATTACAGTTTCTTTAGACACTGAATATAATAAGGAGATGAACTCGCAGTATAAAACAGTATTCTATACTGGGCCTATAGATTCATATTTTTCAGAGGCGGGTTACGATAAATTAGAATACAGGTCATTACGATTTGAAGAAGAAGTCTTAGATATAGACAGATTCCAGCCCCTTGGGCAAGTAAACTATCCTTCTCTAGACCAATCTTTTACACGTATCATAGAATATAAGAACTTCTTAAATCAAGAAGTGCCAGGTAAAACTACCATCGTAAAGGAATACTCAACGGCAGAAGGTGAACCATATTATCCTGTCCCGACAGAGCGTAATCAAGCACTTTATAAAAAATACCAGGAACTTACTTTAAAGGAGGAAAATGTCCATTTTGTAGGACGTCTTGCAAACTACAAGTATTATAATATGGATGCTGCTATTTTGGCAGCGTTAGAATCGTTAGATAATTTTATAGGATAAAGTAGATGGATTTTGTAAGTAGATTAAAATCTAATGCATTTGATACCTTAGATATAACCGATTATACACCTGATATTCATGGCTGGATGGACACCGGATTTTCAGATATAATAAGTAAAATAGTAGATGAACGTGATAGAAATGATATGATTACTGTTATTGAAGTAGGTTCGTGGAAAGGAAAATCATGCGTAACAATTGCAGAAACATTAAAGCGACTAGGATTTACAAATATCAGAATAATTGCAATTGATACATGGTTGGGTGCGCCTGAATTTTGGACATGGGGAATAGATGATCCTACGCGTGGTAAATCATTAAATATAAATAATGGATATCCTAATGTATTTTATACATTTACAAAAAATATTAAATATTTTAACCATAATGATGTTGTTGCCCCATTTCCTATTTCAAGTGCACAAGGAGTAGAAGTATTAAAACACCACAATATTTTAGCAGATATAATTTATGTGGATGCATCTCATGAATATGAACCTGTAAAACAAGATATACTTTCATACTGGCAATTATTAAAAACAGGAGGCACTATGATTGGAGATGATTACCAAGGAGGCTGGCCTGGAGTTATGAAGGCAGTTGATGAATTAAGTAATCTTTACGGAAAAGCAGAAATTTCAGGTGTTGTATGGAAATTTACTAAGTAAAATATTCATTCTAAACTTGGGATCATTATACCATATAAGGGTAATTACAGAATCCAAGCCACGAGCCCCTGAATATATTCTCGTAGTGCGTGATGTCTATAAATAGATTAGGGAAATAGAGATTAATTTTTAATACTACTTTCACTTTTTCCAACATATACTTAAAACATTCTTGCTATTCATTTGTATAAGAATGCCTTCCACCACGGCTATCGGTATTGATTTGGGAACTACATATTCTTGTGTTGGTGTTTGGCAGAATGATCGTGTAGAGATCATTGCAAATGACCAGGGTAATCGCACAACGCCATCCTATGTGGCTTTCACAGCGGATGAGCGTCTCATCGGTGACGCTGCGAAGAGCCAAGCAGCGGCGAATCCCCAGAATACAGTATTTGATGCGAAGCGATTAATTGGACGTAAATTTACAGATGCCTCTGTCAAGTCTGACATGGTTCACTGGCCTTTCACGGTAAAGCCTGGGACTGCGGATAAACCCCTGATTGAGGTAACCTTTAATGGTGAGACTAAGACTTTCAGTGCTGAGGAGATCTCTGCCATGGTTCTTCAAAAGATGAAGGCTACTGCCGAGGCCTATCTAGGATCTAAGGTGACTGATGCGGTTATCACAGTTCCTGCCTACTTCAATGACTCTCAGCGTCAGGCAACAAAGGATGCCGGTCTGATCGCTGGCCTTAATGTTCTTCGTATTATCAACGAGCCTACTGCGGCCGCCTTGGCCTATGGGCTTGATAAGAAGTCTGTAGGTGAGAAGAATGTTTTGATATTCGATTGCGGTGGTGGCACGCATGATTTATCTGTCTTAACCCTCGATGATGGGATTTTTGAGGTTAAGGCAACTGCAGGCGACACTCACCTTGGAGGAGAAGATTTTGATAACGCAGTAGTAGACTGGTGTGTTGCTGAATTCAAGAAGAAGTTCAAGACGGATATTTCATCTAACGCAAAGGCCCTCAGGCGTTTGAGGACGGCTTGTGAGCGTGCTAAGCGCACTTTATCTAGTGCCACCCAAGCAGCCATTGAGGTAGATAGTCTATCAGATGGAAATGACTTCTCAACTACTCTAACTCGTGCCAAGTTTGAGAGTCTCTGCGAGGTGTTTTTCAAGAGGTGTATCGGACCTCTAGATGGCCTATTGAAGGATGCTAAGATGTCTAAGGATAAGATTGATGAGATTGTGATGGTGGGCGGATCCTCTCGTATTCCTAAGATCCGTGAGTTACTAACGTCATACTTTAACGGAAAGAAACTCAATGACTCTGTAAATCCTGATGAGGCTGTTGCGTTTGGAGCAGCAGTTCAGGCCCATATCTTGACGGCCCCTAAGGGGACTCAGGATTCTACTTCTGATATTTTGTTGATGGACGTAGCCCCTCTATCTGTTGGCCTTGAGACTGCTGGTGGTGTCATGACGAAGATCATTACACGAAATACTGCGATTCCTACAAAGAAGACGCAGACCTTCTCTACCTATGCCGACAACCAGCCTGGTGTTTTGATCCAGGTGTTTGAGGGTGAGCGGGCTTTGACGAAGGATAATAATTGCCTAGGTAAGTTCCAGTTGGATGGAATTCCTCCTATGCCTCGCGGAGTTCCTCAGGTGGAGGTTTCTTTTGATGTAGATGCGAATGGTATCTTGAATGTGACTGCCTCTGAGAAGTCTACTGGTAAGTCTCAGAAGATCACTATTACAAATGATAAGGGTCGGTTGAGTAAGGATGATATTGAGCGCATGGTATCTGAGGCATCCTCTTTTGAGGCAGAGGATAAGGCTTATATGGAGAAGATTGAGTCTAAGAATGGACTAGAGTCTTATGTATACAATGTTCGTAATTCTCTGAATGATGAGAAGACTAGGGAGAAGTTGGGGGCTGAGGCGTGTGATGGATATCTAGAGAAGACAAAGACCTATCTAGATTGGCTAGATTCAAATCAGTCTGCTTCTAAGGAGGAGTATGATGCGCAGAAGAAGGCTTCTGAGGCTGATTTCCAACCTTTCTTTATGAAGTTGTATGCTACTGATCCAAGCGCTTCCAATGGGACAAAGGATGCCACGTCTGAGGATGCTCCAGCACCTGGTCCTAAGATTGAGGAGGTGGATTAGACTTTTTAGAAAAAGTCATCAAAATAAAATATATATTATACTATATAAATCTAAAATTATATAGTATAATAGAATGCCACGTAGATCATCTAGTCCTTCTTTTAATGAAAAGAAACCGGTAACAATGCCAATCAGAATAAATGAATACAAGCATTTACCGGCTATTATACCGCATAAGCCCTCTTTTTTACAAACAATGAAGGAGGGAGTTGCCCTAGGTATGGGGAGTTCTATTGGACATCGCATTGTTGGATCTTTTATGGGGCCTATGAATCCTCCTATAAAAGAACATGTTCCAGTGTTAAAAAATATAGAATATGAGAAATGTATGGAAGAACATAATGACAAAGCAGTATGCGAAACTTACAAGTAAAATTGAATTCTATATTCCCATAAACATTAAATACCCTGTATGCAAGTGTGTTGTGTAGTAAAATACTCATCGGATATATATCAAGATCATACAATTAATGAAGTAAACAAGCATACCTCAAAATTAGGTCTTAAATTCACAGCAAGAGAGTATGATTCATGGAATTATTCTAATGACCGTCAAGTCATTAGAAGTCTTCCAGCCTTTCACGTGTATTTTGATTCAATATATATAGATACATTTTATCCAGAGGATAATGTGTCACATTTACTTGAAAGATGGATTGAAGAATATGGTAAATTACAATTAGAACGCAGCCGTTTCATTAAGTCCTGGAAGAGTGTTATATTAAGAAGATGGAAGAGCAAAATAGATTAACCTGCGGCCAATTATTTTATTTTACATGAATCTAGGAAATAGATGCCATGTGCTTGTAAACAAGATCAACCCGATTATCCAATTACAGATAACTGGGGTCCATCACTTTGGACAATCCTTCACGCACTTGCTGAGAAGGGTGGTAAGGCATTTAATCGAGATGATGAAAAAAGACAGTGGATTCTTTTAATTGAAATTATGCCCAAAATGATCCCCTGTCCAAATTGCCGTGAACATGCCCAAGAATGGATTCTTAAAAATCCGATTACGGCTATAAAAAGTTTAGCAAATAATGAAATATATGACTGGTTAACAAATTGGGTCTATGAATTTCATGAAGATGTAAATCGTAGAACTGGCAAACCATCGTTTAACAAAGCACTGCTTGCTCAAACGTATGGTAATGTAGATATAGCCGGGACTTATAAGGCAATGAAACCCTTTATTGAAAGTGCCATTCGTCTCTCTGGAATTACTCTCTTTCCATGGCAAAAATGGTCAAATTATTTAGTCATGCTTAGATCTCTGTATGGTGTCTAAGAAAGAAAGATTTTTAGATAATTCTGGTGATATCTTACTAAGAATTTTTAGAGAAGATGAAAAATCAATATCGAGAATTATAACAAGTCCAGCAAATTGTAGTATATATGCGTCCCAATATTCTATTCCAGGGACTGTATGAAAAAGAAAAAATAAATATAAAAATCCTCCTAATCCTAATTTCAAGACTGTATCAATTATAATCTTTATATCAGGATTTATTATATTCTTTTTTAAGATTACTAGAATTACTTGTAGAATAACTAGAACTCTTAATACTACAAAGAATGCCTGGTATAACTTCATCTATCTTTACTAAGTAACTTTTGCTCTGGACTGCTTCAATGTTCTCTTAACCGCAGCCATGGTCCCTGGCGCTGCTTGTGTTGGTGCTTGCGCTGGTGCGCCACCTGTCCATAGGTGAAGCCATTCTTGAAACATGGCCTTACATCCACGGGCTGAAACAGCCAAGGCAGTGCGAGCACTCATCTCATTTCCATCATCTACACCAATTCTTAGTAGCATTTCATCTTTCAAAGGGTGAGGGATCTTGTATCCCGCAAAAGTAATATGCGGAGACGCATCCCCATCCACATGATTATCTACCATCCATGTCTGAATCATATTTCCAAATGTATGATCCTCACCCCTTATAATAAAGTCAAAGCCTGGCATCTGAGAATCGGATGGAACCACCGTAATAGAATCGGGTAGATCTCCCGTATCTAGACCCGTATATACACTACACATTTTTACTAATCCAATGAGGGCCCTCTCAATAATTGCCCTTGGAGCCATCGTACCAATAGATTCAATCTGGAAATCAAAGCTATTTGGATCACCCTTCTCATCTAACTTGTAAATACGCTGAATTTGCATAGTCTTGAACTCTCTATCAAGATCATTACGCCTTGCCTCATCCTGTTTTAGGCTCTCAGGTTCAACATTTTTATGAGTGACTAACCACTTCTCAAAGTAGGCATTTCGTCGCTCGGTATTTAGATCCAATGTATAACCATAACTTGCCTGGCATGTAGGGATAAATCTAGCATGCTCCTTTCCAGTTCCAACCGTCGCCCTCATCTCAATCTTTAGGGTTGGAGTAAGGGATGATCGCTTACCAGGGAGGGTAGTAATAAGGCAGGTATCGCGTGTAAGAGGATGTGTAACGAAGAAATCCTTTCCAGGAATCTCAACCAAACTCTCAGAAAGATCTGCCGCTTTACGTCTCTCAAATACTTGAATATCAGAAGCCTTGACGTCAAGTGGGTCTGCCCGAGTATTCTCAATATCTATCTTGAAAACATATCGATCAGGATCAAAAGTCTGTGGATCAAACCCGTGAATAGGAAGTAAACTGATTCGGTGAGCAAGGAGTTCATTTGGCTGTGTATTACTATCATTTTGAAATATCTTGATATCTGAATTCTCTACAACAATTCCGGGTGGATCAGAACGGAATGCGACAACTTCAACTTGAGTCATTATAGCACGTCGGAGCGTATTTGCATAAGGATATGACGTATTTGCTAGAGTAAACTGTATCTTTCTTTGTGATACCACCTTAACATCTTCAAATGACATCGCTATATGTACTTAATATATGCTATAACAATCAATTTTTACCGTGGTATAAATAATCTTTTAAAATTTCAAGGATGCGTTAAATTTCTAGATTATGAATAGATATGAACTCTTCTAATTCAGGAATGAATCCTGTTAATAATGCTGTGAAGCCCGTGGACAATAAAGCGAAGTCTGTAGTCGCCCCGGCAACTAATTGGTTGTCTAAGTTATTTGGTTCTAAGCCTGCCAATAATACCGTAACAACAACGGGTGGTCGCCGTAAGATGACAAGGCGCAAGAATCGCAAGAATACCAGGAAGAACAGAAATCGCAAGAATAAGAAGACGCGTAAGCACTAAATGCGTTTTTAGCAATCCTGAATGAAGTCTTAGCAAAATAGAATGTCTCTACGGCAGGGTCAACCTAATAACGTTTGTTTCTACAGCAACAAATGTGATTGGTCAGAAGCTTTTCTAAAGGAACTCGCAAATACCCCTTATAAATCTGAATTCCAATTTGTCTGTGTGGATACAACTCCCCGACAAGAACTTCCTAACTGGCTAAAACAAGTCCCCACCCTTGTAATTCGTAATGATCACGAGCCAATTAAAACAGATTCTGAAGTCCTTAATTGGCTGTATGAGCGTAAGTTAAAGGATACTACAAGAAATCCAGGCTCTGCTCCTAGCCAGATGCCAAGAGGACCAATACCGTCTGATGAACCAGAGGCCTGGAATATCGCAGAAATGGGTGGTAAATTAAGTGAATCTTATGGAAATTTGGTGGAAGGATCCGGTGCTTCTGTTGATAATAGTTCTACAAAAAACTTTGACTTTGGATTCTTAAATGGAAATGCAGCACCTGGAGATCGCACTACTCAGGGTATGGGCGATTCAGGTATGAGACAGGAACCTAGTCGCACAAAGTCTAAAAAGGAAGAAATGTTTGATAGACAAATGGAAGCTTATCAGAAAAATCGTGATACGGGATTACCTCAGAAACGAGGTTCTCCAAATGGTGGGCGTATGTAAAAATGCCTAAACAATTCACAATTAGAAAAGGTAGAGATGTCATTACTCGCTGCTTTTTGTAATCAGATGATTCGTTTTTTTGAGGAATTGGAGGCATCCTATCCTGAGGAGAAGAGTATTTCCATGGGTCTAGAGGCTATAAGGGCTGCTAAGAGGGCAAATCCTAGACTGATCCTTGATATGTTCTACGAATACCTTTATAAACCCGCAAATGATTTAATAATGAATCGCAAGGATGAGGAACTAATTATACTGGCAAGGAAGACAATGACAACTAGATTCAACGAACTTATGCCAACACTTATGATCTTCGATAAGTATTGGCCTACAATGTCTAATACAAATCGTGAAGTGATCTGGAAGTATCTCGAAGTTTTATGTAAGTTGTGTGAGAAGGCGAAGGAGGCGTAAAGAATTCAAAGAACCTCTATATATCTTGTCTAGATGAGTGCCCCTCTAGAGTCAATCTTCCAGACCAAATACGAGGAATTCGCAGCAAGTCTGAAGGATACTTTCCCTGAATTGGCTGAAGTGATAACTGTATCTCTGTCACTCTCCGTTGACAAGAGAGAGAGTGTTTACAAGGAATTGATTCTGCCTGGAGCAGGAAATCCTAAGAGAGATCCAACTGCCACACCTGGAATGGTGCTTCCCGGTGTTTGTATAAATGACCCCATGTGGAATTCATGTAGCGAGAAGACTAAGACTGCCATTAACCAGTTTCTAGGAGTCTTAACATTCTCAGTTGTCATGAAGGATGGCGGGGCTGAGGAGTTTGGGGCAGATGCCTTCAAGACATGGGCAGATACTTTTATGAATGATTGGCGTGGAAAGATGGATCGCAATGAGTTTGATACATTCACCAAGCGATTTGCTGACCTGTTTGGATCAGGTAGCGACAGGCTGCCCCCATTTCCAGAGAAACTCCGTAAGGGCAAGTTAGTAAAGTTAGCAGAGGAGATTGTTCGTGAACTAAAACCTGAGGAGTTTGGTTTAGATCCTGAGACTGTAAGGCAGTGTGAGGAAGACCCTAGTAAGGCATTTGAAGTAATTATGAATTCAACCATGAGAAATCCAGAAAAGTTACAAGGGGCAATGAAGCGAATAATGAAACGTCTACAAGATAAATTTCAAAGGGGGGAATTTAAGCCACAGGAACTAGCAGCCGAGGCCGAAGAGATGATGAAGGAGTTCTCTGAGAACCCGGCATTCGTTGACATGATGGATTCGATGCGAAAAGCATTTAGTTTTGAAGGAAATATGGAAGGTGCCAAGGCTGCTGGTCAAGAACATACTGCTCGTATGAATATTGTAAAGGAACGCCTCCGACGCAAACAAGCAGAGAAGGCGGCGGCAAGGGGATCTACACCTGCTCATGTAAATACTTTTGTTCCAGAGGTTGAAGAGTCTGAGGATTTCCCTTCCATTTTACTAAATAGTAAACAATCGAACAATAAGAAACAGCCTAAGAAGTAGGATGGGCAAGGTTCCTTTATGTACACCAATTTGGTGGGAAGAACCTATGGTTTTAATTTATGATTCATGGCTTGCACAATGGAAGCGTCGCTCAAATACGCACATAACTTGTTTCAGTGAAGGTGTAAATGCTCTAACTAGAACTGGTATTGTAATTATAGTTGTAGCATTTATTTTTTCATTATATAATCATGATATTATAACAATAATGGCTTATTCTATAATCCTGGGACTACTTGTAACATTGCCTGAAATTGTTGATCTAATAAAAGCACCATATATTCAAGAGCAATTTGTGGCAAGAATTACTCCAGATGATCCGTCCAGTCTATCATGGAAAACGCCCCCAGATGGAGAGTCTGAATATACCGAGGGCGCAGATAAGACTTTACCGACTCCTAGGAATCCTTTTATGAATGTGTTAGTCAATGAAATAAAGTATGATCCCTTGAAGCCAGAGGCAACATCTGTAGAAGATCCCAAGGTAAAAGCAACTCTTGATGATTATTTTAGAGTAAATTGGTATTCTGATCCAACAGATGTTTTTGGAAAATCTCAAAATCAGCGTCAATTCATAACAATGCCATCTACTACTGTACCTAATGACAGAGAAAGTTATCAGAATTGGTTATATAAGATACCTGGTAAAACATGTAAAGAGGGCGGTCGCAATGCATGTGTTGGTGGAACGGAAGGATCTGCTATACCATGGCTTAATATCACTAACTAATAGATATATGTCAGTATTTTTAAATAAAATTGTACCATGGAAACCATTACTAGTGTTAATAGTTTCAACTGGTTTAATATACTTATACTTCTATTTTGAGGGATTTTCAAATGCTGGAGAAGCGATTCAAGCAGTTAAGTGTCCAGCAGGATTTTGGTGCCCAGTTTCTTCATCAGGAAGCCAACAATTTAGGTGTCCCGGTGGAACATATGGTGAAAGCACTGGACTAAGTAATCCTGCCTGTTCTGGTTTTTGTAAGGCAGGATGTGTATGTGATGAAGGTTCTACTAATTCTTGTCAGGAACCCTGTCCCGCAGGATATTATTGCGTTCAAGGAACTGGCGGAAGTGTTTCACCAATAATTTGTCCAGTAGGGTATTATTGCCCAGTATCATCAAGTGAGCCAGTTATATGTCCTGAAGGGATGTATTGTCCCGCTGGAACATCGTCTATTTCTTAGGTTGTGTGATCAATATTGGTCCTTTACTGCCCCGGCATTTGAATTGTTTCAAAGTCTTACCTCTAGTTTGTAAAACGGACTTTACACATATTGCTATAGCAGCCTTTTCCCTTGCCGCATTACCTCTGCCAGATCTTAATTTAAGTGTTTTCTTAACCGACTTAATACATCTACAAAAACGATCAGCCTGTTTCATTTTCTATTTATGTGTTATCTTTTTTCCTAAAAGGGAACAGATGGATATCAACCGACTGACAAAAACACGTGATGATCTCTGTGGAATTCAGCAGTATTACACACAATCTTTGGGTCCGGGTAAGTATACCACAACAAACCTAGTCCCTGATGCTCGTAAAGTAAACCCCCTAGCGTCAGAACAGCAACTCATGTATCCTCGCGAGGGATATGGTTTGAATAATATGAACGTAGATTCAGATTCTATGTTACGTAATGAGTCATCTTTCAAGAGTAACCGGTGTCAAATTCGTGCTCAAGCCCGCCCTTTCTTAACGGTTCCCTACATGGCTGGTGGTCGTGGCAACCCAGATGTAGAAAGCAATTTACTACATGCTGAGCAAGTAAAGCAGATGAAAGAGTGTGGGACTGTCACTGAGACACAGTTCGTGGGTGCCTTTACTCCTCTAGTGCCTTCCCTTGCTGATAATATTCAGAATCCCAAGAACTTGATTCCTGAGGTTGCTGCGGCAGGGTGGATGCGTGCTGGAATTCCTAGCAGATCCTATATGAGAGATATAAATTGCTAAAATAGTTCATGTGGAAAGGTAATTTACAGAATTGTATAATTATAGATAAGTGTGAGCGTGGCTCGCTGTTATTTATAAAAATATATATAAATAATATTATAATCGTATGCAATCTACAAAAATATTTTTACTATATAATGACGAAGATATATCTGTATTTAATCATCCCGATATTATACCAGTTAAATTAAATCAAACTGAATATTTTGAAAGTGAATTCTTCCGAATGATAAAACCAGAGAATGTTCCTGATGCAGATAATATTGGAATTATAACTCCGAGTCTGTTTAAAAAATGTAAGGATATAACGCTCGATACTCTATTCAAGATGAGGCCTGATCCTTATATTGTAAAATTATATCCTACGAATGAACCATGTGAGAATAATGCAACTGGGTATCATGGAATATTTTTTATTGTCCTTTGGAGCTGGATACTTGAGCAATATGATATTTCATACTTAAATTTTAATGAATACCCTGTTTTTTTCTCAAACCTCTGGATAACTAGGCGCGATCTTTTCATAGAGTATTTGACTTTTGCTAAAAATACAATGAATCTTATCGATAATGCTCCATTAAGAATAAAAGAAGTTCTAGAAACGAATCCTAATTACAGTCATGCAACAATAAGTACAGACATATTGGAGTTGCGATTTGGAAAATCATATTATCCCTGGCAACCATTCTTGATGGAGCGCCTTATATGCCTCTTTATTCATTTGAAAGAAACCGGACAATGCTAGTTATTCTAAACTCCAAAACGTAGGGTTTAGTAATCATGATGAAAATTATATACAATTGTAGATATGCACGAAGATCCCTTTCAGATATTAAAGCACCCGTTTGAAAGTTCAGAAAATCCTCAAAGGTATTCGGAAACCCCCTACGCGTATGTTCATAAAGAACCTGCCCGACACATGTTAGGACTCGTTGGTGGGAATGCTGTAAGTCTACCCCAAGGTAATATCGTAGATGTTGAATCGGATCTACTTGGATTACATTTTCATTTAACAAAGAGTCCTAGTCGTCAATACCAGCCCCCCCCTCTAAAACAATCAAATATATATCGCAAGTCAAATAAGGGTTATATAAATATAAATGTAGCACCAAGACATTTACCTGAAATTCAGATGTGGCCTTATCAAGCTACGTTTGCACCTATTCCTATGAAAGTAACACAATGTGGAAGCCCAGAGAAATACTAACGCTTTTAAAAAAGCATACCAAAATCTTAAATTATTCCTGTTAATGCTTTTTCTATAAAGCCTTTAGAGGATGACATCCACAAGATCTAAATATGACAATTTTCATCAAGAGGATGACATGAGAATTACATCTTATGCCATCCGTTATCAACTCGATAAGCCAGAACATAACTGCCCTTCATCCTTTCCGGCTGAGCCTACAATTCGCCTTCAGTATTCTGGAGCATCATGGCCTCAAGGACAATGGAGGACAGATATTGAATCTGATCTTAAAAATATTAATCGCCTAGGAACTCGTGTAAAGAATAACTCAATTCAATACGATCCTGAAACAAATAAAATGAACAAACATAAACTTGTAAATGCTGATGACTTAAGTTTAGGAAATACTTCTCAGAGAATAACAAACCCCCCATGTACTCTACGAGCATCTGGGTGGAATCGCTGGGAATACTTGCTCCACGATCCTCAAGATAACTTTGAGACACCGTTCGATTTCTTCATTCCTTCTCGCACACAATCGAAGGATAACTGGGTAAATCAATCATGTTATAAGAAAATACAATTTGCGAATCACAAGGCATAAAGCGTTATAAACCGCAGATATGAAAAACACTACATCATGGTAGTATGGAATTCGCCGCCCTATCGGGATTAATAGCAATTGGAGTTGCTGTTTCACAACTTGCATCAACAACTCCACGTTCTAAAAAGGAAGGTTTTCACAGTCTTGGATTAGGTATCTTACCTCAAAAACTACCTCCCTCGAGTCCAGCAATCCCTGTGCCTAATGAATATTATACGATTGGTATTCAACAGTATCTAACTCAGAATGAAAGTTCACAGGTCTCAGATCTGAATAATCGTATTAATTCTCTGGCTAGCACGGGATCTCCTGATGGAATTCAAGCACTAAAGGCTCAGATTCAGACAATCTTAGAAAAGGCTGCTACAAGAAAGTCACAAACAAGTGGTGATCTTTCAAGGAGGGTGGCATCTAATACTTCCATGGCAGGGACTGAGTTAGACATGATGTATAAAACACCCGGCGGGCAAATGTATCCTTCTGAACCAAATGCTGGCCCTGTATATGGATCCCCTGTTACTTATTCTACCTCCATGCCACCTCTACGCAATCCTACTTCTGGAATGGGCCCTATGCCCGAACCTATTGATTCCTCTACACCAAAGGTTCAAATGGTAAGTTCTGGAGTCGAGGCATCTGCTGCATGGATAAATGGTGATAGTGTTGTGAGTGCCTTGAGTGGACAATCAATTAATTCAAATGAGTTTAAACATAATAACATGCAGCCTTTTTTTGGAGGTAGCATGAAACAAAACATGACATCATCTGTCAATACAAGTAAATTGGATATGTTTACTGGAGCAGGAACAACTCAGATTCAAAAGAAAGAGATCGCACCAATGTTTAATCATAATCAACCCTTTGGCCAACCCTTTGGAAATGAACCAAATACTGAGTTTGTTCGTAGTCGCATTGTTGAACCAGGTCGTCGTAATAATGAGAAACCATTTGAACCTACGCGTGTTGGTCCATCTGTTGGACAGAAAGGAGGTATAAGTGGTCAAGGTGGATTTCAACAGATTGAAGTAAATGAAATTATGAAGCGTGCTATGCCTAACACCGATAAATTACGCGTTGCTTCAAATCCTAAAGTAACTTACAATAATCAAGTAGTCCCTGGTGCTCACTTTATTGGCAATGCTGCCCTTGATTCTGGAGAAGTCAGAAAATACAGGCCTGATACATTCTTCTTAAATGAGAAGGGTGAGCGTAATGGTGTTGCTACAGGTGAAGTAACAAAGGAAATGGTAAGGCCCATACAGGTCTTGAAATACACTACACGTACTGATACCACTGAAGAATTTATTGGGGCACCTGCTTCTCAGGAAGCATTTAAGTCATACGTGGCAGGTGATTACCGAACACCTATGAGCCAACAATATGGTGGTGCTGGATATCGTAACACAGATGCTTCCACATACGGAGCAGGTCCTCGCGATGACTTTGGTGCTTCTTCTATTGAAATTAGGCCTAATGAACGTGAAGGGACACAGGATCGTGTAATGGGCTTGAATTTAGCCCCTGCCGATACGGGACTTGTGGCGGTTCACTATGAAGATGATGCTCGACCAACACGTCGTGGTGAGACTATTGGAAATATTCGCCAGACAGGAACACCGGTAGGCTATGCGGGTGGTGCTCCTTCCATTACAACATGGGATCCTTCTGATGTGGCACGCACAACGATTAAGGAAACAACAATTGATATGAATTATGTAGGTATTTCTGGCCCTGGATCTGGACCTGAGAGATTGAAAGTATATGATCCTAATGATATCGCAAAACCTACTCAGAAATCTCAATTATCTAGGGATAGTCGTATGGCTGGACCTGCCATTTCCGTAAACAAGGATTTCTTATCTCATGAATCTGCCTACAATATGCGCAAGAATGAATCTAAGACATCAGTTGCTAAACTCCGTAACCCCATGGCAGGTAATGGAAATGTTGCTATATTCAAGGGTGAGGTTCATCAGAAAACTAATAGGTTAACAGCGGATGATATTAATGATCGCGCCATGGCTGTAAATCGTGTTCAAGGCTTAACACCTGGCTCAGCAGATTTAGGACGTGTTCAATACAGACTACCACTAAAGCTGGATGTCAGTATGGAGCGTAATATGCAAGTGATGGTCGATGCTGTTGAGAATAATCCTCTCAATCAGTCGTTAAGGAAGAATGCGATTCGTGATTCAATGATCTTAGATGGAAGGCGCGTATAATACTTAAGAGCATAATGAATTATAATACAGAATGCAAACTCGTGGTAAGAGTTATTTAATTGTTGGTCCACCAGGTTGCGGTAAATCCCGATGGATCAGACAAGCAGCAGCAGCAGCAGGACATGTCTTATTTAGATGGAATTGCCGAGATGATCGTGCTTTGAGACAAGGTCGTGAATTGCTTCATGGCCTGGTTCGCACTAGAGAGCCAACTTGGGTGTGGCTTGAAGGGGCTGATGATATAACTCTTGATGCTCAAGCATTTCTTCGCAGAATTCTTGAAACTGCTTCTGCTCAAGTGACATGTGCTTTAGAAGTTCGTAGATTAGAATGCATGGCTGAACCTATTCAATCTAGATGTATTTTAAAAAGGTTAAATCATACATCTGAACCAAGTTACAGACAGAGACTTATTAAAAATGAATGGTCGCAACCTGATGATCCAGTATCTCCCTTAGTAGAAACTCCTAAGAATCTTGATGACTTGAGGACTGTTAGATTAGCAGGTGCAGACCCTTATAGGGTCATGAGACAAATTGTAAAAGGGCATAGATTAGAAAGAGAAGTCTTAAAACGTTCTACTATGGGAATGAGTCCATGGATTCTAAGTGCATGGGTATTGTCACAATAGTTTTAATAATGTTTTATATTGGTTAAGTGTATCAATATATCTCTTTTTAATGAAACGTATACGTTCAATATATTTTGTGTCAATAAAGTTTTCTAGCATTCTGAATAATTCATCAAATGAATCAAAATAATAACTACCCTCTATATAATAATAATCAGCCCTATCTATCCAAAAGTTATCATTTAACGTAGAAGTCAAGTATTCTGGTGGATTCACCCAATAATTACTACCTTTATGAGAACCTGAATTCCAGAGCTCACATAGAAACCTCTTAGTTGGAAAGAAAAGAGGAATTCCGCTAGATATTTGTTCAAAAATAGACATGGTTGAGGCCTCATATGGAATATGAATAATACCCTTGAAATTCATCAGAGTATTCCATTTATAGCCCTTATCTAATGTAGATTTATCAACTATGTATTTATTATAAGGGATATTACCAGAATATAATAAGAACTTCGTATTTTCAGAAAGAGGATCGTATTTCATATCTGTATAAAGACAAAGAGATGGTATTATATTTGTATTTATGGAAGGGTTCGCTAAATTAAAATACGAATTGTCGGCTTTATTATTTGAGATAAAATATAATAGTTTCTTTTCTTGTAATCTCTTAAAACAGTTATTTAGTTCATTAATCATATCTATATTCTTAGTCCAGCAATAGGGCATATCATATCTACAAGAATTTATTACTATTATTGGCTTATTATATTTTTCATAAAGCATTACAAATGAATTAGGATGGCATGCTATAAACCCGTCAAATTGGGATAGAAATGAATCATATTCTTTATGAAACTTATCAATAAGATCTTTATCCATATCTACCCATGTTTCTTGATTAATAATATTTACATCATGTTGTTCTCTATTAAATACGAAACTGTGACCTGATAATGTCCAGTCTGTTATTTCAATATCTGGCATAATTCTATTAAAAATATCCTTAATATCTGCTATAACAGATATATGTAAATCGATATTAAAGAATTGTTTCTTAGAAATTCGTTTATACATTACATTATCTTCAATCATATTCTCGTCAATTCGCTCAATTTCTACGAAATTATTCTTTAACATGAATTCTTTAATTTCACTAGATGTAGGTGTATTTAGATACTTAGAATGAACACCCTCTGGTAGGAATTGTGTATTTATAACTGGCTTTGGTTCTTCCATTATTATATACTTTATATTTTTCAAGTATTCTGTAGAACCCTTTAAAACACTTAATTCATGACCCTGGATATCCATACATAATAAATCGATATGCGGTATAGTATGTTCCGATACTATTGACTGTAATGTTCTTATTAATACATGACCAGTTAATTCTTGAGTATCTTCGAAATCGATACGTTTATGCAAGCTTGATGCACCATCATTATCGCTTGTATATGAGTAAAACGGTAGAACTTCCTCCTTTTCACCTAAACCGTGACAAAATAATGTAATATTTTCATAGTCCTTTAATTTTGATACACACGTCATTAATGTATTTGGATTACATTCAAATGAATATATATGTGATTTATTAAAAACCTTCGATAACATAATACTTTCATCTCCATATCTAGCACCTACCTCAAATATATACGTAAGATCTATACCTTCTAAATGTCTTAAAAACCTTTCATCCCAATACGTAGTCATATAACATATAATATAATATTATTTCTTAAATGCCTATATAACGCGCAAAAGAACGATAATTTTTCTAGGCTAACCATTTAGCATAATGGAAGATTCATCCGCCGCGATTTATAGTGAGGCTAAATCTGAATACACAAAGCAATTAGTATTTAATTTTCAGCCAGTTCTCTTGAGATTCTTCATTGAGCGTTTCAATGAAGCAAAGAATTCACTATCTGTAAGTTCTAAGAGCAAGTCGGCCCTTTCAGAATTTCAGGATTCCTTAAGTCAAATACCTGAATGGAATCTTGATAAGGTGCATTATGAAACTATTAAACTTATTCAAACTATTAATTGTGATTATATTGAAGATCTAATTACTGCTGTATTCATAGCTCATACAAAGATACTTTCTGCTATTCGTCTTCATTCCAAGCCCCGGCGAAAGATCAATATTACCGTGCCCAAGCCTGACCATTTCATGCATAGAACCATGTCAGAATGTAGTCGTCTTTTATGGTCAAATGTCTATCTATTTAGCGATTCTGTTACATCTCTTGATCGCCAGAAAAACATGAATGAGGTAAATCGCTTCTTAGAGGAGGGAATTTTACAAGCTATTCGCAATCTACTTCCTGTTAAGTCTATTTTACGTGATAGTCTACAAGATGATGATGATGACGCCATACAAATTAATAATCAGGAAGAACCTGATAAGGAATCCCCGGTTCCTCCCATTAAAGAAAAGCCTGTAGAATCATTGGAGCCTGAAGTTCCTACTGAACCTGTTAAAGCAGTCATTGAACCCCTGGCAGATTTACCATCAGTTGAACCTTTAGTAAATTTACAACCCGTAGAATTAAAGGATGAAATACCAGAAACTCTTATTATTGATACTGAAAAGTCTGTAGGATTTACTGGTATTGATTCTGTTTTTGGAACAAGTGGGGAGGCAGAATTACGACCCTCATTTGATGAATCAGATGAATTAAAGATCATAGGAGATTTGGAAGAACTTGGTGTAGGTGATATTGAAGAATTAGACGCTGCTCCTTCTATCTTAACACCTCTTGGCGCAGATGACTACGAGTCGTTATAATTTAACGCGCTATCCATGCGTTTTTTTTCTAAATCCCTCGCTCAGAAGTTGTCCAATGTCTCTTGAAGTATTTGTTTGGGCTCTCATAGGTGGACTTATTGTTACAATTCTGGGGGCTGGAAGCGTATATTACCAAAATGAACTACCAACGAATAAACAACTAAGTCGTGATTTCTTGATCGGCGCAGCATTTACTGGATTCTTATATCCTCTTATTCCCGAATCATTTGATGAGATAAAAGGTGTCATCCAATCTACGGCAGGAGATTTACGCAGTAATTTAATACCTACTACTATTTCCGGTTCACTAGAAGATCCTGGAATAAAAATCGGGCCTGCTAACTTTTAATTAGTAATACTAGGTCATACTAAAAGAATTTATTATGTAGATATGAGTCAACTTGCTTCATTAAATACACAATTGAATACTCAGTTCACGCTTCTTGATCAGAATATTCAACGAGCATTTTCTATTATTTCTGCCCAAACTCCTGTAGCAATTGGAAACACTGGATTTACTGGTTGGACTGGTAGTACTGGTTTTACGGGTGCAAATGGATCATCAAGCACTACTGGATCTACAGGAACAACTGGATGGTCTGGAAGAACCGGTTTTACTGGGTTTACTGGTTTTACTGGGATTACTGGAACAGCAGGAACTACTGGAGGAACTGGATCATCTGGTATTACTGGATTTACTGGGGTTACTGGTATTACTGGAGGAACTGGATCGACTGGTCCTACTGGATTTACCGGATTTACCGGATTTACTGGATTTAGTGGGACTACTGGGTGGTCTGGAACTACTGGGTGGACTGGAGCAACTGGGTGGACTGGAGTTACAGGAGCAACTGGAACTACTGGGTGGACTGGAACTACTGGGTGGACTGGGCCACCTGGTAGTGCTGAAAAGACAGGGGCTACTGGAACTACTGGGTGGTCTGGAACTACTGGATGGACTGGACCAGGTGGTAGTGCTGAAAAGACAGGGGCAACTGGAACAACGGGGTGGTCTGGAACTACTGGATTTACTGGATCAAGTGGGTGGACAGGATCGACTGGACTAACTGGAGCAACTGGAATCACTGGCTTCACTGGATCAACTGGATGGACTGGATTCACTGGATTCACTGGATCAACTGGATTTGGATATATCTGGAGAGGTGTGTATAATAGTTCATTAACATATAATCCAAGTGATGTAGTATCAATTAATGGATCGTCGTATATTGTTCAACAGGGTCTTATACCAGCATTTAATACATTTACAATAGCAGGAATTGTTGGAGTAAGTGGGCAGATAAATGGTCCAGCAACTTCTTCAACATTCTATTCACCAACGGGTATAGTAGTAGATACTTCTGGTAATATATATATAGCAGATAGTCCAAATCATTTAATTCGAAAGATATCAAATGGAATAGTAAGTACTATAGCGGGAATTGGTTTTCCATCTTATATAAATGCGATAGGAACATCAGCAGGTTTTAATACACCTTATGGTCTTGCTCTAGATAATTCTGGTAATTTGTTTATAAGTGATAAAGGAAATCATGTAATTCGTAAAATGGTTTTATCGAGCGGATTAGTAAGCACATATGCCGGATCTCTGCCTAGTCTACAAATTCAACCAACGCCTGGTTACAGTGATGGATCTGGAACATTAGCAACATTTAACCAACCCTCTGGATTAGCATTCGATAGCAGCGGCAATTTATATGTGGCAGATACAAATAACAATAAGATTCGATTAATTAGTACATCTACGAATGTAACCACCCTAATTGGCACACAGGCGTCTGGTTACAGCGATGGATTAAATGCCACAGTAGCATTTAATAATCCTATAGGTATTTGCCTAGATTCTATGAATAATATTTATGTGGCAGATACAAAAAATAACGTTATCCGAAAAATCCTTGCGGGAGGTATATCATCTACCACACTTGCTGGAAGTAAATACGCATATGATATAAATGGTAATATAATAGGATCAGGTGGTAAAACTGATGGAACTGGCGCAGGTGCTGCTTTTAACCAACCATATGGTATTGTATGTGATGTAACTGGTAATTTGTATGTAACTGATTTAGGAAATAATTGTGTAAGATTAATATTACCTAGTGGTTTAGTAACAACAATTGCTGGCAATATTGCTTTATCTCCTGATAATTCAGGATCAGTTGATGCGCCTGGATTAACCTCTTCTATATTATCAAGTTTTAAATTACCAGTTGGAATTGCTATAGATACAAATTCAATTCTATATGTAACAGATTCTGGAAATAATACTATAAGAAAATTAACATCAAATGGTGTAAATTCACTAACTTTTAATATTATGGCACAACAAGGTAATTATGGATATACAGGATCCACTGGATTTACCGGACCAGGGCCAAGTTATTCACTCGTTAATCCAACAATACCAACAATTGATTATAATGCTGGTAATATATTTTTTATTATATCTTCTGCAGCAAGATTTTCAATAAATATAATTAATCTACCTATTGTTAGGTCATCAATTGAAATAAAACTAATATTAAATCAAACAACTATACCTGGTTATGCAAATATTATAACTACCGGCCTTACTTCGCCATTAAATTCGTCTTTATGGCTTAATGGCTTATTACCCACCCCTGGAACTAATACTGATATTCAAACTATCCGATTATATTCGCCAAATGGATCTATATGGAATGCCTTGAATATATATGAGAAGTATGCGTAAATAAAATATAGAATACTAGTAATGAGTAAAAAGTGGGATGATGAATTAGCCTATAAAAAATGGTTAGAAAAGGTAAATAAACATCGTAGTAGGAAAAGAAAAGATAATCCCGAAACTGATTTATGCGATGCTGAAAGAGGATTTTGTTCAGGTCATAAGCAGATCCCTCGTAAACTAATGCCCCAGATATATAATGTAAAGAAATTCGCTAAAACAGTTAAAAGGAAATATGGAATAGGTTCACATATGGAAATGGTGCGCCCAGACTCATTAACGCCTTCTCAAGAAGAAATTAAAAAGTCTGTGGTTAAAAAAATTGGTGAAGCGATGGAATCTGGTAAATACAAGGAAGCCCCTATCGTTATATCTAAAAATAAATATGTAATCGATGGTCATCATAGATGGGCTGCTAGAAAGAAATATGCTCCTACCAAAAAAATTAGAGCCCTAGTAGTCCATAGAAAAGAAATGGATGTTCTAGGGATCGCTGCAGCAGAGGGTCAACCTAGAGAGTCCTTTTAGTCCTGTTCTTATTCTTACGAGTTTTCTTAAATTTCCTTAGAGATTTACGAGAACCACCTCTTCTTGGAACAGGGCCACTTATTGAATATTTGTTTCTACCAACAAATTGGCGACCCGCTTCGACACCAATTGGTCCATGATATACTGTATTTATATATTTTGAGAGATCTGTAAGAGATTTTCCTATTAACTGCGACCAGTTAAAATCTGCAGCAGATTGTAATCCATAAATATGTTCAATTGTTTCTCTATCAACTTGTACACCAGCCTTTGGATTTGTTGGAATAATTGTTCCACAAACTGGAAAAATAACAATTTTTAGCCCTGGAATTCCCTGATTGGAAATATGAGAAAACATACTTTCATATGTTTCATATGTATCTTCATCAATCCATGCATTCGCTTTCATTGATTTGGGGTCATGGCTACCATAAGATTCTTCTATAAGGCGTCTGTGAACTGGTTCTAAAACACGCACAGGTTCTCTACCAACATCATGTCGAGTAAATACCATATGTTTTCCATAATCAGAAGCTCTAGCCCCCTCAGTTATTGAAACACCACTTTGATAATGAAACCCACGCCTCCTTCCAGTTTCCTCTTGTAAAAACCTATTAGGAGCAATACTTCCAGGTAAATATATGTGACATGAACTAAAAGCCTTTGCACGCCGTTGTTGAACATCTGGTGTATCATCATCTGGAGGATTTCCACTCAAATATTGTAATAAACGAGGGCGATCTGAAAGAAGAGGTGTAATAGCCTCTTTAAATTTTACAAAATAACAACTCTCCCCTATATTTGATGTTTCTATAATAAGCATATCATCTGGAACTCTTACTTCTATAGGGACAGTTCCATCAGCATATTTTTTCATGATATATGAGCCATGTAGAGATATATAATATATTGGAGAAGAATCGATACCTGGTAAACTTTCTGTTAAAGGCCTTAGTCTCGCCATGTCTATTTTAATAATATATAAAAATAGGTATGGAGTGTTGTTCCCCTGATGTTGGCGATTGCCAGAAATGTCATCCTGAACTCTGGATACAAAAGGGCTCTAGTTATACTTCATGGATTTCTAAAGAGTTTAGTGGAAGTCTAGTGAAAGGGTATAGTCGACGGGTAGGGTCAAAGGGTATGGCGAAGCCAAGCCCCTTTAACAGAACAAGGAGTAAATCTTCTCGCCCTCGGGTAACTCGGAAGAAACGAATTTATTAAAGGGAGCCTTATCTAATTGTTCCCTAGGAACCGCATTCTTAACCTTCTGCGCGATTACACGATATAAATCAAAACCGGGATATCTCTCTGATTGATCAGCCTCCCACAATACATTACGTCCATCATCATCTATTAACCACGACCACATAACATTAAAGAGTTCTGATACAGTTTCTTTCTGAACCCTGCCCTCCTCTGAACTTAATACTGCCCCCCCGTCCTTATTAGGGGGAGGGTTCTCTAGAAAGAGAATCTCTAGAATACTTACTGAAAGACGGCATAAATCAAAGGATGCATTTGGATAAGCACGGGGTTCCTTAGGGTCATAGAGAGGTCCAAAATTATACTGAGTTCCTGCTTCATTATCAGGCCAATAGTCATCACTAATACACAAGGTATCATTATGTGTGTAAATAGCACGACCAAAATCTATAATACGAAAGAGTTTTCCATAGGTTGGCACCTTCCAGTTACGTCCATCTTTTGTCTTGTAATATATGAATTCTTTATCAGTTGGAACCCATAAGATATTATTACTATGGAGATCATTATGTGTCATCGCCCATAGACTCTGAATCTGGCAAAGTGCTGCAATCACCTGGAATATCCAGGCCGTCCATCTTTGCTCCCATTCAGGAGTGCCAATTTTTACGTCCATATCTGGATTTTCAGGATCTAACAAGGAATCCATTGTATCCTTGTTAGACTCTAAAAACATGAGCATCGTTGGAAATTCTGGTAAAACAGCAAAGAACTTGTAATCTTTTCCTAATTCATCAGATCCCTCTGATTCTTCAGACTCCTCAGATGCCGTTGAAATAGAGGCAGAATGTAGGCTCCCAGCACCTTCAGATTTATAATCTCCCACTTCAAGTTCTGAAAGATCAGACTCCTCATCTGAAGACCAATCTGAGGAATCCTCAGGTATTTCAATTAATGGATCATCTGCTGGAAGAGGAGTATTGCCATCAAATCCTACAAGTTTAAAAACAGATTCCTTTTGTTTCTTCCAAAACCATGAATCAAAACGAATTTCTGAGAAATCCTCGGTGATATTGTAATAATATTCTTTGGCAATTGCCAAGTATGCTCCATAGAATAATGAGAAATGAGGGGAATGGTCTGCCTCTCTGAATTTACTTAACATGTAACATGCTACGGCATCAACGTATGCCTGATTATGAGGATCGTGAATTTTACTATATACTTTCGCAGACTTCTTGCCAGGGGCAGGAAGTGCTGGATGTTGTGACATAGGATAATCGCCCTGGATCATCTTGTAAGCATCAAGCAAGTGAGTAATCTTACAAAATCCTGAAATATCCATTACTTCACTAGTAGCATTGGAATCCTTGAAAGCACGAACATGTCCATTAAAGGGGCCTGACCTCTGAGGAACATCTCCGACAATTTTCTCGAGATGCCATTTATGATCAAACCTCAAAAATGGACTATATTTATTTGATTTACCAAATCGAATCATGCCGGGATAGGTGGTTTGAAGTGGTTTAAATCTAGTTTCAAGTGCGGCTTGAAATTCAGGAGTTGGTTTGACTTCCCAGATTGCTGGAGATGGTAAATTTACCGTCTGAAGGGATGGATAGGGTGAAGACATTACTTTAGGACAGATACCACATTATGAAAGAAGACGCATTGATGCGCTGAAGAATTAGTGAGTAAAAATAGTTTACTATTAGTTCCGATGGCTGCTTCTGCTGCGATGAATCTTCAATTGAAGAAATTCAGTATGTCACAAATTCCTGAGGATGCCGTTTGTATTTTTATAGGTCGTCGTAGAACTGGTAAGTCAACTTTAGTTCGTGACGTATTATTTCATCACAAGACACTCCCTTTAGGGACAGTGATAAGTGGTACCGAGGAATCCAATGATTTCTACAAAAAAATGGTGCCTCCTCTATTCATTCATGGTGCCTATTCACCTGTAATTGTTCAGAACTATGTAAACAGACAAAAAATGATCATGAAAAAGATTATGACAGAACAAGGTAATGGAGGACAATCAAGGATAGACCCCCGGTCATTCTTAATTCTAGATGATTGTCTCTATGATGATACTTGGACACGTGATTTGAATATTCGCTATCTCTTCTTGAATGGACGTTGGGTGAAGGTGTTTTTCCTGATTACTATGCAATACCCTCTTGGAGTTCCTCCTGTTTTAAGAACAAATGTAGACTATGTATTTATCTTGCGTGAGCCCTATTTGAATAATCGTAAGCGTATCTATGAAAACTATGGGTCAGCCTTTCCCTCTTTCGAATTCTTCTGCCAAGTTATGGATCAATGTACTCAGAATTACGAGTGTCTAGTTGTAAGCAACAACACACAAAGCAATAAGTTGGAAGATATTATCTTTTGGTATAAGGCTGAACTTCACGGAGATTTTCGTATCGGAGATCCTCGTTTCTGGGAACACAGTGCAGCCAATTACATTGAGGCTGAGACAGCTGAGACAAATCGTTATGACCCTAGTGCTAATCAGAGGCTCAAGGGTCCCCAGATTACGATTAGAAAGCAGAACTAAGATTAAGTCCACTCAATTGTTATATAAGTGAATTGAGGATCATTGTAAATAACAGAATCTATATATTTTTCTTTTATAATTTTAACTATTAATGGAACTGCTGCGATTAAGACTATTCTATAATTTATGGTTGATAAGTTATACGTTAATTTTGATAATATAATACTTGGAGAAATCTCAAGTGGATATAAATGCTTAGTCTGGCCTGTATTATTTATTAGAATCTGGATTATATTATTCATAAATCCCTCGACATGGTAATTTACTACTATTTCAAGGAGTTCCTGAAACTTTATTTGTTCATATATATTTACAAGTGCAGTCCTTTGTTTTAAGAGTGATCTAGTTATTATAGTTGGCTCACTATTTTTCGCACCAGTTGACCCTAAGTTAAAATATGTATATGGGGGCGTTGTGTAACCTGTAAAACCAGTATCCCCCCTGGCAGAAACTCTACCTGGCGGACCAGTCTCACCCTTTAAACCAGTTGGTCCAGTAACCCCAGTTGGTCCAGTAAATCCGGTAATTCCTCTATCTCCAGTAAATCCAGTAAATCCAGTAAATCCAGTCCATCCAGTTGATCCTGACCAACCTGTTGTTCCTGTAGGTCCAGTAGTTCCTGAAGGTCCAGTAAATCCAGTCCATCCAGTTGATCCTGACCAACCTGTTGTTCCTGTAGGTCCAGTAGTTCCTGAAGGTCCAGTAAATCCAGTATCTCCAGTTGATCCTGACCAACCTGTTGTTCCTGTAGGTCCAGTAGTTCCTGAAGGCCCAGTAAATCCAGTTACTCCAGTTGATCCTGACCAACCTGTTGTTCCTGAAGATCCAGTAGTTCCTGAAGATCCAGTAAATCCAGTTACTCCAGTTGATCCTGACCAACCTGTTGTTCCTGAAGATCCAGTAGTTCCTGAAGGTCCAGTAAATCCAGTCCATCCAGTTGATCCTGACCAACCTGTTGTTCCTTCTGTTCCAGTCCACCCAGTAAATCCAGTCCATCCTGTAGTTCCAGTCCATCCTGTTGTTCCTGGAGATCCAGTAACACCAGTCCACCCAGTAAATCCAGTCCATCCTGTAGTTCCAGTCCATCCTGTTGTTCCTGGAGATCCAGTAACACCAGTCCACCCAGTAAATCCAGTCCACCCAGTTGTTCCTGTAAAACCAGTATTACCCATTGGAGATACATTGTTAGTAAAAGGTAAGACTGATTGAGAACAAATGACACCGTAGCCAAATCCATTTTGATTATATAATGCGTTAAGGCTAGGAATAGGTAACCAATTTATTCCATCAGCACTATATAAAGCTCTAGCAGCCCCATTTCTATTAGTAGCAGGTATTGTCATAAAATTCATACCATTATATGTTACAGAATTATATTGTATTCCACTAATATTTTGAGCATGATTTGCATAATTCCAACTAATTCCATCCTTACTATAAAAAATCTGGGAACTATTATTAGGAATATTTCCAGGAGTTCCTCCAACATTTCCAACTGCAACCCAAACATCGCCGTTCGTACATATACTATTAATAAACGTTGCGTTTTCCCCAGCTTTTATTAAATTATTTAATGATATAGACGGTTTCCATAACTTACCATCATAACTATAAAAACTAGGGTAGTATTTTAATCGATCAGTATTAGCTCCAGAAACATATATTGATCCATTATATGCTATTGTAAAAAATTGATTCGGGGTCCCAGCTACAGGAAGATTAGATTGAAGTGACCAATTTATACCATCAGTAGTATAATAAAATGTGCTAAAAGTTCCTACTATAAATCTGCCCTCGGCATAAATAATAGAAAGTGGACTACCAAAAGGTGGGGCAGATGGACTTATTACTAAAGACCATTTAAGTCCATCTTTACTGAGAAATATTCCGTTGTCCGCAGTAAGTAATATCCATAAAGAATTTCCCCAGGCTAATCCTACACATCGAGCACTAGGTGAAGGAAGGCCATCGTATACTGCGCTCCAAATTATTCCATCAATACTTCTAGCCAGAAGAACATTATTATCACCTCGAGAACCTGCTAACCAATATTGTCCATTATAAGCAATTACGGTTACAGTTCCATTAGTGAATGCTTGAACAGGACACCTTGTCCAATTATTAATACCATCAAAACTGTATGATAATGTGCTACCTGGTAGATTACCGCTGACAACTGTAAATGGTTTATATACTGTAACACTAGATGTATATGTAGGCGCATTTACAAGGATCGGATTTATAATTGGTAAGACTACTTTTGATGCTAATACTGTAGCACCATATGGAAAAAGTATATTTGCTGAAGCAATTGGAGTCCATTGAATCCCATCGGGGCTATATACTGTATTAAAGTTACTATCATTATCAGGAGCAGCATCATTTCTAGAACTTGCTATAAAATATGTTCCATTAAATGTTACTGAAGCTGGATACTCGAATAGACCAGTTCTTAAAGGTAAAGTCCATGAAATACCATTTGGGCTATATAATACACTATTAGTTCTACTTGTGCCTGGACCTGCACAGGCTAGAATCCAACTTGTACCATTTGTGGCAAAATCAGTAACTACAGTAAATTGTCCACTTGGTAAAATACTTTGAGGGAAACTTGTACCAATCCAGGTTAATCCATCATAACTATAATAAACAGGAAATGGAGAGCTGTCACTAGTTCCTAGTAAATAAATATCTCCATTATATGCGAGTTTATTAATTCTTCGTATATTTAAATCTAATATGTTTGTTGGTGTAGACCATGATGATCCATTTGTAGTATAATAAATACTATGATTTGAACTATTATTAACCGTAGTTCCAGAGCGTGCAGCATTACCAGATACTAAAAAATTACCATTTGCGTATATTACTTGATAAGCAAACCCACTATTACCTGATACTGGTCCACCAGTTACTGTTGTCCAATTTACGCCATCTGTACTTGTATAAAGAAATACATCTATTATTGCCATCCACATAGAATTACCCCATGCAAATGATTTTACAGAGGAGCCTGGAGATATTGGAAGTCCATTTGTTACTCTAGTCCAATTTATACCATTAAAACTTCTAGCCATAATAGCACCATTTCCAGGATTTCTTGAGCCTGCTAGCCAATATTGCCCATTATAAGAAAGTGCACTAGGCGTTACATTAAAAGGATTTATTGTATCTGTCCATGATCCATTACCATCAGGGCTAAAAGCAAGAAACTTATTTAAGCCGTTAGTATTGTAGACAGCGGCTACTGTAAAATTATTGAATTTAGTTACTACATTTGAAGAACTTCCTGGGCCTGTCGATCCCGTAGAACCCGTTGGACCTTGAGACATTCTATAGTTTACATGAAAATATATTGTTTAAGAGTATCACAGTATTAATAGATCTGATAGACGCCATTTTTCAAAAGTTCCATCTGGCATAGGCCTCTTAATAATAAATGGTAGACGTCGGGCTTCTAATTCCATTTTGGCAATCTCTCTCAAATCAGTCACATGTGCCGGCACTGCTATGAATGCCCTAGCACCTTGACTCAACTGATTTGTTCTAAATCCTAGAACCTTTGTCTTCTCAAACTGGGTCAAGAAAGGTACACTGCGGTGTTTAGCGTCAGATTGACCATCAGCATTTACAAAGGAGGGGGGTACATTTGTTAATTGAATATCCATTGCTACAGATTCAATTGTATCAATGCGAGCCTCGGGGTGAAACCTCATAAGTTCATTTCCCAAATCCCTCTTCTGGGTATCCTCTAGTAGAGCACCATCATCGGCCAAATCCAAATCCTCTTCATATTGATCTTCATAATCTCCTTCGTCGTCAGCCATACTGGTTTCTGTTAAGGTTAGGCATTCATTTTTTAGGTCAAAACAACTTACAGGACCTAAACTTGAATGTTACTTATTTATACTATAGGCATGGCCACGGGATTAGTTGATGAGAATAGTTATGTTGTTAGTGATAATGGGTATGAGGTAAAGGAGTGCCCTACCTTCGATGAGATGGATCTACCTGAGAAATTACTAAGAGGCATTTATGCCTATGGATTTGAGAAACCTTCTAAAATTCAGCAAAAGGGTATTGTACCAATTGCGAAAGGATACGATTTACTTGCGCAAGCGCAATCTGGAACCGGAAAAACAGGAACTTTCACAATTGGTAGCCTTGTGCGTGTAGACCCCGCAGTAAAAGCGGTTCAGGTTCTCTGCCTTGCTCCTACAAGAGAACTAGCCCAGCAGATTGAGATTGTAGCATCTGCCCTTGGCTCTTTTCTCGGAATTAAGACATATGCTGCCATGGGGAAAACTCCTGTGCGAGATGATATCCGTTGTCTAGATCGTGGAGTACATTTCCTCATCGGCACGCCGGGACGTATTTATGACCTAATGAATCGTCGTGCTTTTAGCACCGATAATATTAAGGTAATCATTATTGATGAGGCTGATCAGATGCTAGAGGATCGTTTCAGAGAGCAACTAACATGTATCTTGAGTCTAGGATTTCCTTCTAGTGCGAGATGTGCTCTCTTTAGTGCTACCATGAATCCTGATGTAGTTGAATTCGCCAACAAATTACTTGATAAGCCTGTTCGTATTCTTATTGCTCCTGAAGAAGTCAACTTGAAGGGTATCAATCAATATGCCTTGGCCCTAGATCGTGAGGACTGGAAGTTTGATGTTTTGCTAGATCTTTACAAGAATCTGAATATTAGTCAGGCGCTCATTTATTGTAATAAGAGACAGAAGGCTGAGATGCTTTCTGAGAAGATGACACATGCTGGATTCCCAATTACATGTATCCATGGTGACATGGAGGTGCGTGATCGGATGGAGCGTATGTCAGCCTTTAGAAAGGGTGAGACTCGTGTTTTGATTAGCACTGATTTGCTTGCCCGTGGAATTGATGTTCAACAGGTAAGCCTTGTTATTAATTATGAGTTGCCAACTCAGATGGATAACTATATTCACCGAATTGGTCGTTCTGGTCGTTATGGTCGCAAGGGGACTGCAATTAATCTGCTTTGTGGCGACGAGATTAGAATGATGGAGGAATTAAAGAGTCATTATTCCATTACCGTTGATAGTTTGCCAGAGGATTTGAGTCAGATTGAATTAGTCTAATCCCTCGGTTGATTTGGAGAAGGTGAAGCCGGTGTTGAAACAGGTCTACTACGAATATCATGACGACATATGGGGCAAAAAACAGAACGTTCTAAAAACCAATTATCAACACATGTGCCATGAAATTCATGTCTACATGTGTTTAACCTCCTTACTTGATCACCTTGTTTCATACGATCCTGACATATAGAACAATTTTCTTCTAAATCTGCCAGGAGTGTTCTGACAGATGAACCTGAATTTATTATATCTTGAGAAGCACTGACAATAACATCCTGGAAAAGCCCACGAGCCCTTTGAACCGGTGTAGAAGGAATTATCATATTTCTTAAAAATGGTAATAATTCTGCTAAATCTCCAAATTCAACTTCTACCTCACTCGCCCTAGGTCTAATTGTAGGAGGGTTACTAACAAATATATTCTGAGGAATCTGAGAAGAATATTGCCTTCTTCCAACATCAAAGAGATTAAATCTTGCTCTAGCAGTCTGCTGAATATAAGCAAGTAAATCTGGGACTGAGCGAAATCTATGAGGTTCATAAAGAATAGAAGGTAGGTAATTATGTAAATCATCGAAGAGTCCAACTCCGTAGACTTTTTCGTATTGGGAATTCATACTAGTAGTTTAAGTAAAAATTGAAACTGAAAAAATACTCACTTGAACTATCAAGTATGCAGCCACCAGATAATCCCCTAAAAGGCCAAGTAGGTTTGGCAAATCTAGGAAATACATGTTATCTGAATTCTGCCATTCAAGCACTGAGGCATGTGCCTGACTTAACTGTGTTCTTTAACAAGAAATCAGACCAGTGGATTCACAAGGACGAGAAAAAGGAATCAAACCTGTGTCGAGCATACAAGGATCTTGTTGTAAATCTCTGGACAGGTACTGGTCCTAGATGTGTATTAAAGCCTGCCGGATTTCTTCACCATTTCAGAGAGTCATTGAAGGAATGTCCTACTTATGAGCACATGATAACTCCTGAACCACATGATAGTCAAGAGGCTCTCACCTTCCTCCTCGATCAACTTCATGAGGGTATGAAGAAACCTCTTCAGATAAATGTGGTGGCAGATAAGGATTCTCCGACATACAAGGCGCTCACAGCGTGGAAGGAACAGGTTGCTCCTAATTACTCTCCCATTGTTGACTACTTCTTTGGACTCATGGAAGTCTCAGTAACATGTAAGGGTTGTTCAAATGTGAGTTGTCGCTATGAGCCATTTAATATGCTGAAGGTTGGATTTCCTAATCCCATGTCATCAAGTTTAGAAGAATGTATCGATTATGAGTTTCAGCCAGAGGATCTCGATGAGTATCAATGTGATATCTGTTCTCCAGATGTTCCTAAGGATCAAGTGAAGGCTAAGAGACACCCTGGGTCTGTTCAAAGGCGTATATGGAGGCTTCCCCAGAATTTGATCCTTGTTCTCAAGAGATTTAATCCAAACGGGACAAAGTGTAATTCTGATTTCAAGGCAGAGGCTGGGCAAGTATTCACAAAGTGGTTCTCTAAGGAGAGTCCTGAAGCAAGTCGTCTAGCAAACTATCGTCTCCAATCCACAATTGATCACCATGGTTCTGCCAATGGTGGTCATTACGTAGCCCAAGTAAGAAGTCCAATTACAGAAAAATGGAATATCTACGATGATGAGAATGTTGCTCTAATCAAGGATGGATCTAGTCCATTCCTAGGAAGACAGTCTTATGTATTATTCTACAGAAAACAATAAGTATAATTAGATGCTATCAACACGAAGAAGAAACCAAGTAAAAGTATATAATGAAGGTCCATCTAGATTAAACTTAAATAGTGTAAGAAGGAATCTTCATAGACAAGAAGGTTTACCACCCGGTTACCAACGTCTTGTTTTTCCCACGGTGAATGGAACTGCCAGTGCCCCATTAGTTTTACCAAATGAAGGGGTTTCTAATATGTCAAGCATTTCCACGGATCCAGTGGAAGATGCGGCTGTAAAACTCTTATTAGGAGTTCTTCTACCTGAATTAAATACAGAAGAACGTGGATTACCTGTATCTAATAATTCTAATATGAATAACTTACTAAATAAATTCAGTAAGTTAAAGGTATCAAATGCTCCTAAGAGTCGTGTAACTAATAAATATGCTACGCAGTTAGTTGAATCTAAACCTGTAATAGCTAAACCTACATTTAAGTTACAAGAACCAACGAATGAAAATATGAATAATTTACTAAATAAATTTACTAAATTAAAAGTCTCGAATGGCTCTAAGCCTTTTAATGGTTCCAAGAAAAGAGGTAGAAATTATGCTCAAGAACTACAAAAATATAATACAGTTCAAAAAAATAACAATAATGCTATGAGTTTCTACAGTGCTGTTAGTAATAATAATGCTATGAGTTTTCACAGTGCGATTAGTAATAATGACCAAGAAGACTTTGATTTCCAACTAGAAACCTTATTAGACGAACATGTCCCACTTGTTTCTGATGATCCTAGGAATTTTTTAATGATTTTAGCTAAACAAATTCTTTCAGCCATAAGGATTGGTGGTCAAACAGTTGAATCTATGCAAGAGCAAATCGGAATATTTCTTAAATACGCAAGAGGGCTGTTACCTGCTCAAGAGGCACGTGCGCTTGTAGGAAATACCTATGAAACACTTATTAAGGCTATTAATTTATGCTTATCATATTTAAATTTCCTACCTACAAGAGAAACTATTTTCGTATTGGGTTCCGTAATTTACGAATTGTCAATGAATACAACTTCATCTATAAAATCACATGCGGCATTTGCTATTCAAGCCGCTGGACGCGTCTTACACAGGGCAAGGGCTGCTGCCGCACCTCTAGATAAGGCAGTATCTGTTGTATATGCTGCCACCGTAGGTGCTCTAGATAGCGTAGGTAATACAGTAGCTACGAGTGTAAGAAATGGATCGTTATATGTTACCAGGGTTGCACAAAATGTTTCTAAAACTACAACTGAAGCAGGAGAACGTTTACGCCAGGAAGCTCTTAAGAAGATGATTGAGCTTGCGAATAATGTTATTAGTGTGGCTGGTAATGTGGGTGGCGTAGTAGGTGAAAAGATTAAAGTATTGGTAAGTGCAGTAGCAAGTAACTCTTTATCCCTACTAAGAATTGCTTTTAATGAATTACTTTCACTCGGATCTAGTGTAGGAAAAGCTGCACTTGGATATCTCAGCGAAGGTATTAAAATATTATCAACCAAACTAATGGAAATCACCTCAAGTGCAATGAATGCAGCAGGAGAAGGTGCAATGTATCTAGGTGAAGAAGGTAAGAAGGCCTTACAAGAAGTATCAAATCGGGCGGTAGCAGGTATGGTATATGTTGGACAAGAAGGTGCCATTCTAGCAGAGCAAGCGTCTGTTGCTCTAGGGAAGGCTGCTATTAAGGCTGTAGAAGTAGGAACTGAAAAACTTCAAGAAGCTGCCGTTGTAGCAGCAGGAGCAGCAAAAGATGTAGGAGTCGAATTGGCAAAGGTTTCAGCAACTGTAGCAACTGCCGCAGGTAAAGTGGCAAAAGAATTTCTTCAGGAAGCATCCGTTGTGGCAGCAAATGCAGCAAGTGCCACAGTAGAGGCTGGGAAGGAGAGGGCTGCCATATTACTAAGGGGTGGTGTAGATCTAGCAGGACAGGCCTTAGAACAAGGTGGAATCTTAGCAGCAAGGGGTGCTCAAGAATTATCCACTAGAGGACTTGAACTAGCAAGGGTTCTTCTTGAAAATGGTGAGGTAGCACTAAGTAATAGTGTTGAGGTTGGAGGAAGATTATTAGCCAGAACTGCTGAAGCAACCGCAACTGCGGCAGTAACAGTAGGGATCACTGCTGCGGGTGGTGTATATAGAGCCACAACTTATACTGCTGGATTTATTTACGGAGCACTAGGTGATGCTGTAACCATGTTACCTTCTTTAGGAAGTATATTTTCAAGTAGCGGACAATATGTAAGACAACGGAATTCAGCACTCCTTGAATTACAAGAGGAGGCATCTAGATTTTCAGATGATTCCTTTGAATTACCCTATGGTCAAAGAAGGGGTGAATATTTTTCGCGTGGATATAGAGGTGGTTATACTAGGAAAATACGTAGGAGAAAAAACAAGTCTAGATACTAGGAAATGCGCTGTAACCCGTCTGCTCGCTGGGGTCCCGGAACGACAACAGAAAGGCCATGTAATACTGAATCAGCAAGGGATATTAGGGCAAAAATGGATCAAATGTTAAAAGAAAGAGAAAAGCAAGATACTATGTGGGTTCAACATGTAGAGAAGGAGACTCAGGATCCGCCTGAGCCAAAGAAATAGATTGATTTTTATAGACATAATATAATCTCATTAAAAATGCGATTATATCGAGTGCTAAAATAGGTCCATAATTTGACATAAGTGCTGTATCGGTATTAACCATGGCATACGAAAAAGCGAATCCGCTAGCAAAGACCATAATAACTTTCTCAGGCATATTATAAAAGTTAGCATTCTTATTTTTCCAATTAGCATAAAGTTCTGGTAAATAGCAAACCAGAAATAAGGCAGATGCCGTATTCATTAAAACATCGTATGCCATTTTATATTTCTCTAGATTAGAATGAGTGGGATAATAACGCCAATGAATAAATTGGCCATATTTGATACAATTCATGATTTTTACCATAATAGACCCTCAAAAAGTGATGATGATGAAGAAGTAGCAACTGAAAAAATGGACTTTATAAGACCTCGCATTGAAGAAACTATAAGTAATTATCTACAAAAGGGTAATAGACATCCTATAGCGACAATTCTATCAGAATTAACAGAAGGGTATATTACAAGCCCATCGACTAAATTCGAGACTAAGGTTGTAGAATATTTTGAGAAAAAACTTGCTAAAGAATTATATACAAATACTTCTTCTAGCGAGACATTTCGTGATATTGTATCAGATCTAGATGCTAAAAAGGCATTCTATGCTGGAAATCGTGGTAAAAGTAATATTCTTATTCTTGGTCCTGGAGAGGAATCCTTTGGTCAACTTAATACTAAAGAAATAAATTCTCTTGCCGATTTTATTTTAAATTATTTCAATGGGACATCTCAAGAAAGGCCCCGTGTTACCTTTGACGGTAAAAGTGGGATCGTAGGTAAGATCTTTCGTAATACAGAACAAGTTGTAAATTTAATGTTTCCTCAGACAATTGCTGATTCTGCTCCTACCTCACTAAATCTCTTGAATGGGCGAAGTGAATTTATCTTTCCTCCTTCTAGCAGGCCAAATGAAATCCAGGCTACCACCAATATATATTCTTCTCCTGATTTCAATATTTATTATACAAATAAGGGGTTTGGTAATCGCAACCAATTTGGATTTTCTCTAGTGATTGAAGGTCCTAGGATAGCAAGAATTGAAATGCCATTTTCATATAATCAGAAAATGGGCCCATCTGTAAATTATTTGATTGATATACTTAATAGCCTTGTTAGTAATAATAATCTTGCAAATATTGTTCCAAAGAAATTGGAAATGTTAAGAATTGGTTCAGAATTAGAAAAGGTTCACAGTTCACTCAATACAATACCTACTACATCCCAGGGGTTAATCTTTGATATTAAAAGAATTGGTGATCAGGAGCAAGTCTTAGCAGCAAAAAGTATTCTAACTACATATCCTAATACTATATTTGGAACAATTGATCACCTATGTGTTTTATTTGCTAGACTAAATAGGATAAATTGTATATTTCAACATAATGAAGACCTTATTCTATATAGGTTTAACCAGGTTGAAATTAATCCTGCTGAAAGAGAAATAAATGAAACCTACCAGGATGCTAAGGTTACACTTGGACTACTGGAGAAAATATCTTTAATAAATTCGTCGAATATAGTTCAAAGAATTCAGGCTCAATATTCTATTTTTAAGGAACTAAGTTTGAATGGCGAGTTTAGTAGAGAAGATTCTAAAGAAGATGCTGGTCAGATAGTGACAGTATTACTCCGCGAACGTATGAAGGATATAGTATTGAAATTAGAGTCATTAAATATGAATGAATCTACATTTAATATGAATGCTGAATATTATACTAAGATAAATACGATAACAGATAATTTAACTACATTTATTAAAGCAGTTGATGATAAGGTTTCACTTGTTTCAACTGTAGTACCTTTTGCTAAAGAATATGTAAAAACAATTAATACTATTTATGAATCATATACACAAGTTCTAAGTGGCTTTGAAATTTCTGAGAAGGTTGTAGGTGGAACTAAGAGAATAGATATTGAAAAGACAATTGCTAGGGATAATTACTTCTTACCAAAGGCATCGAATCCCTTTTTTACTTATAGTTGTAGCCCATTTACTGGACTCTTTGGTAATCTACATACTATTTCTGAATTAATGGTAAAACTTGGTTCTGGAAGATCAATTCGCAATTTTGACTTCTATACAGTTCTAACAAAGATGGGATACTTTGATAATATAAAGGGTATCACGGAACAATTCTACAATGAGGGAGTATCTGATACTCTTATTTCACAATTAGATATAAATTCAAAGTTATCTATTGGAATGACATTAGTAGAGAAAAATACGGTAATTGCGAATGAATTTATAAGAGTCTTTCCAAGTATTCAGGCAAACTATTCTAAGAATATAACTTTGCCAAAGCAGAAGGGTGGTGCTTATATACAGCAATTTACTAATCTAAGTGACTTATTCAGAAATATCTGTGAAATGTCAAGCATGTATATTGATGGAATTTCCACCGAACCTGAAATAACTGTTAGAACAATTGCTGGACTTACTAATAATTTTCCCTATACAAAGGAACTAATATACGATATTCTTATCTTCTGGCAACTTGAACTACGTGAAATTCAAGGACAAACTGGCTATTCTTATATAAGCCCTGATACATCTGAAAATATTATTAGTTGGTTTCTGTCATTTTACACTTTAGCAGATGGAAATAAAAATAGTGAAGTATTGATCGATGATGCTGTTATTTATGGTTCACGTTCTCTAAAAACATATAATGATGTTTTTACACAAGTGGTTCAGACCCCTGGAATACCTATCGAATGTATTCAGTTAATAGTTCTTCATTTATTTCATCATCTTTTTAGTAATACTATGGCAATCTCTTTTATTGAAGATATAAAGAAAATAAAAACAATTAACGGTATACGTGGAGCATTAAATTTTGATTCAGCCTCTGATTGGGAAAAAATACCTGGTATTTTAACAAGTATTCTCATATATGTAAGACGTAAGTTAGGATTTACTAGTGGCGGAAAAAAAACTCGTAAATTATATAAGAAGCGTAAATCAACTAAGTATACATCCTCAAGGCGCTCTCGTCCATACTCTTACGCTTCTCTTTCAAGAACTTATCGACGTGCTCCTTCTTCAAGATGAAAGGGAGGCTGAAGTCCTTAATGTAGAAGGGTAGTTCAGGAGAGTTGAAGAGCCTGAGCATATTCAACTTCTGAGCAATCTGCTCCATACACCTCTTGAGTTCACGAACACCCTTCTCCTCTGTAGCATAAGTATCGAGGATATGGGTGATGACATCCTTAGGAACGCCAACACGCTCTCCTAGGCTGACTTGCTTTAGAGCACCAGGCAACAAGAACTTCTCAGCAATCTCCAACTTCTCCTTGGGTCCATAGCCCTCCAAGTGAATCACTGTAAATCTGTCTAGAAGAACACGATCAATCTTGTTAATATCATTGGCACTGAAGACAAACATGGATTGGCTCATGTCTAGGGGAATTCCAGAAAGATACTTGTCCTCAAAGTCAGAATTTTGAGCAGAATCAGTCAAGTGAACTAGGAGATTCTGTATCTCCTCACCCTTTGCTGTAGAACTGATCTTGTCCAATTCATCAAACATGAGAACCATTGACATAGACTTAGCAGCCACCAGAGAATTCACAATCTTTCCACAGTGAGAACCCTCATATACCATCTGGTGACCGTTGAAAGTGCTGGCATCACTATCTCCACCCAAGGAGATGAACTGGAAAGGCCAGTCAAGAGCCTTTGCGATACCCTGCTTGATTAGAGAAGTCTTACCAATACCTGGAGGGCCAATTAGTAAGAGTGACATACCACTTGCCTCTGGGTTTGTAATCTTACCAGCGATAAACTGGAGGATCTGTAACTTTGCCTGATCCTGACCAAAGATTGCCTCATCCAGACACTTCTTAGCACGATTCATGAAAGCAGAGCAGACCTCAGGACCATCATCCACCTTCACAGGCATCTGCTTCCTGATTCCAAGAGGTAGAGAAGTTGCCTTCTCTAGCCAGTTACGCATCTTGTAATACTCACCAGAACCAGGATCCAGTGCCTGAAGGTTATTGTATTTTGCCAAGAGTTGTGCCTGGATCTCAGGAGTTGTCTGCATATTGAGAATCTTGAACATGACAGGTTGCTCTTTGGCTTTAGGACGGTTCTCAAGAGCAGTGAGCATACGCTTCTGCTCATCGATCTTAAGCGACTTGAACTGATCAATGTGGTCATCAATAGTCTCAGTCTCAATCGGCTCAGTCATGAGTTTGAAGAACTTCTGAACATCCTCAGACTCCTTCTTAATCTTGTAGCGCTTAGGAATCATACGCGTGTCAACCTCATCATCACCACCAAATCCAAAGTTCAAGATCATTCCACGAGGGGCATCCTCTTCATCATACTCCTCGTCCTCGTCATACTCCTCATCATCATCCTCGTCCTCGTCATACTCCTCATCATCATCTTCCTCATCACTCAAACTGGTAGGAGCATCCTCTTCCTCCGTCTCAGATTCTACCTTCCTTTTCTTCTTCAAGGAAAGAAGAGGTTTGATTGTCTTACGTAACTTAACTGGCTCCTCCTCTTCCTCATCTTCAGACTCAATGACCCTAGACTTCTTTGACTTCTTTGTGCGAGTCACCATCTCATCAACTGGAATAGCATTTCTCTTTGGCCTAAATCCACCCTTTCGCTTAGACCGGGGTGTTTCCTCCTCTGATTCCTCGGAATAAGCAATGAGTCCACGAATGTTCCCCTTGCTATCCACGTCGTCGTCATCATCCTGAGCACCCGATCCCCGTTTCTTCCTTAGAGCCCTTGAAGACTTCTTCTCTTCCTTCTCAGCGCGAGCCATTCTGTCATGCTTCTTCAATTTGTTCTCCATTCAAACGCGGTATACCTTCAAGTATGTGAGGCCCGCCTTCAATTTTAACGTCAAATCATGATATCATTTTTTTAAAAAGATGATATCTATGATATAGATTGTATTAATTTACTTGCGATCCTTGCGGTTCTTTCTGCTGCGGTTCTTGCGACTCATGTTATTCTTGCGACTCATGTTATTCTTGCGACTCATGTTATTCTTGCGACTCATGTTGCGACGGCCACCCTTTCTGCGCTTGCCGGTTAGTAGACCGCTGACGGCTCCGTTTACGTGACGACCAGTATTGTTGACAACACCCTCAACACCCTTTCCAAGACTGGTCCAGACATTCTTGCCGGTGCCTAAAAAGCGGTTTCCAGTATTCCTTACCAAGCTAACTCCGTGGCTTACGGGGGATAAAACTCTTGTTGCTAGACCAGCACTTCTATTGCGACGAGTAGACATTCTACCTATGAACTAGAAAATTACGCGTTCTAATTTTTCAATAAAAGATCCCTTAAATCCATACAGGCAAACCGGGATTTACTCGAAAGACCCGGGACTATTTCTTTGGGCTCTTCGATCCAGTTTGATAAATCTTTAACAAGAAGTTCACGGATCATAAATTTTACTGGCTTGGGAACCCTGGATCCGCATAATTGCCGTAGACAATCCATATATTCTTCGATTGTGCCAGTGTGGTCCTTATTTCCAATACAGTCGCTAATACAGGTTTTTAGAGTTTCTAGAGTTAACTGCATTGTCTCAGATTCAAGGACACTTAGCGCAGTTAATTCTGCCAGAAATTGAGAATATCCCAATCTACATCTACGATCAACAGTAGTATCACTTGATTCAGTTACCTTCCAGATATCCAAATAAGTGGTGTGTAATTTTCTCATTTCCTCAAGAATTACTGGATATTCCCTTTTAATCTCTGAAAGTAACTTGGCAAAGAGACCACAGAACTTTTCCTCGGCTGCTGCCTTTCGGAAAACAAGCCATGTAAATTCACGGATAAATTCTTTTTGATCAGAACCTAGAATCTGTAATAAGAATTGTTTCACATCATCATATGTCTTTACACTGAAAATATTTAACTTATTCAGAATAACGGTATTCAAGATTTGATCATCACCAACTTTAGATCCATTGTGAAATTTACTGACATATCTCATCGGGGTTCCCCATGCCTTAGGTGTTCCAGATGATAGAGGAGTATTCGGAGTAGATGGTATACTAGTTTGTGAACTTACCCTTGTAATAGTTGGTTTTGGTGAGCGATCTGGTTGGGAATTCAAAAATCTAAACGGAGAACCTGGTTGCTGGCCGGAACTTTGCCTCCACTGACTATTAACTTGCTCCCTTTGACCATTAGATGTAGAAGGAGTTGCTTGTTTGTGTCTCCAGTTTGAACGATCTGTTTGAACTGATGTGCGTAAACCATGTTCCTCTGGCGTACTCCTTACTCTGATGGATTGTACACGCTTGCGCAGTTCATCAGAGATTGGTGGGAGTGAGGGTCGTAAAGAAATAATAGCAGCGACCATGGGTGGGACGTTCATGGTCGATATAGTTGTATATGTGAATTTGTTTTTAGGCTGACAATTACCTTATATGAAAAATTTCATAATCCATAGAGGGATACCTCTTCATCATGGCACTTTGTAAAGCAGTAGTATCTTCATCATTCTCATCTTCTTTTTTAAGTAAAAATGATATATTATTATTTGAGTTCATGTAATTTCTAAAATTATCAATTCGTTGATTATATCTTTCAATAAAGAATTTAAATGAATTGTCTACAAAGTGATTTTTACCACCTGGCCATTTTTGATCTTGATGAAACGTGGTATGTTCCGGAGATTCATGATTAAATAGAAAATTATAATAAGTATTCTTTATAATCAACTCACCCTCTTTTGCATAAGAGACATGTAATTCTTTTGAACTATACGGGATTAATTCTAAATACCTTGTATCACAAAAATGTAAGAAATCTTCTTCTAAACATTTAACCATTCCCTCATAATTCGTAACACAGAGATCAAATGGGCATGTTTTATAACCTTGTTCCCTTGTCATTCGTAAACCACTTTCAACTCCTACTATAGCAGATTCACAATTCTTACCAAGTGAAATAGCAATATTCATCTATGCGTCTTTTTTAGTAATATTAAGATAATTTATACGTATAATGGAACATACCTTACAGGAATGTCGTATTGAATGTGTCTTAGAATCCATTGACATAAAAAGTCAATCATCAAAGGATTTATTCAAGGAGCAAGCAGGAAAATGGTCAACAAATTTGGGAATCTTACAAACCAGATCTGAGGGATGGCGCACTCTAAAATTGATGAAGAGCCCGGATTGGATGAAGCATCTACCAAAACTCCTTGAGAATGAAGTGGTAATACGTAGCCTTGATCCCGCCACTGCTTCAGAATCACAAACTGAAGATTGGTCTCAAATCTTATTTACTGGAGAATGGGCCTCCTTGAATTTTGTCCCCTTTGTCTTGATGTATGTGGCTCTTTCTAAGATCTTCCTAGGCCCTATGATCGCATGGACAATGCCATTTATGAGTCTCTTCTTACCCTTCCTAGCATTAAGATATGTATATGGCTTACCTATAACATGGGAGATGTATTGGGAACAAATGAGTCCAATGATCTTTGGAACCAGGGGAAAAGAAATGAATGTGGGGACCTTGTTACAGTGGGGAAGTATGATATTTTCATATGCCCACGGAATGTATTTACCTTACACTAATGCTGTCCATTGTTATAAGATTGATCAACTTATGATAAAGGGTTCAAGGGCGGTGATTGATTCTATTCATAGGCTACGCGAAATTTCAGATATTTGGACTAAATATGGCCTAAGAAAACCCTGGGCCTTTCCCGATCCATCAAACTATGGAGATGAGCGTCAGGTCCTAGCGTGGCTCATGGAAGATAAGAATCTGTTACCTCAGATTTACAGGGCAATTGGACAAGTTGAGATTACTGCCGCAATTGTAAGGTGTGAGGGACTTGTCCCCGTAGAATGGACGCAATCGAGTATTCCAATGTGTAAGATGGAGGATGCGGTAGATGCTTTATTGGAAGAGAAAAAGAGAGTCCCATTTACTCTAGTGATGGGACCTATGGAACATCATGTGATTTGTACAGGGCCTAATAGAGGAGGAAAATCTACATTCTTAAGATCTGTTCTAACCAACTTAGTATTAGCCCATACATGGGGTGTAGCATTTGCCTCAAGATGTATTCTAACACCTGTAGAATGGGTTATTAGTAGTTTACGACTAGAGGATCGTCCGGGTCAGGCTTCACTCTTTGAGAGAGAAGTATCTGTGGCAGGTGAGATTGTAAAACGCATCAAGGCTGGTTCAACAAGAGGTTGGGTTGTTATTGATGAACTTTTCCATACTACTAATCCACCCGATGCTGCTACGGCGAGTCAGATATTCTTAAGACAACTTTGGTCAAGTAATCTAACAACGAGCATTGTAAGCACTCACCTATTTTCACATGCTGAGGATGCTCCTGAAAATGTTCAGAGACTTTGTGTAGATTCTGGTCTAGATGAATTGACTGGAAAGATTGATTATAAATACAAGGTAATCCAAGGGATTAATACGATGAGTAGTGTCGAAGAATTATTAGTTGAATCTAAAGTTCTAGTTATATAATGCGCTCAAATAATGGTTAAATCTTAGGGAACAGGCATAGAATGAACGACGCACTTATGATCGGCATAGTGCTTACACTCGTTTTTGGAGCAGTTGTTTTCTACTTATACAATCGTCTTTCCATGACTGAGAGAAAGATGGGGCTCTTCGAGGGAGTTCTAACGGATCTCAAGATCATGATGGATGCTGCCCCGTATTCCTCGTCACCTATGGGGCAAAATGGACATGTGACAATGCAAGAATTTGAACCCACTCCTGAGTATTTGAACGCAATTTCCGGCCCCTTCCCCATTAAGCCTGACGAAGTAGAGGACGTTTCTGAGGAGGATTACAAGAAGGCAATGGATTCTCCTGTATCTCAGGACGTTCCCTACAAGTCCCTTCAGATTGACGAACTAGCAGGGGTGCCTGTAACTGCTACAAATGCTATTAGTGTAACAAAACTCTCTCCGGATCTTGATTCTATGACTCTCAAGGAACTTCAGGGCCTAGCAAAGCAGAGAAACCTTGTATTACCATCTGGAGCACGTCGCAAGGCAATCATTGATATGTTGAAGGGAGTTGAGCCTAGTCCTGTTCAGGGAACACTTCTTTCCAGTATGGAGTCTGAATTAACTGGGGGAGCATCTCTCGATGAATAATATGATTTAGTGTAGATGGATTCACAGCATTTCGTAAAACCTACAAGTCCTTCCTTTATGCCAAGAATAAAGGAAGAAGTTGTTGAGAGGGCTGGATATAAAATAGATCCTCCTGAAAAGAGCACATTTCAAATTGATGATATTCGTTACCCTGGATATGCTGCACCTATGGCAGATGCCCGCCTTGTAACAGATTACAGGATGCATTGTGCTACAAATGTGGCACCTTCGGAATATGGGAATTCTATTCGTTCCTGGATGCAGCATAATACAGATGCTATTATCCAGACAACAAGGCACAGACAGGCTGAACGATATGGATCATTCTTCTATGGGGCAGTGGAACCAATGCCTCCTACAAAGGTTCAAAAATGTGATGAATTTGATTGTAATATTATAAATACACGAATCAAGCATGGTCTAGGTATTCATAGGGATGAAACCGTTCCTTCACTCTTCGGAACCTTTGCTGGTCCAGTGAAGAATGGGCCTGCTAAGAGAACACCCTTAACTACTAATTATGAGGGTGGGCGTAATACTCGTCGTGGATGTGAATTCAGGGCTCTAGGAATCAAGAGTTTTAACAGGAAGGGGCTCGGTGCTACTGGGTAATAAAATTTGAATGATACATTTTGTAATATGCATTACATAATGTATTATCCCAAGGTATCTCAAATTGAAAAAGCCTTTAAAGGCCTACAAACAATCCTAGAGAAGACTCCTCTCCAATTAAATCATGAACTATCGAGTAAACATAAGGCAAATATCTTTCTGAAGAGAGAAGATCTGACACCTGTGCGATCATATAAGATTCGTGGGGCCTTTAATAAGATGTCTTCTATTACATCAAAAGATATTGTCTCATGCTCTGCTGGAAATCACGCACAAGGTGTAGCGTTTGGGTGTGATCATCTAATGATTAATGGAACAATCTTCATGCCGACAAATACTCCTCAGCAAAAGATTAATAAGGTCAGAAAATTCGGAGGAAGCATGGTTCATATTATCTTAGAAGGATCAAATTTCGACCAATCTTTTCTAGCTGCGAAAACCTATTCAAATCTAACGGGAAAAGAATTTATTCATCCCTTTGATGACGAGAAAGTAATCGAAGGCCAAGGGACAGTTGGCCTTGAAATTATGGAACAGATAACACTTCCCCTTGACTATGTTATCCTACCTGTTGGTGGAGGTGGCTTAGCAGCTGGAGTGTCTTCGTATATCAAGGCATTCTCACCTTCTACAAAGATCATTGGAGTAGAACCTCTAGGGGCTCCATCATTGACTGAGGCTCTTAAGCAAAACAAGGTGGTTACTCTTGATACCATTACAACCTTTGTGGATGGGGCCTCTGTGAAGAAAGTTGGTGATCTGAACTTTCCAATCTGTCAAAAGAATATCGATAATGTTCTACTTATCGATGAGGGTCATGTATGTTCAAAGATTCTACAACTCTATAATGAAAATGGCTTTATTATTGAGCCAGCTGGTGTATTGTCTCTGTGTGCACTTGATATTCTTGACTTGAAATATAAGAATGTAGTCTGCATTGTGTCTGGAGGAAATTCAGATGTCTTTCGAATGCCAGAAATTCTAGAAAGATCACTTGTATATGAGGGTCTGAAACACTATTTTAAGATTGAGTTTCCCCAGAAACCTGGTGCTCTTAAAGAGTTTGTAATGAAGGTCCTGGGAAAGGACGATGATATCATATACTTTCGTTATACTCGTCTGATAAACAAGGAAACTGGACCAGTGATCCTTGGAATTCAACTGAAATCAAAGGATGATCTTCTAGCAATTCTAGAGAATATGAAGGCAGTTGGTATTGTCTATGAGCGTATTTATGGAATTCAATGAAATATAATATTCTATAATCTATTTATCCACTTAAGTCATAGATGCGTAGCATCTATATGCTCGCTCTTGATATAGGTATCAAGCATCTTGCCTATTGCTGTGCTTCAGTAGAGACAGATTTATCTGGAGCCAAGTTGCCCATGGTAAAACATTGGGCTCTAGTGAATTTACAAGATCTCAATGATACTCCCAAGACTACATGTTATCTATGTCCCAAGCCTCCAAAGGCTAAGGCACCTGAAGGATTCGTTTGCGGTCGTCATTTGAAGAAGGATATGCAAATCTTTGATGAGGCTACTGGTGAGCCAATTAAGAAGTCGCCTACGATTTCACAATTACAGGCATTTCTGAAGGCCAAGGGTTTGGATTCTAAGGGGCAGAGGCCTGTTTTGTTGGCTCGTGCTGAGGCGATAGCCACAATGCCTCTGATAAAGGCAAAGTCAACTGCTTCCTTTGCTGATAATACTACGAACCTACATGATGCCATTCGTGGATGGATTACCAGGGATTGGCAGCATCTTAGTGGAATGAAGAATGTCTACATTGAACACCAGCCGGTTTTGAAGAATCCTGTTATGAAGACGGTTCAGTTATTAATTTTTGCCTCTTTGAGAGAACGTTATTTGGCTAATGGTCAGACTGTGACCTTCCATTTTGTTCACGCAGGCAAAAAGGTTCAAGGGGCTGAAGTTGGTGATGCAGGTTACAAGGATCGTAAGGCTGGAGGAGAAACAAGGGCTAAGTTGTATTTGGGAAAGTTTCCTTTTGGATCTGAACAACACAGGTGGTTCGTGTGGTGGCAGACACAACATAAAAAAGATGACTTAGCAGATACTTTATGTATGTGTTTAGACGCATGCTAAATTTATTAAATCTCTAGTATATTTTAATATATTTATATGGGTTAATGTATTTTCTATAAACTCTTTATTGTTTGAAATTATCTTATGAGATATTGAAGGATTTTGTTCTAGTTTCATAAATATATCATTCAATTCCCCTGTAAACTTATATTCAAGAAAATTTTCATTAGGTTTTAGTTTATATGAATAAAATTCCTCATATTGTGTAGAAGCCTTAATTATAACAGAATTAAAACATAAAAGTAGGCGCATACGATCACTTAGTGAATTACCATCATTATAGAGAAGATATTTATATTTAGCATGATCTATAAATGGCACTTGTGTATCACCCGCCATTTGTTTAATTTTAAGTTTTGTTATCAATGAGGGAGGAATTTCTAGAGATTTATAATTAGAATCTAGCCATACATATCCTGAACAAAATTTATGTTCAAGCGCATACTTGAAGTATGCCTGCTTTTCTCTATGTAAAATACAACTTGTATATATTTTATTTACCTTTTCATTAAAGTGTTTATCACTTTCTTTTAAAAAACTCTTAATTTCTTCATATGTTTTACATCCAGTAACATCGTCATCAATAAAGCGATGATTAGGTAATAAAAACTGCTTGGTATTCCCTTTAATTCTACAGAAATTTAAATAACCATCCACTGGTTTATCTAGTAAATTTATATTTAGTATTGCATCTTTTAATTCAAACATATCAAGACATGCTTGAATTAACTGAATATATTGTGCCTTACGTTTCGGGTGAATCCAACCTTTCCCATCAATAACTTCTTTTATTGTGTTATTAGATAATACTATAGAAATACCTCCATAAAGAGTACTAACTTTATTAACATAACTAGATTTATGTTTTATCTGACTATCTAGAATTTCTGAAAAAACTGACATTCTGAATTATAAGTAGAAGATTAGTTTAAATATTATTATAGGGGTAGATACTTTATCTTTGTGTTTAGTATCAAACCATACCAGTCAACAAATGTTTCGCCATGTGCTTGATCACATCGACATTTACTGAATTACCGAACTGCTTATAAGCAACTGATGACGATGGGTGAATCATATAGTCATCAGGGAAACTCTGAAGTCGAGCCACCTCACGTGGAACTAACTTTCTCCTTTTTGCTCCTACTGCTACAATCTGCGCCATTGCAACTAACGCCGGTGAATAAGTCGCTCGCTTCACTCGAATTCCAGAAGGTCTAAACTGAAACAGCAATTTCCACAAGGAGTCACCAGGCTTGAAAGATCCACATTGCCACTCGAATTTACGTTTAGAACCAGCAAAACTTTCGCATGCTCTCGCTTTTAGAAGCCATGGCTCCAAGAAAATCTTATTAGCCTGATAGAATTCACGATTTTGTCTGATAAATTTCTGTTTCCACTCAGGTAATTCTGCCAAGTCATTAGTTGTATCCCAGTCATCACTCCACAATGGAAAGGTAGGCAACTTATAAACAGGTGTCTTAGTTACAAAATGCTGAACAACTTCTTCCCAAAGAGTGAGGACCTCAAGATCAGCCTTAGACAGAGAAGATCCAGCAGGGACCTCCTTATCATCCAGCAAAATCTTATGGATATCTGTAGGTGTAGGGGTTAGAGGAGGAAATGCCTTCAAGGCAGTTCCTTGAGGAACTAAATCATCTCGAATTCCCAGAATAAAGACGCGCTCCCTGTGTTGAGGAACGCCGATCTGATGAGGGCTGAGCACAATAGGTGAATCATATGTTATATATCCACTCTCAACTAGACACTTATGAATTGTAATCCACGTTTTTCCACCATCATGACCCTTGAGGTTCTTAACATTCTCAAGCAGGAAATATTTTGGTTTCTTGGCTCTTAGAATACGACATACATCTCGGAATAATGTGCCTCTAGTATCTTCTAGGCCACCCTGCTTTCCCGCATGACTAAATGCCTGGCATGGAAATCCTCCACACAAGATATCAAAATCTGGAATTTCATTTTCATTTAGTTTTGTAATATCCTCCATGGGTTTAATTCCGAAATTCTTTTCATACATCTCACGGCACTTTTCATCAATGTCACAGGCAAGAACACAGGTTGCGCCTAGTGATTTTAAAGCCAAGTGGAATCCACCGATTCCACTGAATAAATCAATGAATCTAAGTTGAGTTACTTTACTTTTAAGAATTCTTCTTGGTTTAGGAGTGACCGTTTCTAAGACTGGATCATTATTGTTTTTTAGTTTGCTATTTTCAATCTTTAAAGTTTCAATCTCTTTTAATAAAGATTCAAATACTTCATCTGTAATCTTACACTTTCTATTAGCATTTGTATAATGTGTATCATATTTCTGCATAGTAGGGTATGTTTTATGACAACGTGGACAGGTGTAAGTAACCATGAACCCGGGGTTTATAGTTAGTTACGATAAAAAATAATTATCAATTTTTGGGGCTATCTGATTAAATACCCAATTGCCCCTTAATAGCATCATAGAATACCTTAGACGTCTCCTTATTCTTACACTTCTTTCTATCTACAGCAATATCGAACTGAAAGAAGTGCTTATACCCACTTGTCTTCAATACATTAAGAATTGTTCTCTTTAAAGAGAGTCCATCACCAGTATTCTTCAAATATAACTTATAATCCACGCCGACAAGAGTCATTTCATCTGGAGTAAGATACCACCACTCATCTGGTGTAACAAGAAGAGTATTATGCATAGTTGTGTCTGTATTTGCTACATTATTGCTATTATGAAGTTTAATATCTCCACTACCAGAATACTTAATAGAATACTTTCCCAGGCCAATAACCTCCTGATCAACCCGAGTTGCATCCTGCATCTCAGTTACTTTTAGACCAGTTGCTCTAACAACATCGGCAATAGCATACTCGTTACAGTTACCAATAGCAAAGCGATTACAATGTAGGGCAGTGCCATATTCTGTCATAAGATGCCTCATTAAGATTAAATAGTTTGCCTTATCTGCCTCTTGGAGTGTCTTAATAAACATAGCAGCCGTAATAACATTACTAACTGTCTCCATTGTGCTTAAAATCCCGTAGTTAATGGAATCAATTTTTATTGTGACATAAAATTGAAAAGTTCCGTTCACCGCAATAAATTATAATGGGTCAGTATTATAAGATTATCTTCTTGGCAGAAGATGGAAAATACATGCGTGCCTTTGTAGAGCCTTGGACCTATAATTCTGGAGCAAAACTCATAGAACACGCATATACAGACGATCCGTCTGTTATGGCAGTGGAGTATCTGCTGAGTCCCAAGGGAATGTTCTACATGTCAAGGCTAGTGTGGGCAGGTGACTATGCAAAGAAAGAGGAATCTGGAGTAACCTTATACAGTGTGGCAAGTCAAATCGAGGAGAAGATGGTTCGCCTTGATAAGAAAACTGATTGTCGTTTTATCTTGAATCACACTAAGAAACTATTCCTCGATAAAACAAAGTTCAAACTTCTTCACCCTCTTCCTCTTCTGGTATCAGAAGGAAATGGACTCGGTGGCGGAGATTACTATGGAAAAAATGCTCATCTGTGTGGCACGTGGGCACGTGATACCATATCACTTGATGATCAGCCTGGTGAATTCAGTGAGTTCTTTCCAGAGTTTGATGATTTAACTTAGAAATCCAGGTGTAATTCTGCGAGTATAGACTGTCAAATTCCTATCTTTTTTTGACCCCTTGTAGAAGTTAATATAGGATTCTATGGGGTCTGCGAGGCGATACTTTGGATCCATTGCTATCGCAAAACTATTCCTCTCAGATCTTGAAATCCCAGGGGGCAAATTAGCCTTCAACCAAAGCGCATGTGCCTTACAAGAATGCTCCTTTCCAGGCCAGCGGAATTCATATTCTGTGGCAAGTGCCAGTGCCAAATGAACAGTCCACATGTAGTTCCCTTGATTCTCTCTAACCCAAATAGTGCAAGGATGATGTAGATGAACTGGACGATAACCTGGTTCATCTGCCTTTCTCTTAGGAGCTGAAATCATATGGTCAGGGATTGGTAGGGCTTTCTGAACCTTAGATATCTTTACAGAAGAACGTTCGTTCAGGAGATCTGGGTAAACTGCTGTCCAGTGAGCAGTGTAAAGCATCTGACAAGATTCAAGAATCATCTTTACTACATGTTTATCACCATGAGCCTCTGCTGCCTTTCTTGGGTTTGCATTTAGAACAAAGATATTCATTTGGTAGTTAAAAAAGTCAGGACACCAGGCTTCAATTTTTTCAGTTAAATCCGATCAAAAGAATTCCGATCATACAAAGCAAAATTCCTAGACAATTTAAGAAACTTAGATTCTCCTTGAAAACTAAGAATCCAATTACAGCGATTATACCTGTGCTAATTGCGTTCCAAAGACCATTTACTATTCCTATTCCTTCAAATGATAAACCCTTGAAAAATAAAAGAGGTTGTATAGAATATAGAATCATTGATATAGGAAGAATATATGAATTTTCTAAGAATGTTATATTCTTCAATTTTAATAAACTCATAGTAATAATATCTATAAATACCATTCCAGAAGTATACAAAATAGCCGACATCTAATATATCGCTTGAAATTTAATTCTTAAAAAGCCTTTTTGCATCGTAGTTCCAGATCTCTACTGGGAATCCATAGTTACATGCGTTGTGTAATCCCTTGATAGTATTTTCCAGTGTGTCAGGTAACTTATAATCTTCTGCGTTTATTAGAATAACTGGAAATGGCGATCTAGGGTCACCTGCCTCCCTCAAGGCCGTGGTAGCAAGAATATAATTTCCATACATTTGTAAGATATTTTGGAGTGATACCTTATTTTCTTTTTTTGCCTCATAGACATATAAGTCGTCATCCACTATCTCAAAAGCATCTAGGCTCGGGCAACTAGAGGTAGTGTCCGGAAATTTAAGACATGTTTCAGTAGTAATCTCATGCTTTATAGAACGAACTGATTCGAACGTTTGCCTTCTTGTCTTTGTAAACTTATCTAGCAATTTCTCCTCAGAAACATTAGGTTCGGCTACCCTTTCAATATTTTTCTTCATAAAATCAATCATCTCGTCATAGACTGGGTTAGGAATACTGGTGGCATAACTGTTCTTAGTAGTAGAAGTAATGGGTAACTCCACCCTCTTTGGATCACCCTCCACATTAGCGACGACAATAATGCCATTATGAGCGGGATGTGGGGCCATACCAAAGATTTCAATATAATCTGGACCACTGTTAACTTTACTTATCAATCTACCATTCTTAAATAGATATGCCCCTGAAGTTGCTAATGCCTTCTTGAACCATGGGCTATCAGGAATATTATTTTCTATCTTATATTGTCTCATATGGAGAGTTGCCCCGCCCTTTAGAGTAGTATTCTTTACAAAATACTCTGAAACATATTCTGAATGGTCAGTGGGAGGCTGAAAAGGCTTTACCTTCTCACCATTCACAAAGAGTTCAACCTTTCCTGTAACAAATGGTTGAAAGAACATCCAATTATGAGAAAGGTCAGCCTTTAACTTAGGAATAACCTCCTTGAAAGTTGCGTTATTCTTCTTATTGTATAACTCAGCCAGATTCTCTTTGTGAAAGGGAAACTGAATAATAGTCCCAGTGGGATCAAGAATGGTCCCAGGCCATTCCTTTATCTTATTAACCTCAAAATGCTCTCTGGCATATGGAGCAGAAACTTGAAGAAAGTCGGTTATATCTTTCCAAGTTACCGACCAAAACTTATCATTTGGATCTAATACCGCAAGACCGGCCTTCATACCACAACCATGCTCATTTAGCAAGGTTTGATTTTCTGTTGAATCATTTCCGTAGGTAAAACACCTTGAAAGTTCCAGAGGATCTCTACCGAACCCTCTACCATTGTCCTCAATAGACCCCTTTCTTTCTTCAAAATTTAGAACTAAGTAGATCCTTGTAGCACCAGAAGCAAAGGCATTATCCAGTAATTCATAGAGAGTTTGTAAACATTTCTGATAATTCTGTTTCCTGAGAGTATTCCAGGTTCCTCCGTTTGAACTTTTCACCTCAAATATAAGAACTGGTTTCGCGTCAATGGAAGAATCAGTGAGTTCTTTTAGGATCTCAGTATCTAAGGGTAAAAGGGCTTGTGTAAATGAGTCAATTGGTATAGTATCTTGAACTTGTGTGATCTTCTTCTTAGCCATGCGATCACTGAACCAGCAAAGTAAGTCAATTTTTACACTTTTACAGCGTAAGTAAAATTGAACCCATTTATTTAAAAATAAATGCTACAATGCCGCGAATGATATTCTTAGACACAGAGACTACTGGCCTCCCTAAATACAGAAAGATAAATGCTCTGAATGGTCCAGATAACTGGCCAGATATTGTATCAGTAGCATGGGCAGTATATGAGAAGAATGGAACCCATATACATTCTAAATATTCCGTTATAAAGCCAAACGGATGGCTCATACCCTCTGAATCTACAAAGATTCACAAGATCACACTCGAGTTTGCTGAGAAGAATGGGAGGCCCTTGAGAGATGTTCTTAATGAGTTAAAGGCTGATCTAGAGCAAGCAGACACCGTTGTAGGACATAACATTGAATTTGACAAGAATGTCCTGTTCAATGCTTATAAATGGCGACTGGATATAAATCCCTGGCATGCCTGGCCTGAGATTGAGTTTTGTACAATGATTATGTCCGAACCAGACTTAAAAATTCCTAGCACATTCCCTACGGCATATAGACCCTATAAGCCCCCCACACTAACTGAACTCTATAAAGCAACCTTCTTCGAAGAGCCTACTGGTCAACATAATTCCCAGAAAGATGTTGAGATTCTTTGTAAGATCTACTGGACAAGATGGCGATAATTTCTGATTCTCAAATAATGAGGCCAGCACTTCAAATTTTTTTAAGGAATCCAATGAACTTTGTAGGTCTAAAAAGAGGTAGTAGACCGCCTACGGTAGGTCATATACAGACAGATGGATCTTTCAGTAGTATATCTAGAACTGCTGTAATTTTAAGAACTAAGAATCACGAGGACTATACTCTTTGTAAAACCTACTTTAATCATAAACATTCAATGGAATCTGAGTGGTGTTCTATTTTAGACGGAATTCAATACGCAATTAAAAAGGATGAAGGCTCTATTGAATTAGAGAATGATTGTATGCCTGTAGTAAAAAGCATTATACAAAAAAAGATACCGAATAATTCACTTTTGGCGTTTTACTATACGGCAGTCTTTAATGAAATACGCGATCTAGAATATATTGGTATTCGGTGGATTCCTAGGGAATTGAATAAGGCCGATGAACTATTCAGGATTTAGAAGCGTGGCAAAAACCCTTTTAATTTTAATTAGGTTTAATAGATGGCTAATATTCTTGCTAGTTCGGTTCCAGTGGGACTACCTGCTGCTGTTCTTAGAGATATTTCATTCGAAACTAAAAAAATACAATTTACCCTTAATACGGATGGGATTATAAATGAACCCTTTACATTCGCAGAGACTACCTTAACGAAAATATCAGGCAGCTCAGAACTTGATGATCCTAATGTGATTAATAATGATGAGTATAGTGGTAATTTTTACTCTAATGGTTCTAGTAATGGATGGCTAAATATTCGTGGAGATGAAATTATAGTATTTTACAACTTTACAACTCTAGTTCTAGGAGATGTATTTGAAATTACCTGGAAATTAAGTAATTGGGTTGAGGGCGATGGTCGTCCTATTATATACGGATCTCCTAGTCCTCCCCTTAGATTTACTGTAGCAAATATAGCCCTTCCTACCCCTGAACTTATATTTGCTTCATCAGCAACCCTTGAATTTCAAATTAGGATGGATTATTCATTCGTAACATCTGCTAGGGCGACAATAACAACTGGGACATCAATTGTAAATGGACCTACAGAAATTAATTCAATAGATAATGCATATTCTAGTGGAAATACTTATATTCAAGTTAGTCAGAGTAACGGGTTCCCTAGTTATATATATATTAATTATGGATTTAAGGCTCTTTTTCAAGGAGATACTATAGTGATTACTTGTGTGGTTTCTCGCAGCCCCTTAGATGGAACTATAGTATATGGACCACCTAGTTCATTTACATATACTGTTTTAACACCTGGTATAAGTGGAGGAAAACAACTTGTAGCAAGTGATATACAAAATACATCAATAACAGTATCGATGTTAAATAATGATAATACAGGATTTGGATCTGCTGAGATTAATATTACTGAACGTTTTATTAATGGTGAACCTGAGACGGGGCCAGGATCTGAAGTTAATTCAACTACAAAAGATGCTAGTGGTAACTATATTCATACATTTACAGGATTAAGTGAAAATAATTTATATCTGATTACAAGTAGTTTAAGGTATTTCACTATTGAGGAAAGAGCTACGTATAGTAGTGGTAGACTCTTATTATATACTTCACCTGGTTCGAATATACCCCCCCCAACTGGAATACCACCTGTTCCTATAGTTAGTCACCGTTTAAATTCAACAATTATAATATTTCCTGGTGCTCCACTTTCTATTCAAGGACCAATTAGTGGGGTAGTTTGTCATATTTATCCTGAAGATGAGCCTGGACGGACTGGAAGTTCAATAGAATCGAATGAAGTATTAATTCCTGACAGTAGTGGAAATTACAGATTAATACTTAATAATAGTCCATTTTTATGGTATACTAATTGTTCTTTATATTATCAATATTTTAATTTATTAAATTCTTCAATAGTAAACAGAGTTGAGGGAGAAAATTGGAAAAGATCAAACTGTGGCATGATTCCAGCCCCTATTTTTTTAACTGGAAACAGAGGAAATGAGCCCCCTCCTGTTAATATTGTCAGTTATACAGATACAACGTTAACCATTTCAGCAGAACCAGATGTTTTTGCTGAATACGTAAGCCTGGTAGCAAGTGCCACAATAAGTATAAGTGGAAATTATACTACAACCATTACTACGAAGGATGCCAGTGGAAATTATACTACAACCCTTACTGGCTTAACTAATCCTCCATATACAATCGATTACTATTTAAATTTTACTGATGGTGCTAGAGGATTTAACAGCACTCCTGTATCATATACATTACTTCCTACTGCTCCTTCTACACCTATTTGTTATGAGTTAGACACTTTATTTATGGAGTTTATATGTAATAGTAACACCGCAATTAACGGACCATTTACAGGATTGAGGCTTAAATTAACAAAGAACGGTATTGATACTATAAGAACTCGTAGTGGTAATAATTTATTTAATAGCAGTGGAAATACTTCAGTAACGATTACTAATGTATCTATTAATATTGGAGATCAATTACAAATATCTTGGGCTTTGTCCAATACACCTCTAGGAACTACGCCAGAGTATGGGTTATACAGTGCTCCTCTTAATATAACAGTAACAACTGTACCATTCGGAAATCCTTTTCTGCGCCTTATAAATAATACCGAAACATCAATTACAGTATCTCTATCTCAACGGGCAATATATGGAACATATAGTGGTGCTAGTTTTTTTATAGCCCCTGGATCTGTACCAGATTCTGCTAGTATTAGAAATATTTTCACTAATACTCCCCAGTTATCAACACCTGATGCTGCTGGTAATTATGTAACAACATTTACAGGATTAACTGCGAATTCATTATATACGATCTATGGAGGATTTTATAATGTGAATCCTACAATTATAAGGAGATATGATATTGGTTCTTTCTACACAACCCCTGGCCCTAACATTAGTGGAACACCTCCAGCACCTAGTATACTCAATATGTACCTATCATTAGTTACGGGTATAAATATCTCTATATCAGTTCCAACTATTTCTGGGGCTGATAGTGCCGATTTGCTTGTGAACACAGTAGATTCAAGTGGTACTATTATTACTAATTTTAGCAAAGGTATCGTGAGTAGTAATGTAATTACTATGGGTTTAGATTTAGGGCTTGCACTAGGTACACAATATATTCTATTATCATATCGTTACACTAATTCTGCTATTAAGACTGCTGATCGAGATTCTTTTGGCCCAATAAGTGATGCAATACGCGTTAATATAATAAGTGGCACCCCTTCAAATGAAATTGTTACATATACAAATACATCATTAACCTTTTCAGCATCCAGAGTAGGTATAACAGGAACTGTTACAGGTGCCACATTTAGACTTACTAATGGTCAAAGTTTTTCAGATCAATCAACTACTACACTAGATGCCAGTGGCAATTACGTAACAACATTCACTGGGTTATCACCTGCTACTCAATATAATGTTCTTCATTATTTTACATTTAATAATGGTATAGGAGTATTTAGTGCTGGACAGAATGTAAATACTGCTCCTAGTGCCCCTCCTGTACCCACCTTAGTTACTGCTACAACTAATACACTAGCAGTCAGAGTTACTACTACAGAAACTGTAACGGGTGTTAATTTCTCTCTTACACCCGCGAGTGGTGGAACTACCATAACTCGTGCTGGCGTAAGTGGTGGGTCCAATCAATACACATATACTTTCACTGGATTATCTGTTTTTACATTTTATAATATTACATGTGTCGCTTTATCAGGAACCTCACAAGGAGGTACATCACCTGTTCTTAATTTTAGAACTCTAGCAGGACCTCCCAGTACTCCAAATCCTCCTTCATTAAATATGAATCTAGCAGCCCCACAGTCGCAGGGATCCATTTCAGTAATGGGCCTTGTGAGTGGAATTGACAATCCTCCCTTTACAAGTGCGCAATTTATCATAGCACCACTTAATACTGCTATAACACCTGTTCCAGTAGTTACAACCAAGGCTGGTATCTTATCTCAAGATCAAAGCTACTATTATTGCACATTCACTGGATTAGAGCCTGGTAGCCAATATTTAGTAAGTTGGAATATAACAAATATTTCAGCAACAAGTGCCACTAGTCCTACTGCTACTATACAGACAGCAACAAGCCCTGGAGCAAACTTAACATGGCCAAATATAAAAGTAAGTACTGATGCGTATGGTTTATTTGTTACATGGGGAAATGCGAGAACATGGCCAAATGAAAATATTTCTTACACCATCACAGTGAGTGACGCATTAACAGGAGGAGGTATATATACCGCAACATCTGGAACAGCCTATGCCACGCAACCATTTTACATATCACAATCTGATATAAACTTTATCTATGGAACGATGAGATTAAATCAGAGAATTCTTGCTGCTACAGCACCAGTGGCACCAATCAATACATACTATGTAACTGTAGGCGTAAATGGAGCAGTGGCAGGAACACAGATTACTTCAATTCCATTTACTACTATTTACAGATCACCATATTCATGTTTCAAAACAGGAACTAAAATTCTATGCTTGACTGAAGGACTGAAGGAGGAATATATTCCTATTGAAAAAGTTCGCAAGGGAACAATCGTGAAAACACTCAAACAATCTTATGTGCGAGTAAATGTAATTGGAAAATCAATCATTGATAATCCTGATAATGATGATCGTGGCCCAAATCGCCTTTTTAAATTAACTAAGGAAAACTACCCAGAGTTAACAGAGGATCTGATTATGACTGGATGCCATTCTATCTTAGTTGATGAATTATCCGCCGAACAGGAGAGAATCCAAATGAAATTAATGGGAACCTTATATTTAACAACGGATAAATATAGGCTATTAACCTTTGTTGATAAGAAGGCTGAGCCATATATTTCACCTGGAGAACATGAGATCTGGCATCTTGCTCTAGATAATGATAATTATGTGTGTAATTATGGAATATATGCGAATGGACTTCTAGTAGAAACGGCTAGTATAAAAAATATGAAGGAATTATCTAAGATGACACTTGTTGATTAAAATAGAATATTTACAGGGACCTGTATTGGTATAACGTGAAGTTCACTTGTTTTAGTAATCTCAATACTTTTCACAACTAATTCAATTTGCCTCATACTAGGAGGCAACTTGAATACGTGTAAGGATTTAGGTATTGCCTTGGGATCAGTCTTTAATACTAGGGCATAGAATTGCCTGAATATATTACTCTTGTGACACATCTATAAGATAGAGTTGTCATTGCTTTACGCTTTCCACTTTTTGCTGGCTTTTTAGAAAAGCCTGTATCGTTCACATCTAAAAGATATAAAAGCACCTATCGAAAGGGTAGGTGCGTCTAAAGCCTTCTCTAAAAAACACATTAGGAACGGAGAAGGATGAGTGTCAGTATCTTAGATATGCAATCTGCCGCAGCAGATATGAATTTAGGACAGGGTCCTAGTATTCAGATTTCACAGGAAATTGGAAATGTTATTGAGGTCACTGATCTTAACGACGACCTCGGTCTAAATTTATTAGCAAACCAATCTCGCACAAAGCCAGACGCACAGAATACCTTTGGCTCATCTCCTATCCGGCTTTCAGTTCCAGATGAGGGAATGAAGCCCATTCAGTTTGATACGCTTGAACCCATTGATCTTGGCTCAAGTTTTGATAATCCCGGTTCAAACTCACTACCCCAGGTTACTATATCAAAGGAGTCTACACCCTTTGACAATTTTCAGTCATCGAGTGCCAACCCTTCTATTTCCCTAACCCCTGCCCCTCCTCGTGATTTGGAGAAAGAGAGAGCCGAGAAGATTGAGTATCTCAATAAACTCCAGCGTCTCGAATCTAAGGGGTATCCTGTCAGCAAGAGATTTACAATGGATAACTCTTCTGAAGAGATTAAGCAAGAGTATAACAGGCTTGTAGATGCTCGTAATTTAGAGGGCTCTCTAAGATTCCAGAGGCAGATGTTAATGGGTGCGATTACTGGACTTGAGTGGATGAATGATAAGTTCGATCCCTTTGATTTGAAGTTAGAGGGGTGGTCTGAGTCTGTTCACACAAATGTTGAGGATTTTGATGAGATTTTCGAGGAGTTATATGACAAATATAAGGATCGTGGTAAGATGATGCCTGAGATGAGATTAATGATGGCAGTCGCAGGCAGTGGATTTATGTGCCATGTGTCCAATTCTTTCTTCAGACAGAAGATGCCATCTATGGATGATGTATTAAAGAGCAACCCCATGTTAGCCAAGCAGATGGCACAGGCTGCCGCATCTCAGGCTGGACCTGGATTCGGTAACTTTATGGGTATGGCTATGGGTATGCCACAGGGCGGTATGGGTGGCAACCCACCTCCTAACATGCCAGCATCTGCCATGGCCATGGATCCTCCTGGGACCACAGGTGGATTCTTCGGTAATAATTCTCGTGCCCCACCTAATCCCTCCCCCATGGCGGAGGCTGCGGCGAATGTAGGTGGTAGACGTGAGATGAAGGGACCTTCAGGTGTTGATGATATCTTGAGAACATTTGAGGATGTCCGCAGGGCTGAGATGGAGACCATTGGTGTAAGGACCATGCCAGTGAATACCCAGCAACAGCAGCCTGCTATGGTGGCAGTGTCTGAACTCCAAAGTGTAGCCAGTGATGAATACTCTCAGGCTGATTCTACAAGATCAGGTAGACGTGGTCGTGGTCGCCGCCCAGCGCCTGTTGGTAATACTGTAAGTCTGGATGTCTAAGGCTTTTACAGGCTCGTGGATGCGCAAGCGCATCAAAAAAGCCATAAAAATACTTTGTAAAACTGAACTAAATATCTTGAATCAAATGAAGAATAGAGTTTACAATATCTCCATTTGTTGTTCTCAAGGCATCTAATGCCCTGGTAACATCAACCCCTGCTTGCGTTGCAACAAGACGAATATCATCAGGTGGAAATTCAGTCTGTTGAATTATTTGATTTGGAATAGCATCCTGTTGAAGTTGAATAGATATTCTAGTATCATGGGGTGTAGATGTAGGAATCATTGATTCATTCGATATGTAATTGTAATTTTCTATATAATTTTGCATATAGATAATAGAACGACTGCCAATTCCAGATATTACATCATCATAGAATCGTTTCTTTTCCAAGGTTTCCATCTCACTAGTCTTAGATCGACACATTGGACACGTAGAATGATTAGAAAGCCATTTAGTTATACATTTAAGATGATACTTATGACTACAAGACATGTCAACTTGTCCAGTAGTCTTGTTTATCTCTGTTAAGCATATACAGCACTCTGTCATGGTGCTTATTTTATTAAAATAAAAACATTTCAAATTTTACTGTTTATCAACATGTAGTAAAATTTGAAGTAATATGTGTCCAGATGATAGTAAATGCTACCATCACTACCCAAAGAATGGATATATAATGAAAAGGTGCCATTTCAAGAAAATGATCAGGTTGAATTTAAAGAAGTATCAATCTTCTCAGGACTCTTCCGAAATAAGACAAAGAGAGATTCAGGGCTACCAAAATACAGAGAAACTCTTGTGGGATTTCTGAATAGCACCGGTCAAGGATATCTCATAATGGGAGTAAAGGATGATAGGACAATTCTTGGTGTAGAAGATATGACTCCAGACGCAATTGATAAATTCAGACTATGGGTTGATTCTAATTTCAATAGTATTGTCTATAAGGACGGTAGGCCAATTGATCCTTCAATGATATCAATAAAATTCTACACATATCCTGTTATAGGATATAATTCAAATGTAGTTGTAATTGAAGTAATAAATAGGGGCAATCGTGATGTAATGCTTCGTTCTGGAACCATTATATACCGATTAAATGCTAGTAATTTCAAGGTTTCCACGGAGCCTATTTATAGAAAGAAGGATGTAAAGGGAATGATCCAGGCAGTTCAAGTGAAAATGCAGTCAGTCTTAGATGAAAAGAGAAGAAAGATTGAAGAACTTCATGATGAGATAAGAGATCTTAAGAGGGAGGTGCGGTATATTTATGAAAGAGAATCATTTTGCGATCGTATTATGAAGTTTCTGATTACGGCTTTTTAGAAGTAATAAAAAGTGTTTTTGCTAGCCTTTTATAAAAAAACCTATGAATCTTCCTTCTTAATTTCCCTTGCCGCAGGACAGAACTTGTAAAAGGGTTCAGAGTGTCCATCACGCATATACCATGTCTTATGTGCTCCAAAACTCTTTCGTTCAAATGAATCCTGTGTACAAAAATTTGCTAAATCAACCGCCTTCTTGGGTTTATTAGGAGATTTCTCAAGACAATTGGAATAAAAGACATCTTCAGGATAAGCTGGAGAGATATTAGGATAATCACGAATACATTTTTTCTGAAATGAATTCTTTCTAAAACTCAGGCCACCTACACCATAGAAACTGTTATTAATAGATTCATTCTTACCCCAAACCTGCTTTGAATTACCAATTGCCCCATTATAAGATCCGCATCCAATGTAGTCATATTTCATAAAATCCTTTATCCTATACTCAGAAGCCGGGCATAATACCGCATCAGTCTGAAATACCAAAATATTCTCAGCCTTTACCTTATTCCAAAACTTCAGGTCCTTAAATAATTCATTATACTGTGCAGGTGTTAAATTATCTGAATCAAGCGGTATCAAGAATACCTGTCTTCCCTTTATTTCCGCGATTGCTTCTCTAGCATAATCACTATTTGATTTACCATGAAATACATACATTGCCCAATCCTTTGTCATATTCTTATCAAAATTATCACATACATACTTTAACATCTTATGTTTTCTAGGTTCCACGATTACCATAGCATTACTTGACTCAGAATTCAAATAAAAATAAATAATAATTATAACAAGAGTAAGAACTCCAAATATAAGTATTGAATTGTCCATTTCTACTTACTGTTGCCATAATCCACGCATGACTTTTTCATATTGTTTGTGTACCTTAGAAGTAAGTAATTCTTGAGGCGTTTCTTGAGGCTTTTCCTCAGGCTGTATTAGTTTAGAAGCCTTTTCTTGTAAAGAATTCAATATAGATTCTTCTTCAGGTGTTAGACCAATGGTTTCAGAAGCATCCTTGGTCTTACAAGTTCCAACCCCACCCTTTCCGAAAATACATAAACTACTATTTTCATTAAACAAATATCCAATACAAAGAATAACAATCAATGAAAGCCAAGCGGCAGTGATCAAATTGCGTGTTGCTAAGAAGAATATGATAAATATAATGAATCTACGAAACCATGGTTGACTCAAGAAATTTTCTTGTTCCTTTGTGATCTCCATAGACAGAAAACGACCACCTAGATTAATTAATAACATAGCGGCTGCTATAGCATATGGTGATGATGCAATCGTTGTTAGAGTTTCTTCAAAAGGACCACTAGGTGGTAACGTTGCTGGCGGTGGTCCCCCAAAACTCATCTAATTCCTCTTTCCAATAAAATTTATGCTTCAAGATATTTGTATCATATTTACAATATACATAAGTACTGCCATGGCAGTCATCAGGCCAACGCGAGGACACCATTCAGCACCCAGCCATACAATAAAAAGAAGAACAAATCGCCATATTGGTGAGTCCCATAATGCTACCATTGTTAATGGGTAAGGTGTCCGGAGAGAAAGTCCTTCAAAAACATTCCAACCAAGTAATCCATATACCATGATCAAACGTAATGAAGCATCAATTACTCCTGAGGGTTCAGTGTAATCCATCTTACTTTATATAAAGGTTTCTATTTGTATGAAGATGAAGAACTATTGAAATTTTGCGAACCATGTGAACTACGTGAGATCTTCTGATTATCATCATCCTTCACAGGATTTGTAATAACTCGATCAGATGAAATTGCTAGTGGTTTCTCACCTGTGATTTTCTCAATAAACCACCTGTGGGGATTTGAAATTATCTTGGTTGATTGTTCAAATGTATCTATAGAATCAGAAAATCCTTCAGTAGCATCCTGCTTTTGTAGTCTAGCAAAAACAATAAGTGAAACCACTGCTGCTAGAAGTCCAGTTGGCCAATCTAATAAAGTAGCAAATACAAAGGGTGATGTAAAAAAGAGTAAAGATCCAAATATATTATCAAGAAATTCAAGTGACTTCCGGGGGGCAATTTCAGAAAATACACCTATTACAAGTAATCCTACGACTGACAGAATCGTAAGTGGAAAATGAAGCACTGAATGTGTATTAGTCATCCATGCTGAAATACTATTATCAACTTTTATGGGATCAATATCATTAATAGGAACAAGTGAACCCTTGGCCATTCTGCTAGATTGTTAAAGATTTACTTGGCATCTCTGGACATAGTGGATAAATATACAAACAAAAGACATATATTCAACTTAGATGGAGTTCGCATCCTTACAAGATGCCTTTCCTAGGGCTGAAAAAAAACGTTCAAAGAAGCCAAAGGAGGGATTTCAAGCATATGAGGTGCCACCTACAGATGCTGATCGCCCGGCTGTAAAAAGAATGCTTGAAATACCACCAATTAACCAACCACAATCTGACGATGATTCTGAATTTTTAGATCAAAGTAGTATTTTTGCTAAAAAGATGACAGTGAATAACTCTTTACCACCACCCAGATCTACGATTAAAATGAATGAAGGTGAGAATATTCCAAGTTTCTTTGGAGCCGAACCCTTTTCTAATCCCAGTGAAGACTCTATGGCATTATTTAATAAGAATGTTAGTAATCCAAATGGGTATATGTTAGAAGCAGATTTCACAAAATCCTTTAACCAAGATGGATTTGGAAAATCGAGTGGTGTCTCTGTTCCTATCCCTGAACTCCGGCAACGCTGGAAACCAATGTCAATAGACCGTTCTGAGACTGCGTTTACTAATGAGAATAAGAGTTACCAATTTTCAGGATTTAATACGGATGATATGAATGCCATGAGATCTAAGATCGATAGATTAATGGCTAGACTTGATGATCTTGAAAATAGGGCAGATGGAGCAAATCCACAACTCGAAATGCTTTCTTTTATCATGACTGGGCTTTTCTTAATGTTTGTGCTTGACTTGACGGTTAGAAAGGTATCTCATAGATAACGTAAATAATCTATATCATAAATAACCAAGTTATCTATATGCGTAATTTATGGTCAGATGGATGGAATTCCTTCTGGCATTTTACATTTGGCGCCCTAGCATATAAGATACCCCTAGTCCTCTTCATGTTTCTGGCTTACCAGGCTTTTGCGAATAATGGTCTATATGAGAAAAATGTTTCCATTGATATTCTGGAATTCTTCATTGGCTTAATAAGTATGACAGCAATGTCATACACATTAAACCAGGTTTATGAAATACCTCCAGATGTATTTACTGAAATTATTCCAGATATCATTAGTATTATATAGACCTAACCGAAGGTACAGGTCTATATAGACCTAATAAATTCCCATTGTAAATCCCTACAAATTTTCTCCCAAATCTTATCCTGAGCGTATAATTTATCTCTATTTTTCAATAAGGGGAAGCAATGAAGAAAAGAATCTAATTCCAATAGTTCACACAACTTATAGAGAACATATGAATAAGATAAGAAATTTGATCTTTCCGCAGGACAATGTTTCTGAAAACTCGGTTGAATTTCCTTGAACAAATAGCGCAACTTTTCCTCGGTCTCACGATCCATAACCGGTGCGGTATTTCCATTGAGTCTTGATAAAATATGCGGAACATGTTCATAATAAGAATTATACTTGAGTTTCTTAAGAATCTCGCGTATTTTACTACGATTCAAGGATGATGGTTGTATTCTCTCCTTCTTAATTTGACCCTCAATATTTTCGAAGACTTCCTCTGGAATTTCTGTGCTTTCCTTTGCCTGGAATTGCGCCAACCATTCGTTAAAATGATTAATACGCTTGTAAGCATAATATGAAACTTCTCTTGGTGGATCCTTATAACTAGGCTTATCAGAATCCATTAAAATGAGTTTATGAAATCCACAATGAGGGCATGATACTGTAGCATCATTGATTGATATTTTCATATCTTCTCCACAAGCATCACACATAAATGACGTGTCATTTAGGGCGTGCATAGAAGGTCTATTATAATGAGGATCCATTCTTTGTAAATACTGATCTAAGAGAGCATCTCGACGCAAGGTATCACCACCATGTTCCCTTGTGTGAGAATATGAATTAGAAGGAATCTGGAGTTTTGTTCCACTTATATCTTGCCTAGAAGCATTCTCAAGGGCTTCAAACACACTCCCTGGCCTTGCCCTATCAGCCACTGATATTACATTATCCGCCCCCCTGTTAATTCTATCCTGAATATCATAATATTGAAAGAGAAGGTCACCCGTTTGTAAATAATAATCAAAGACTGCCCCCTTCTCATCAATAGAGTCCATCTTGGTCCTCAATTCTTTAATAGATTGTTCAACCCTATATCTTTCAACATCATTAGTTTCTTTCTTGTATTCATTTGTAAGTTGAATATATTTCTCCTTCAATATATTTACTTGTTCTGAGGAATCTTTAACCTTCGTTAAATAATGCTGGTGAACTGTATCAAGGGTAGTTCTTGCTTCTGGATTTGATCTCTTTGAAGGTCTTATTTTAAAGAAGGGATCACTCATTAACTAAAGATTCCCTCTTATACTTCTTTAGCCCTAACAAGATGTGTTAGGCTTGCGTCTAGTTTATGATAGAAATTCTTCCGGTCTAAAATTAATAATACAAATTAGTCTCTACTCATAATAAAATATATGTAAGATATGCTATTATCTTAGATACATATGATCACTATAAGCAATTGATCAGATAATATGAAATCTGGTTATACAATATTAAGAAGATTAAGGTTGATACAAGGATGGCTTAAAAATAATCAGATAATTCTAAAATTACCTCCCGGCTGATTCTGTTAATTTTTGATTTTTGGCGGAATTTTACAAAGTTCCAAAATTTTTTTCTCTCCTGTAGGTATAATCATATGACAGGAGGTGGCTTGATGCAATTGGTTGCCTATGGCGCTCAGGATGTATATTTGACTGGAAATCCCCAGATTACCTTTTTTAAGGTGGTCTACAGGAGACACACCAACTTCGCGATGGAGTCCATTGAGAACCCCTTCAACGGTTCTCCTGGCTTCGGTCGCAAGGTAACTTGCACGATCCAGCGCAATGGCGACTTGATCTACCGCATCTACCTACAGGCCACTCTACCCAAGGTGACCCTAACCACCAATGATGGCTCTGGTGCCCAGTTCCGCTGGCTCAACTGGGTCGGCCACAACTTGGTCAAGAACGTCGAACTCGAAATCGGTGGACAGCGTATCGACAAGCACTATGGTGACTGGCTACACGTGTGGAATGAGCTCACCCAGGAGCCTGGCAAGCAGGCTGGTTATGCCAAGATGGTTGGCAACGTTCCCCAGCTAGTCAATCTTCTAGTCCAGGGTGGTGAGGATTGCGACAATGACTGTGCCGGCGGCGAGCCCAACACCTCCAACGAGTTCCTCATGTGCTCTCCCGAATACACTCTATACATTCCTCTACAGTTCTGGTTCAACCGCAACCCTGGCCTTGCTCTACCTTTGATCGCCCTCCAGTACCACGAGGTCCGCATCAACCTAGAGTTCAACGACCTACGCAACCTATGCTGGGACAGCACCCCCGCTACCAGTCTAGGCAACGTCCACACCATCCGCGACCGTGTGGCTGCTGCTGGTCTAGTTGCCGCCTCCCTCTATGTAGACTACATCTACCTAGACACTGATGAGCGTCGCAAGTTCGCCCAGGTCTCCCACGAGTATCTCATTGAGACCCTACAGTTCACTGGCGGTGAGTCCATCACCTCCTCCTCTAACAAGCTCAAGCTCAACTTCAACCACCCCTGTAAGGAACTCATCTGGGTTGTTCAGCGTGATTCTTTCGTCTCCTGCGATGATGGTATCGTCAACCCCTGGAAGGGACAGCAGCCCTTCAACTACTCTGACTGGTGGGACCGCTCTGTCCTCGAGTCTGGATACTCCGTCACTCGCGTCGAGGGACTTGCCGGCAACAACCCCACTGTCACTGCCCTACTCCAACTCAACGGCCACGATCGTTTCCAGGTTCGCGAGGGACGCTATTTCAACGAGGTCCAGCCCTACCAGCACCACACCAACGTCCCTGCCGTTGGTATCAACGTCTACTCCTTCGCCCTCCAGCCCGAGCAGCACCAGCCCAGCGGCACCTGCAACTTGTCTCGCATTGATAACACCACCCTCCTACTCACTGTCTCCAACAACGCGGTCGGCACCTCCACATCCTCCACTGTCCGTGTCTATGCTACCAACTACAATGTTCTCCGTATCATGTCTGGCATGGGTGGACTTGCCTACTCCAACTAAGGGTTTCAAAAAGAAACTTTCTACAAAATACGAAAGTGTGGACATAGCCCACAGTTCCGAATTTTACTATAAGTTTCCGACATACGTTAATATCTAAAAAAAAATTATATTTATTTATGATAAATGGATAAGTGGATTATCCTAGGATCAGATCCAATGGGTAAACTTCAAAAAAAGTCGCCTGAAATTGCTAGATTACTAGCTAATAAATTAAGAGATAAAGAATCAGAACTGATTCATAGCCTTGATGGCACAAACGTATCATCTGCACCAATAATAGGAAGTCATATAAATAATAATAATCGACCTGCTATTATTGTTAATACTACTAAGGGAAGTATTCAAGGGCATATTAAAACCGATATACCGATTGTTAAAAATGAATTACAAGATATATCTATTTTATTACAACCATTAAATATTAAGATACCGAGGGGTGATCTAGTTTCTATAGAATTGAAAAATGGCCTGGGTAATAGAATTTTCCAAATACTTGCTGCTATGAAGTATGCTGAAATGCATAATAAAAAATTTGTTATTTGTAAGTCGTTATGTATAGAAGGTAATAAACCGCATGAAAAAGGTTTGGGTGTAATGCTACATAGACTTTTTCCAAAAGTAGAAATAATCGATTCAATGCCAGCATACAATGTAGTAAAAGAAAAGATATTATTCAATTATTCACCTATAGATTACTGCGAAACAAATGTTGTATTATCTGGATATTTTCAAGATCATAGGTATTTACCTCATAAATTTACCATTCCAATTAATAGACCTCGATTTCTAGAAAATACTTGTTTTGTACATATCAGGGCAGGTGATTATTTATTATATACAGATGAATGGGGATTTGATCTTAATTATTACTATCAACAATGCTTTGAAATGATTGGTATAGGAGTTAATTTTCTAGTATTTTCTAATGATAATATTTATGCCGATAGTTATATGAAGAAGTTTAATGTAAAATATAGTATATCTAATACAAGCAATCCACTAGATGTTCTATTAGAAATGGGGAGTTGTGCTGGAGGTATATGTGCTAATTCTACACTCAGTTGGATAGGTGCATATATACAGGAAGATAAACGAGGTAGAATATTCATGCCGTCTATATGGAATAATTTAAGGAATTGTAATGGGATATATCCTCCCTGGGCAACTGTTGTTGGAGTTAAAATGGAATCACCCACTATTAAACTTGTAGAAGATATTACATTTGTTCCAAATAATACACCAAAATATTTAATGCTAGAAAATAAATCAGATAACCATTATGGGTTAATGGATATAGTAATACCTGTTGGGCCAAATGATATTGAAATAATTAATACTCAAATTATTTATACAAAGGCAAATATATTATATCATCGAAATATATACTTAATACATGCTAATACTGATTTAAAAATAGAAGGGTGTACAACTGTTTCTGAAAATATGTTTCCGTTTAATATGAGTACTATAGAACAATTGTATGGTAAAACGACAAGAAATGGATGGTATCTTCAGCAGTTATTAAAATTATATGCTGGATTTATTATACCAGGTATTCTAGATAGATATCTAGTGGTTGATAGTGATACATTCTTTCTAAAACCTACTGAATTTATAAAAAATGGAAAATGTTTATACACATACGGAAAAGAATATCACCTTCCATACTTTGATCATATGAAACGTCTACATCCATCATTTAAGAGAGTAGATAAATTAAAGTCAGGAGTATGTCATCATATGATGTTCGATACATCAATCATAAAAGAAATAATAAATCTAGTAGAAACTTATCATAGATGTAAATTCTACGAAATATTTTTAAAATCAGTTACAGATATACAGAACTCAGGGGCTTCTGAGTATGAATTATACTTCAATTATGTTCTACAAAATTATCCAGATGGTATAATCTTAAGAACTCTAGAGTGGGAGAATGTAGATAAGTTAACAAAAAATATAAAGAATGATTTTGAGAGTTTACATTGGTATATTAGAGATAAGTCACCTTTTATAATAGGTTCGATCTCATCGTTACCAGACCTACCAAAATCATCTGTTTCTTTATCTAATATTACAAATTCAACTGATTTATATAGTATATATGATGTTATGATTATAAATATTCCTGTATATAATCGTAAAAATTACAATGCTTGTATAGTTAATAATCGAATATTTTTTAGATCAGTAGATAGACCTGGAGAAGATGATATAATGACATGTGAATTTAATAACTTAAGATGTAATGCAGGAACTTTAAGAACATTATCATTAGTATCTAGTTTCCCAAATAATAAACATGTTGAAGATCCACGGGCAATTTATCATAAGGGACACTGGTTTGTCTGTTATACAGATGGGTATAAGGTTGGAATTGCAAAATTAGATTTACAGTGTAATACAATATACTCACATTATCTTAATAAACCAGATGAAGTAAAATTTGAAGGAGGTGATGGTCGTGAAAAGAATTGGATACCGTTATCAATGGGAGATAGTATACAGATTTGGTATAGTGATAACCCTAGAACAATTATGGTATATGAAGATACTGGATCAAAATTGGAATATAGAAGATTTTTTAAGACAAATCAATATATAAAATGTAGGTTTGGTAATATTAGAGGAGGTTGCCCCCCTATTGATTATGATGAAAATACTAAAATATGGTTCTTTCATACTCTTTTTAATAGAAAATATAGAATAGGTGCGTATCTTACAAGGGGGTTAGAAGTCATTAGCATAACACCATCTCCAATTTTAACTGGAGAACATATAGTCTTTCCATGTGGAGCAATAAAAAATGGTAATGATTTTTATATTTCAATGGGAATACAAGATAGAAATGTAGGAATATTGAAGATTTCAAATGCTATAAACTTTGTCCCAGTGTAATAATGTATATTATGAAATTAGACTTAGAAGGCTAATTTCATAAAGTTAATTATTTAAGAAACACGAGTAAAAACCAGATAGGAATCATCCTTTTCCCTAAAAATTATTTCATACCCCTTCTTTAATAGAATTTCTTGAGCCTTCTGTGTAGTAGGCCAATTCGCATCATCAAAAACCCAATAGCCACCTATTTTTAATTTATCATACCATAAATTTACCTCATCAACCGTATTTTCCTCAGAATGGTTTGAATCTTGATGTAGTAAACTGATTGATCCTGAAGCATAATGACTACATATATCTGTAGTCTTTGATCTTATTATTAAAGTGGATCCAGATAATCCTGCATTTTTTATAACTGTATTTGTATAGTTATAGAAGAATTCGTAATCAATATTATTCCACCATCGTGTATTAGCATCATCATTATTTCCCTCCTGAGAAGCATTTTTTGACCAGGCATCTATACCTACAGCACTGCCATTTTTTGATCTAGCAGCCAACGCAATAGGTAATAGACTTCTTCCAGCAAATACACCTAATTCAACGCATAAAGGAGTATCATGCTGAGAAACTAATTTATACAAATGTATTGCTTTATCAAGTGTACACCAGCCATGAAGTGTCGGGACTATATTTTTTATATACTCTAAATCCATATAATCATAAATATATTTATAGTTTCTATTTTTTACGAGGATAGTAGATATGGAAACTATATTAAATGCTCCAGCATTCATTATAAATCTTAAATCAGAAGATGCTAGGCTTTTATATTCTACTGAAAATATAAAAGAAGCCGGATTTACAGATATAAGAAGATTTGATGCAGTTCTGGGAACAAATGAAATTCAAGTAAAGAATGCTTTAGATTTATTAAATAATCCTGAAATACATGATATGGAACCTCCGGGAAAATTAGGATGCTTATTATCCCATTTAACATTATTAAAATATATTATTGATCAGAATTTTGAAAAGGCAACTATATTTGAAGATGATGTATTTTTTCATCCTCAATGGCATCATTTAGCAAGAGAATATTATAATGAAACACCATCAGATTATGACATAATATTTATAGGCAATTCAGTTGACAGTATAAGATTAGGAATAGCATCCAATAATAAAATTTTGACAGATTCATGTTTTAGTGCTCATTGCTATACAGTGACTTTAGAAGGAGCAAAGCGACTACTTAATGCTAGTCTAAAATGGAGATATGATATGTTTAATGAAATGTTTTCAGGTCAAAATATTAAGGGTCTTTATGCTTTAGATATTATATACAAATTTACAGAAATGATGATTATTATGAAGAAGATAGAAAGAGAATTCACATGGTATTGTTGGAATGGCACGGTATACCCATGTGAATTTAATACCATACCATTTTCACGATATAATATAGCCAACGCTGGCCTAGTTTTTCAGGCCCTTGATAAATTTGAGACCACTGTAAATCCTACGCCTTATTAGATATGCTGAGCATTATTTATATTACCTTCAGGGAGAATTGTATGTTTGAGTGGTTCATAGAACCCTTGAAAAAATCGATTGCCGAGAATGGCTTTAATTTTCCAATACAAATTATCGTTGTAGACGGATTCTTATACGAATGCCCTGATAAAACCGCAAGGCGTGAATATTTTTCACAGAAGGTTGGAAATCTGGAATTGACTCATGTATCTCCAAAGCCTACAAGATGGCAAGGGGAATTTAAATTAACCCAAGAAAACTATTTCGCAGCAGCAAATACTCGGAATTCTGGGGCTTGTTACGCAAAACATGGATTTATTGCCTTTGTTGATGATCTAGGAATCATAAAGAGCACTTGGTTACCGGCAGTGGTGAATGCCATGAGAAGAAATGAAATCCACTGTGGTGCTTATACGAAAGTTAAAAATATAGTCTACGATCTTTCCTCTTGTTCTTATAATGGAGGTGATGAAAACGGTGGAAGAGATCATAGGTTATCAGTATATAATCAAGATATAAGTCCATGCCCAGGTGGGCATGTATACGGATCATCTTTTTGTTTACCCAAGAATGTATATTTTGAATTAAATGGTCAAAATGAGATGTATGATGGCTGTAGCGGGGGTGAAGATTATGACTTTGGTATTCGATTACAGAAAACTGGTCACAAGATATTTTATAATAAACAAATGTTTATTAATGAAAGTGATTATACCTTTGGATCTGATAGTTCAAGGCGATGTATACGGGCAGATCCTGAAACGAGCAATCACAATTTTGTAAATGCCCTAAGAGAATATAGGCTCACAGATACTGCTCCCGCAAGAAGAGATCTATCACACTTTATGTTATCATATTGTTATTCTGGACCTAACAAAGTAAACCCCGAATTCTCTTTAGCAAACTACAATATGCTTATATTACAAGGCAATACAGATCCCTTTTTAAAGCCAGTAGCAGGACAAATACATTTCTTTACTAAGAAACCTATTTCTAGTAGCGATTGCCTGGATAATTTTTAATATCATATAGAATTATATGGATAAAATTAATAAGGTATTTTACATTAATCTGGATAAAAGAGGGGGGAGGCGTAAGCAAATTGAAGAAGAACTTGCCACAAAATTCTTGTTCAATAACGCAGAGAGGTTTGCAGGTATTCTATCTGAGCCAGGTATACATGGATGTACTATGTCTCATATATGTTTATTTCGCAAGATGATTCTTAATAATTGGGATACCATGATGGTATTTGAAGATGATGCCAAGTTACTGACAAGTCGTCAAGATATTGATAAGTATATAAATGTATTCTTACAAGATGATAAATTGGATATTCTATGCCTCGGTAATAGTTGTGGAAATAATACTCCCTATAATGATTTAATGAATCGTTGTTTTAATACACAGACTAGTTCATGTTATGTATTAAAAAAGAAATTTGTTAAAGAATTGCTAGAATGTTATTTTGGCGATCCGGCAGAATCAATGACCTATCCTGAAAATAGCACTGATTTAGGTCTTCATATTGGAAGTATTGATACATCATGGTTTCCTTTACAGCAGACACATTATTTTATGATGCCAAAGATACGTCAAGTTATACAGAGACCATCTTATAGTGATATAACGCATAGAATGGCGGACTATAAATTATAAACTAAGTATATATGTCTAAATCATTGTGTGAATTAGCAGAATTATATAGAGTAGATAAATGCCCGGCAATACTACATGATTCTACCCCCACATATAATAAAATATTAAATCCTCTAAGGCAAAGTATAAATCTAGTTCTAGAAATTGGAATCGGTAATTCAGGATTAATGGAACCAATCTGTGGACCTAAGTATAAACCAGGGGCAAGCCTTCGTATGTGGAGGGATTATTTTCCCAATGCCCGCATTGTTGGTTGTGATATTTTAGACTCAGTAATATTTAATGAGGATAGAATCGATACATATGTAGCAAATCAGAGTGATAAAGATTCGTTATTATCCCTAGTAACTGAAGATATTAATCCTGAATCTGGATATATTGATTTAATAGTCGATGATGGGTCTCATGGTGAAAATGATCAAAGGATTTCTTTTGAAACTCTATGGCAATTCGTTCGTCCAAATGGTGGATTATATATAATTGAAGGTATATGGTTAGGAGAAAATTTAGATAGAATAGCAAATCTACCAAAGGACCTCAGGTTTGATGATGCTAAGTTAATTGAAAAATATAATGGGAAGAATGATTATCAGGGGTTTGTAATTTTTAAGAAAATAGTACTATAGATAATGTCATTAAATAAATACGTATCTCCGAAATTAATAGGAGGCCTTGGAAATCAATTATTTATACTTGCTGCAGCAATGGATATCGCATTGAAAACTAATAGAATAATAATATTTCATGAAAGACCTGGAAATACACATTCAAGTGAAAAGAGAACATTAACAGATTTATTTCCTGATATCTCTATTGATAGGGAAAGAGTAATAAATAAAGAATACTCTGGTTTAGATTTTACTTGGAAAGATATTTTATCTGATATAGATCATAATCAGATAACTATCTTTATTTCAGGATATAATCAACACCCAAAATATATACCTGATGGATTTTCTAATTTTATAAATAATATTCCACTAATACCTAATTATAATGATATGAAAGATATAGCATTTCTTCATATAAGAAGAGGTGATTACGTAGGTCATCAAACTTATTACATAGATACAAATATGTATTATACATCTGCGGTAAAGAATCTTTTAAACGAAAATCCCAATATTAAAATACTTGTGATAAGTAATGATCTAGTTTGGTCGAATAACTATATTAAAAATCTACTAAAAAATATATTGCCAACAGATAATATTTTATTCTTAGATAAAGAATATACTGCTACAGAATCATTAAAAATAATGGCAAATTGCTTGGGAGGTGCTATATGTGCCAACAGCACATTTTCGTGGTGGGGGGCGTATGTTAATAAGAATAGACCTATATATATGCCATGCCCCTGGTCATCATATGATGCAAGCCCCGATCTGGGTCTTTATTTTGAAGATGTAAAAAAAGTATCATGGAATACTGGTGAGATCTTATAATGTCACTTCAAGCCCAGGCCACTCTCCAAGCATTGCTTCCATAGCCGCCTGTCTTCTTTCAAGTGGATTACCCTTTAACGTAGCAGATCGGCGTTTCCACCACCATTCAAATCTAAGGGCCTCTCGCTTAGATTCAAACCCCTTGATATAACAAACTCTATACCACCCCCCAGGAATCCTAGAAGTTGCTCTAGCACCACCTGCTAAAATACCATTATGTTGTTGAAGACGACGATCCACGTCAACTGTGGCTCCTACATAAGTCCTAGAAGGGGCTTCTACAGTAGCCAGTAAATAGACGAACCATGGTTTCTCCATTAATAATAACTAGTTATAAATGTTTATACTAAAATAGAATGGATCCCAAGGGTTTACCTGATATAGCAAATATAGGAAATTACAAGGCAAATGAAGACTGGTGGTTTATTCTACCTGCTATAACCTTAGTGGATACAATCTTGATTTTCTTAGTGCGCTTTAGGCCTGATATTTTTGGAATACCTATTAATCAATGGTATGATGAATTTGGCCTGGCAGCCGTCATGTCAGATGTTATGATTATAGCAATTGGAATTGCCATCACCCGGTACATCTATACTGCGTATTTCATGGAAGAAGAGGGTTGGTCTATTTGGCACTTCATCGGCCTAGCAATTGTTATACAAGTAGTTCATGATCTTGCATTCGCTTTCGGAGTTGTTCAGAAAATTCCCAGAGGACATAATTCTATGATTGATGTCTTCAAGGCCTATATAGAAGGTGGTCCTAAGATTATTTTAACAGATGCCGGTATGATAGCAGGATCCATTGGTATTGCCGCATTCCTGAAGAATCAGGATTTCCATTATACAGTTGCAACTAGTTTGGTAACATTATACGCCCTGTCGTATATTTTATTTACTAATATAAAGTAAGATGCCTTATATACCACCCCACTTGAGGCCTGGATATACTCCAACCATAAAGCCAACTGTAGATTACACTGGAAAGGTTCATTGGCCTACGAATTTAGATTCTAATACTAATGTCAAACAACCTAAAAAACTACATAGCCCTAGGACACATCCTCATACCTTGGGCATAATATCAGCAAAATCTGCCTTAAAGTTAACAGATCCAATTACCCCAAATAATCAACCCATTGTTAGACCTGGAACAGTACCAGCAAAGTTCCGCCCCGCCCTACGTGCCACATATAAGGCAAATCGTAAAAGAAAAACAATAAGGACAAGAAAGTTTAAGCATTCTAAGAAATGTAGGTAAGCCTTAGATCTTAGTATTAATGGATACACACATCAATTCGTTATTTGCTGTGTCCTTCCAAACAGTCTTAATTCCAATAGATCCCTTCAAAGATATATCAAATGGAATATTAGATACGGTATTCAGATTACCTGGCATAATAGGGCAGCCACTAGGCAAGGTAGTACATAGATTCTCCACCGAAGGAGAAAGGGGTATAAAATTATATGTTATAGAATATGTAGCGCTGCCACCAGAAACTTGTGTAGGAACATTCATTGATAAGAGTAAAGTAGAATTCTGACCTGAAACAGGTGGATCAGGTAAAAATGACATTGATTTTATCTTAAAGAGCGATGTAGATTTAGAGCAATCCATTACAGATCCTAGTGATGCTAGGAGGCCAAGAAGCATTCTATTCAATAAATCTTATTTATCCTTAGGTCTAGAGACAAAGGAATTAAAGTCTAAGAATTGTATTGCGGATGCCTTTGATTCTAGAATCTTATAAAACATTCCATCCCCCCCGTATACATTTTGCCAGATACCCTGAGAATTTAAATTATAGGGTATAACACCAGAAGATGTATCTATTTCTCCAATGACTATTTGATTACTCTTTGGCATCATTTTTCCATCTAATCCCTGAACTTTTGAAATATACAAGGTATTCAGGCTATAACATTCCTTACGAAGATGCTTAAAATAACCATCCCTACATAAATTATCATCATCAGCGTGAATTACGAAGTCTCTCTTTTCTAAAAGTTTCCCGTATTTATTTCTTATACCATGACCCCAGTGTCCAAGTGCGACTGGTTCACACTCTTGAATAATTTTACAAGTGAATTTTCTTAAATCAAATCCTGGCCTTGTAGAATGACCATCATATACAATTGTCAAACAATCTCGATCTTCTAACTGAAGCATCAGAGAATCAAGCATTCTCTGAAGACATGGCTTACCAGTAGTTGCTATTATTAGATTAAATGACGGAATTCTTCTTTCATTCGTATATTCTAGAGTCTTTGGATTTAGTTTAAGAACCATATTATTGAAATTATAAATCATTTCATCTGAAGAATTCAAGAGTGTCTTAAAATGTAAAGAGATTCTCTCGAACTTATGATCAGCATTTCCTATGGGCCATACGAAATGAGAAATTATGATCGACCCTATAATAGGAGGAAGTTCCTTTTCTGATAAGTAAATATATGGTGTAATTGTATCGAGGTCACATAAGCCATATTTAATCAAGTTATATGCGATAAAAGATTGATCCATACATCCAGGCAGAAGTGAGCCTGATTCTTTTAGATTTGAAATATGCTTGTTAATAGTGGCAAAGACTGATCGAATCTTTCTTGAATTTTTAAATAAGAGAGTCCCAGAATTAAGAGAAGGGTGGGTTTTATCAATCGTAGTAAAGTCAAAAAAATAAGCACCGTGCCCCACTCCATAAATATCATATTCTTTCATGGCATATACCTTATCTTCTACTAGAAGATCGAATAGTCTTGTAAGATTTCCTTGTATTAAGATATCTGTATCAAGATAAAGAATTTTACTATAATTATTTATGAATTCATACTCAAATATACGTAGTCTGGCACACCCTGCCCCATGCTGTGATGTAATGTCCATTGTCATAATATGTAGAGGAAAATGTAACTTATTAATAAGATCTTTCACCTGACCAACAAAGGATTCACTTGTTAAAATCAGAAATTCGAGATCACAAGGTGAATATAATTTTATACTAAGAAGTAAAAGTTCTAGAAGTTTCAAATATGACCTGTTATGAAAGACACAGAAGTAAACAAGTGACTTAGTATTTTCTAAAATAGGCTCTTCAACTTCAATTAGATCAGGAATTGTATCTTTCAACACAGTAGTCTCTTGTTCACCATCTATTACAAAATCTTTTAGACGTATTAGAGTAAATCTTTTAAAATCCTCTGAAAATATAATAATATGCTCATTTCCACTCCACTGGACTTCATATATTCGATCATATAGACACTTATATTTTCCACGACCCCAGGTTGTAACTATTACATTATTCTTCTGAAATACCACCTTACCAATATTCCATGTATATTGTCTAAATAAGAGTGGTTCTATAGTCCTAGGATCTGATATTTTCATTACTAGTTCTAGAAGATGAGATAGGTGATATTTCATACGCTGAATCTTCGGTATCTTATTCCCACCATAGAAGTGATTCAATATGATATTGGCGTCAGCAATTGGTGAGACAGGATTTTTCTTATTTGATAAGAATACAAAATTAGATAAAAGAGACAACTCAAACAACCCTTGTGTATAACAAAAATAATTTAGAAGGGATTGATCGATACCTAGATCAGATGAATTTTGTCCCTTGTTTAGGATTTGCGTAAATAGGTAGGTAATCGTAGGGCTATTATTGAAAAGAATTACTCCAGCATTTACTCCAGGAGTAGATTTATCGATAGTTTTAAAATCAAAAAATGCTAGACCATGTTGATTTGATTCTATAGTAGTATCAGGCTCAATAACAGCATAGACTTTGTCATTGATATGAAGACTAAAAATTAGGGTTAGATCATTCTGAATCAGAATATCGATATCCAAATATAATAGTTTCTTGTAATTGGTTATTGAAGGATATTCGAAAATCTTAAATCGACTCAGCATAACATCATTCAATGTCTGGCAATTCATTGTGAATATTTTTAAAGGTATATCGAGTTGTTTTGATATAGTATTTATATCTGATATAAAATCCGGTGAAGTCATTATTAATATGTCAAATGTTTCAATATTAGAATATAATTTCATGCTGAATAGAAAGAGTTTTAAATACTCCAGTATTTCTTTATTTAAAAATACTGAAATATACACCAAGTCCATATAATTTCTTAGTATATTCTTTTATGACGAAATTGCCGTAAGCATTAATTCTCCTATAGGTTGTAAGATACCTTTTGTTACAACAGGATTATACCATTCATTCTTAATCATATAAATAGAATGTGGGGTCTTAGCAATTTTCTGAGTCTGCTTTATTTCGTTAGACCATGGGCAATCCTCTGGATTTACATATTTCATGAAATATGACTTGTTCCATAGGGAAAATTGGTGTGTCATTAAATAAGCAGAATTTTGAGAAAATTTATATATATTATTTATATTCTCAAGTGTATACAGTGGTGAATCAGATGAAATACGTAAGACATCCATATTATAATCAATGAAGGTATCCAAATAAATAGATAGATCAATTGGCTTAAATGCCCAGAAATCCTCCTGCATATAGTAAATATAATCCTCGGGTATCTGTTTTAATCCTGTTAAGAGTCTTTGACCCCATTCTCCAGAACCTGTTTTAATATGTATTACTTCTTCATAAAAGTCTGGTGCTTCTTCCTCAGATAAGAAATAAATCTTATAGGGCCCCTTTACATTTTTCTTAAAATAGTGAAACCAGGGGTTCCAGAATTTCTTATATTTATCAAATGTATGAAGAACAACTGGAGTTACCGGATAGTCAATAGTCTTATACAGGGTATTAAATGAATTTAGAAAGTATGATGTATTGCCTATATGTACACATTTATCTGATAAATCATAATTCAAACACCCATCACTTCTTCTATAAGTAAGATATGGATTGAAATACTTGTAATTATATTTTACACAATACTCTTTCAATAATCTATTTAATTCATCTGTATATTTAACTCGATCACTATTTGATCCAATGAAGGGTAAAGGGTGATCGTGTGTATGATCTGCTTGATCAGTAGGAGGGGATACTCCTACTATCACTATAGCCTTATATTCAGTAAGATTCTTCTCTATAGTTTTAAAATAAGAGTCTACTAAATCCTGACATATTTCCAAATAATTCCTCCCCTGTTTCTCTTGAACACCAATATGACACCTTACATCTATTTCTCCATAGGCAAGGCAAAAGGTAGTATTCTTTGAAAGATGAGATTTATCAAAATTAACAATTGTTTGATCTCTTCCTATCCTATACATTGTTACTCCATGTAAGAATAGATTTCTATGTGGCACTGTTAGTCCAGTGAATGAAGCAGCCCCATGACTATCTCCATAAATAATTAAATGTGAATCAATCAAAAATCCAGTAGAATATTCAAAATCTCTGGGACCTATCCGAATAGAAATATATTCTGTGGAATTTGAATTAAATCTGAGAATATGATGAGACCCATTCCAACTTGCGATAATAATGTTGGAATCTTTAATATTAAACATACCCCTTCCCCAATGGGTCTCTAAGATCATCATCCCATCCTTGTCTATTATAAATTTAATATACCCTTTACCCCAACTGAATGTTTTACCTATAATATCCAGGGTTGTAGTATATGTGATATGCTTATTCAAGGTCTTTTCTAGAAATTCACACATACGATTATATTTGTGCGAGAAATTTCCTATAGGATACGAAAAGTGGCAAATAGATGAGGTTTCATAGTTTTCTACAGTATCATTTCCTTCATATAGACTGACATGTGGATTCAGAAGTTGATTATCATACAAGGAGTCCTTTATAGCATGATAATTAATAAAGGGTTGATCTAGACAATATGGTGTTTTTCTACCCTGTAATATGAATGTATTTACGTGATCCAGTATTCTTTGAAATAGTGATTTCATTGTTTCAGAATTCAAGAATAATAGAGTTCCACTATTAATCCCAGTCAGGGATCTACTGATTTTATTGAAATTAAAGAATTTAGAGCCAAAATTTTCACTCTCAATTGTTCCAGACTGGATACCATGGAGTAGATCTTTGATATCTAAATTAAAAATTGGGTTAAGATCTGCTTTTATTAAGATATCCGTATCAATATATAAAAGTTTGTCATAGTGAAGATCGGGATAATCAAAAATTCTTAGACGAGCACAAGCAGCCTCGAAAATAGTCTTACATTCCAAGGTGAAGATCTTGATATCTATTCCAAACTTAAGACCCATATTTAGAACATCTTGAGAGAATTCAGATTGTGTTATAACAAGAAAGTCAAAATCTAAGGGTGAGTAGAATTTCATAGATTTTAATAAAAGATCTAGAAGTTTCAGATAATCCTTATTATAGAAAACACAGCAGTATACTAGATTCTTTGACCTAATAGTATTAGGGATTCCCTCTTTATAAGCCCAATAATGCTTGAATATAGTGAGTCCATCATCATTGATAATAGAATCACCCTGGAATAGTTTATAATTATTAATAATAGATTGATCAATGTGAGCCGGTATTTCTTCATACAATTTATAGTGTATAGGATCTGCTATACTATTAAAAAATGTAAAGAGTTGTTTACATAAGATATGGTAGTCAGATTGTAATTGTGATACATCCATTGTGTAAACAGATCTCAGGGCATTATAGATAATCATATTCTCAGGTTCAGCCCCAAGAATCCCTTGAAAGATTGTCCCAGGGACAGTAACAGATCTTACTGAGAAAAACTTGTAATCTTTTATTATACTGTCTATAGGTTGATAGATCATGGCATCAGAATCCATAAAGACACCGCCTTTCACATATAGAAAATAGTAACGGAATAGATCTGCCTTATGTTCCCCTTGTTTAATTGAATTGAACTTTTCAACTATATCTGAGAATTCTTTCAATGGATTTGCCTTGAAGAAATGAATAATATCAGAATCTAAGAAATGTAGATAGCGCCATTCGGGAGATAACATCGACTTTATCATTTTCGTCAGATGCGGTTGTAAGCGTTCTTTTGAAGTTTGAAAAAATAATTTGGGTATTCTTTGAATACTCATACTATTTACTGAAGCGGGAATCAAGTTGGCCCGGAATACACAGTTATCACGTATTTAATTCTTTTAGTATACCTATCCCTGGAAATTGTTTTTCCAAAGGCCCAATATCTAATCTAGCCCAGGCCTTATGTATTCCAAATGATCTTTCTGAATAGATTGACTCTATTGAGAATAATCGAGATTCTTTCCATGATGGTTTATACATAGGAATATTGTGATTTATACCACAATAGTATAAATCTTCTGGACACTGAAATGGGTATGGAACATTATCAATAATCTCTAACATTTTTGACTTCTTTCTTAATGAAAGGCCTCCATTTCCCACATAACATGATTCTTTCAATATACTCTCAGGCCACGGTGCCCCAACGTAGTCATAATGAATGAAATCATATATCAAATCTTTTCCTGGAACACTTATCATCGTGTCAGTCTGGAATATTAAAAATGTTTCAGTAGGAATCTGTTCTATAAATGATCTAGTAGATATTAGTTTACTGTATCCATGCCAATCTATATTTTCTACATTTAAGTTAATCAACTTAATTCTATGTGATCCAAGAGATTCAATTATCTCTTCTAGCCATTCTTTATTTGAAGTTCCATGGAAAATAATAAAATTCCAGCGGTAATCTAGATTATCTGTAAAATTTTTCAAAACAAATCGCATTGCCTTGTGTTTTCTAGGTTCAACAATTACAGCAGTATACATACCTGGGCCTACAGGTGTCTTATCAAGTGATCCAAAAAATACAGAATTAAATATTTTATTACGTCTTTCTAGTAGGACAAATCTCTCTTTCAAGAATATATCTTTATCAGGAATTTCTAAATTAATCTGGTCTTTATCAGGAATTCCTGTGAGTCCTTTTAACCCAAGAGGCTCCAAATAAGATTCTGGAACTAATAGAGGAGTGCCAACGCTATACGCCAAGGGTATAGATCCTGACATAGAATGATGCTTATGATTTGTTGAGTAACTAGTTGTTGGCCAAACTAGGATATAGTGTGATTTACCAGCATATTCAATTAACTTAGATGCTTCTAGTTTATTAAACTTTCTGATATTAGGCTCAGTATTCTGAGTATTCATATCTCTATCAACCAGTATAAAGTCTATTTCCTTGTAATTTGAAAATAAGGATGGCAAGTTAAGGTTATTAGTAGCATTTCCAACTGATAAGACGGTTAATCTTTCATATTTGGATTGTAAGGTGGCATTCCATACTGGTAGGATCCAGGTATTGGGATCAGATGGTGGTGATCTTAAATTAAATTGCCGTGTCTGATATTTACAGTAACACTTGAGATTAAGTTCTCGTTTACTATCATGCTCCGTCACTAAAACACGCGTAGTATTATTCCAATAGGGATTGTATCCATAGTCATCATCTGTCAGAAGAAAAACATAATCATAAGCATGAGAATTGAAAAAGGATATAGGATACCATACATGTATGTTATATTCTTTTTCATAATAGTTAAGCCAACCATAGTTGTTTGTTTTATTCGTGTAAATATCTATTATCATTTTGTTATTCTTGAAATAATCTAAGACATGTGCGAACATTTCATGGTGTTGAGGTAAAGAATTAAATATACAGATCTTCATTACTCTCTAATATTTTTTATAGTTTAAGTATATAATAATATATTAATTGAATTTTTAAACTTACATATACATTATCCCACCCTTTACTAAATCAAGATCCCCTAAGCGAATCGACATGAATTCACTATAATCTTCATTGAATCTCAGGAAATGTGTAATCCCTGCCCATATGGCATACATAGAATAGGTATCTGCCCATTTATACGTTCCATTTGCCCATTTTGTTACTAGAAGAGAATTCTGTTCAAATCTTATAAATCCAGAATTCCAAAAATAACCCTTACCTACTAAATTTGGTTCTGTAAATTCCTTTGTAAAGATCTGAGAATGATGCTTCAATACGTGTGTTAAGTGAGGCCTCATACGACCTAACTTGTGCTGAGCATTTCCAATTGGCCATACAAAATGACATAATACAATGTCAGTAGGATTAGAGGGAGGAGGAGGTGGATCAATACAGTAAATGAGTCCATGTTTTTCCATCAACTTATTATCATACTTATTTGCCTTGATAAAATGATAGTTCACAAAGGGTTGATCTGCGCAATTGGGCATTGGTTTACCAGATTCATTTATCTCATTAATGTGAGCATTTATATTATCAAAGATTGTCTTCATTGACTCAGAAGCATTAAATAGAAGAATTCCTCCATTCATGGCCACAGTATCCTTATCTATTTCAGCGAAATCAAACCACCATCCTCCATGAATTTCATGCTCAATGGTTCCTTCCTTCATTCCATAAATCTTATCCTCAATTGGTTCATTGAATACATTCATGAGATTACCTTGAACAGTGATATCAGTATCTAGATATAAGATTTTCTCATAAAATAAGGCATTCTCATATTCAAAGATGTGAAGTCTAGCACAAGATGCCTCGTGGACAGAATTAAATGAGAAGAATTTCATGAGCAAGGGAATTCCAATTTCTTCAGAAAGTTTCTGGACATCTTCAGCAAAGTCTTCACTCGTCATAATCAGAAAATCAATCTCATCCGTCTTAGAATATAGTTTGACTGAAATTAGGAAAATTTTCAGAAGTTCAAGATATTCCTTATTAAAGAAGACGCCAAGATAAATGAGATTCTTCTTGGTAGGTAAAATTGTAGGGATTATGGTTTTCAATGTTAAGGCCGATGGGTCCCTGAAACAACAGATCTCCTTGGCGAAAGGATGATCTGGATCAGTATAAGATCTATTTGTAATTCCCTTTGTGAAAATATCCAGGGATGCTCCAATATCTAAGTACATATTCTGGGGATTGACCTTCATGCACATGGGAATCCAGATTTTAGAGAGAGGGCCAGCAGAAAAGCAAATGAGTTGATTTTTCTTATCCAGGATAAAATTCAAAAGTCTCTCGGTCTCAGATTTGGCATCCTTATCCCAGGTATTTACTAAAAATTCTCCAATCCTGTATCTCTCCTTGATTGGAAGATCTGAGGGAGTGATTCCTGAAGAAATTAAATAAAATCTTTTTTCGTAAGATTTCATAAAGTCTGAGAATTTCCTCCAATTGGAATTTCCCAGGATGTTCGCAAAAGTTTTTTGTTTCTCAGAAACTTTGAATTTCTTTAAAAAATCATTATATATTTTATCCGTACAATTCCAGGGTTTATTACATGTATTACAGGGTATTCCTACATAGAGATTTGGATCCTCGGTTGAAACAGCCTCCAAAAGTTGCTCCCTTAAATGCCCTCCTTTCTCAAATGTCCAGGAATCACAATTTGTCAAGGTTTCATTTTGGAGAATCTTATACTCTCCATCACTTGGCCTGATCAAGCCAAAAGGAGTTTCTGTTCTAATCTTTTGCAAAATAGAATCAAGATGCTCAGACATTGTTCCCTTCAATGGCTCATTCACTTCCTTCATCGTAACTTCAATTGTAGTTTCTAATTCTTTAGTTTTAGTCATCTGATCAACCTGGTTTAGAGCATAGGCATTTTGGCCATCCTTCTCCCAATGCTGTTTCCCAATATGGAGGCTGCAAATGAAATCAAAGAAGGCCGTCTGATAACCTTTGGCATGATATTTATTAGCATAATCTCTCTCAAAGAATGTATTTGGGGAATCATAATTCCCTAGCTCAAGAATTTTAGTAACTCTTGTTAAAGATGGCTGGAGGGAATAATGAGGCCAGTATGCACAATTAATTCCCTGAACATTATCTTTCTTTTCATGTAGAACAATTCCTGGTTCCATATACTTCACATTCACCCTCTCCATATCTGACATCATTAATCCATATTCCCTATTGAAAACAAATTGGTGAACCTCTTGCCCCTCATATTTCTCTAGCATTGAAATTGCCTTAGTCACGTAGTTTTCCTTCTTGAAGTAGACCCAGTCATCCTCCATCTGGATCCAGTATGTAGGCTTCAATTCATTCAACTTATTCCATATGATATTCATACTTTCTCTATGTCCCTTCTCAGAGTTAGATTTCATGTGGAATTGTAGAAAGGGATATTGAGTCTGCATCTTCATACGATCTTCCTCAGACGAATTGTCGTCTACACAGAAAAAGTAATCTATCTTATCCAGGTCTAGCCAACATTTCAAGATTGAGTTCATCGTTTGCTCAAAGAGATCATATCTCTTACATGTTGTAATAGTAAAGATAATTTTCACTGGGTGACCTGGTGGCTTTGCTACTGGTAAATATGTAGTGGGCGCTACCAATAGAGGTCTGTATCTAGCAATTATGGAATCTACAACCTTATAATTGTTTGAATTTAACTTAATTCCCCTATTATTCAAATTCTGAATATAGGTTAACATCAATTCCAAGAATTCAAGATTATCTGGCATTCGAGGCATTGCAAATTGGATGTTGTGAAACAAATTATGAATCCACCATTCCCCAGAATATAGGTAATTCTGTCTGAAAATCATCTGAAGCATTTTAACTGATAAGTCGTGCTTATTTACACGTGAAGAAACGATAAGCATGTAATATGGCAAGTAAAAATCATACTCCTCTTTCTTAGTAAATAGATAGTCAGCAACATTCTCATTTACAAACTGATTCTCATAATGTTCTGCGATCATAGTATAATATCCATATGCTGCCTCCACTGGTCCATTAATACAATAGTATTTTATCAGCCTATAAATTCCCTCAATTCTCTTTCTATCATACTTGAAAGATTCAACAAGATAATAAAGTCCCTCCTTATTCCTTTGGAGTTTATCATATTGATCATAGATCTCAAAACAACTGACATATTTCTCCTGGTGCCAGTTATCTAGATCTAAGACTCTCTTATAATATTCAATGGATTTCTCATGTTGATTACAACTATTGTAACTTTGGGCTGTGTAAAAACAATAGCGATTAAATATAGGATCTTTCTTTTCAAAAGCCTCCAGGAATGCCTTTTCTAAGACAGTAGCATCATTCAAATATTTATTGGGATTCTTACTTCTATCACCTCTTCTACCAGAAATGAAATAGTAATCACCTAGCACATCAACCGGTTGAGCAGCATCTTCTAGGCAAGCAGGGTATTCATGTAGAACACCCACATAATGCCATCGCTTATGATTATTGAATAATTGACATCTAGAATACCGTATTCCTCCTTCATTTCCAAAGATGAATTTATAATGATCGCCTGTTAGATCTGTTGGCATCTTGAAATCGCCGCTAATCTCATCATCTGCGTCCCATACAAAGGCATAATCTGTTTTCTTATATGCCCTCTTAAATGCCACTGTCCTATTGAAAGCAAAGTCTTGCCAAGGAGTCTCGTCTAATTCCCCAGGAATTCCCTTTTCCTGAAAATAATCCTTGATAAGTTGCTGAGTTCCATCCGTGGATCCATTGTCATTGATTACCCAGTAATCAAATTTTATGAATTTATCCAGATGTCTAAAACACTCAAGAATAAGGTGAGCCTCATTCTTGACAATCATCGTAAGACAAATGGTCTTCTTCATTAATACTATTCTGAAGATATCCTGTAACTTTAGATACCTGTATATTACGTATTCTATGGTAAAGGCGTAGGAAAAGGATTTGTTACAACCGGAACAAGAAGAGATGGTGGTAACATTCGTATACTTCGTCGTATCCAGTCGGGAATAATTTCCATAAACTCTGGCTCTAACATGAATTTCTTATAATGTGATACAACTATGAAGGTCCACTCGCCGTTGAAACTTGGTATGAAACTCGTATAGACATAAAACTTAAATTCCTTTGCCTCCTGACATAGGTCACTTACCATATCCACCAATTCCATGATATGTTGAGTTTTCCATGGTAAATAGAGACCCGCATTCATAACAAAGCCCCCCTTTGTCTCCTTAATCGAATTCATCACACAAGTTAAGAGTTCTAGCCACCGTTCTTTTTTCAGATCAGGATCTGTCAAATCAAGTATAATACCGTCATATGGCTGGGCAGATTTCATAAATTCCCAGGCATCATCGAAAACAAGTTTGAGCCTTTTATCCTGGAAGGCCCCCTGCGACCACATTGGACCGTTATCTTTCATCTTAAGCACCAATTCTCTGTCATAATCAACCATCGTTACCTTTTTTACACTTTGCCATCTAAGAACCTCTCTGGCAGTCGCTCCTTCTCCTCCACCAAGAATAAGTATATTTGATCTATTACAAAGTGTGTCTAAGAGTGGGTGAACTAGTGCAGTATGATATATAATTTCATCCATTGATGTGCTTTGTAACACACCATTCAAGAAAAGCATCTTACCCCATTGGGGTGATTCCAATAAATCAACGTCTTGTTTATCTGTCGTAAAGTGCATGGTTCCCGATTTATAATATAAATATGTTCTTTCAACTCCCTGGTCAGCATCTTTTTCATGAAATTCTTGCACTGATTTCACCCTTGTTAGGCCTTGCTCTATATGCCCAGGGATCTTCATATAAATAATTGATAAAAACAGTTTAAACCCGTATTTTATTGACAGCCATAAAAATTGACGTTATTTCCCGGCTTAGAAAAGAACACACATACCCACAGAGATGCCTTCCTCTTCTGAAATTGAACCAATTTTGGGTATCCAGTTTAGTATTTTTAGCCCCGATGAGATTGAAAGGCGATCGGTTGTTGAAATTACATCAAATAACACATATGAAGGAAATGAGCCAAAGATTGGTGGCCTCTTTGATCCCAGAATGGGTGTTCTAGAGAATGGAAAGCAATGTCGTTCTTGTGGCCAATCTAATAATAACTGCCCTGGTCACTTTGGTCATTACAGGCTTGGTCGCCCTGTCTACTATATTCAGTTTCTACCTATGATCTTAAATGTCTTGAGTTGTGTTTGCGTATCATGCTCCAAGTTGTTGGTTGATAAGGAAATGCGATCATCCATTCGTTTGAAAAAGGGTGAGGGACGATGGAAGGAGTTGATGGAGGCATCCAGCAATATTTCCAGATGTGGTCAAGAGACTGAGGATGGTTGTGGTTCTAGGCAGCCTGATCGATACAAGCGTGAAGGTATCGCACGTATTGTAGCAGAGTGGGAGGCTGTAACGGGTGTCAATAAAGCATCTGGGACAGGTGTCTCTCAAGAAGCCATGAAGCAGCCTTTAGAGGTTGAATATGTTCAGCGTCTATTCAGACGTATTACTGACGAGGATGTAGCCTTCATGGGCTTCAATCCTCGTTGGTGTCGCCCTGATTGGATGATTTGCTCTGTTCTTGCCATCCCTCCTCCTCAGGTGCGTCCTTCCGTAGTTCAGGAAAATAACCAACGGTCAGAAGATGACTTGACACACAAGTTATTCGAGATTATCAAGACAAACAAGATGCTTCTTGCGAAGATGGATGCGGAGGGATCCAAGGCAAATAAGAGTTATATTGATGAACTGACAAATGTTCTACAGTATCACATCGCAACCCTTGTAGACAATCAGATCCCTGGTGTGGCACCTTCTGCGCAACGTGGTGGGCGCCCTCTCAAGTCAATTCAGCAACGCCTCGGCTCAAAGGAGGGTCGTATTCGCTACAATCTCCAGGGCAAGCGTGTAGAATTCTCGGCTCGCTCAGTTATCACACCTGATCCCAATATTTCCATCGCCGAGTTAGGTGTTCCCTTGAAGATTGCCATGAACTTGACTGTCCCTGAGCGTGTCACTGATTACAATCGTGACAAGATATACAAGTTAGTCCAGAATGGCACTACTACCTACCCTGGTGCTAAGACCCTCGTTCGCGCTGATGGCCGCATGATCTCTCTTGCGCACGTGAATACCAAGGAGATTGTTCTATACAATGGAGACCTAGTGAATCGTCACTTGATGGACGGTGACATGGTTCTCTTCAACAGACAACCTACTCTTCACAGAATGTCTATGATGGGTCACCGTGTCCGCGTTCTCCCTTATAATACCTTTCGCCTGAATGTATCAGTGACTGCTCCCTACAATGCTGATTTTGACGGTGATGAGATGAATGCGCACATTCCCCAGAGTTCTGAGGCAATCCAGGAACTCCAGGATATCGCTGCCGTCCCCTACCAGATGATTTCACCAAGACATCAGAAGCCTGTGATTAAGGTGGTTCAGGATGCTCTGCTTGGGTCCTATCGTATTACCAAGCAGGGTGATACATTCACCAGGAAGGAGATGATGAACTTGATGATGTGGAATAAGCGCTTTGATGGAAAGTTACCTGAGCCAGAGATTGTAAATGGCACTCCTCGCTGGACTGGTCAACAGGTTCTCGGTTCTCTGCTACCTCCCATTAACTCTGACTTGAAGAATAAGTTCTATGATGATGATTCTAATCCAAATAACATGGTAAAGATTCGTGATGGAATGATCCAGGGTTCTGGAATTGTGGATGATGATGTATTTAATAAGACTGGTGTAGGTATTGTTCACACCACCTACAATGACTTTGGTGCCCAGGCGGCAGTGAATCTACTGGATTCTGTTCAGAACACAATTGAGGCTTACTTGATCATGAGTGGTTTCAGTATTGGCCTATCCGATCTAGTGGCCGATGATGCTACTCTAACCACGATGAATGACATTGTCCAGAAGCGTAAGAAGGAAATTGATGAAATCGTGCTTCAGGTCCACATGGATTTGTTCGATAACAGCACAGGTCGTTCAAATCAAGATGAGTTTGAGGGTCAGGTGTTCGGTAAGTTGAATAAGGCCATTGAGGAGTTAGGTAAGTTGGGTCAGAAGGCTCTGGCACAGGAGAATCGCCTTATCAGTATGTTGAAGGCAGGTTCCAAGGGTTCAACGATTAACGTATCTCAGATGGTGGCATGTGTAGGTCAGCAGAATATTGAGGGTCGTCGTATTCCCTTTGGCTTTACTGATCGCACACTTCCTCACTACAAGAAGTTTGATGATGGAGCAGAGGCCCGTGGATTCGTGGAGAATAGTTTCGTGAAGGGCTTGACGCCTCAGGAATTCTTCTTCCACGCTATGTCAGGTCGTGAAGGCTTGATTGATACTGCTGTGAAGACGGCAGAGACAGGGTATATTCAGAGACAGATGGTGAAGGCGATGGAGGATTTGGTGACTCAACATGATGGAACTGTGCGTGATGCCCGTGGATGTATTGTCCAGTTTCACTACGGTGAGGATGGGATCAGTTGTACCAAGGTAGAGACTCAGGGACTTCCTATCAATACTATGAGTGATGAGGAAATCCGCAAGTTAATTGGTCTTCAGGATGTAAAGTGGGATGATGTCTTATCTGAGGGTCGCACGGAGAATGCGGAAGTTATTAATAATTTCGTAGACCAGGTTCTTGCCGATCGTAATATGTTGGTAAATGGAGTCTTCCGCAATGGGCGTTCCAAGAGTTTAATGGGTCCCATGAACCTGGATCGTATGATTATGAACTTGAAGGTGAAGTTCAATATTCAGACTACTGCCAAGACTGACTTGACACCTGAATATGTAATTGAGACACTTAATAATTTACAGGCTAGGACTCTACCCTTCCACAAGATGTGGGCTGCCATGCTCCGTTTCCACCTTGGCCCCCACAGTTCCATTGTAAAGCACCGCTTGACAAAGTTGGCGTTCAATACACTCGTTGAGCAAATCTTGCTGAAGAATTGGTCCTCTTGGGCTCAGCCAGGTGAACAGGTTGGCATTATCGCGGCACAGTCGATTGGTGAGCCTGCTACTCAGATGACATTGAACACTTTCCACTTGGCTGGTGTGGCTGCCAAGTCTGGTATGACTCGAGGTGTTCCTAGATTGAAGGAGGTCTTCAAGGTGACCAAGTCTCCCAAGGCAACATCACTAAGTATCTTCTTGAAGCCCGAGTTTCGCGATGATAAGGAGAAGGCGCGTGAGGTAGTACAAGATCTTGAGTTAACGATGTTACGTGACATTGTTAAGACAGTAGGGCTTTATTATGATCCAAAGGATGATGATACTGTGATTCCTGAGGATAGAGGTCTACTAGCCTTCTATAAGTTGTTTGAGCAGAGAGAGAATGGTGCTGGAGGTGCCGAAGGCACAGAAGGCACAGAAGGCACTGTAGAGCCATTTAGTAAGTGGATGTTACGTCTAGAGTTCAATAAGGATGCTATGTTCAATCGTAACATTACTATGGATGACGTGGCCTTTGTGCTAAATGAGAAGTTTACAAATACAATAAACATGGTATACACGGATTTTAACTCCCAGAAACTTGTTATGCGTATTCGCTTAGATCAAGGATTGGATGTTGATAGTGGTGATGATTATACAAATTTCAAGAAGTTCCAGGCGCGCCTCTTAATGACCGTGGCAGTGCGTGGTGTTCCTGGAATTAAGGCTGCTTCCTTTAGCAAGTCTGAGAATCGCGTAGAGATCATTGATGGAACGCCTACGAAGGTATCAGAATACTCTATTGACACGGATGGTAGCAATTTCATTGAGGTCATGAATCACCCAGCAGTCGACCCTACACGACTCTACACCACCAATGTCCATGATGTCATGGATGTCCTTGGAATTGAGGCTGGGCGTAATATATTACTCACAGAGATTGATTCTCTGTTTGCTGATGCTGGTGTGAACTATAGGCACCTTGGCCTCCTAATCGATAGCATGACTCGTAATGGTCGCCTGATGTCAGTTGACCGTTATGGTATCAATAAGAACAATATTGGGCCTTTGGCAAAGGCTTCCTTTGAGGAGACAGAGAAAATCTTACTTCGTGCTGCTCTCTTTGGTGAGATGGATCCTGTCACCGGTGTTAGTGCGAAGATAATGACGGGTCAACCGATGCGTGGAGGCACAACTTTCTCCCAATTATTGCTGGATGAGGCGGCATTCATGCGCCTACAGAAGGGTTTACCACCTGTGGCTGACGCAGAAGAGGAGGATGTGGATGATCTGGATGATGATGATATCGCAGAGGAGTTATCCAATATGGCTGATGACAAGTGTAATGCTGTGCGCTTACGTATGAATACAGTAATGCCTGAGGGGGATGTGGATCTAGAGGAGCCTGATGTGGTATTCAATGTTCTAGAGTAATTATTTAAATAAAATATTTAATAATACTTATATTGTATGAGTATTATTAGACTTATGAATTAATTTATTTTCTATTTTTCCTGGATTTCTTAGTCTTTCTCGACTTCCTGGTTTTCTTAGAACCACCTTGAACTCCTTTGGGAACCTTGATACCAGCCATGTTGCGGATTAAATTAGCGGGACCGCGTCCAGGTTCTCCACTTTGACCTGTCATCTTTTCATAAATATTAGTAACGGCAAGTCTTTTTGCTTTAGAGTTTATCGCATTACTCACAGGATTCCTTAGCCAATCTACAGGTATACGCACTTCATCGCCAATCTGCGTTTGATAATTTTCCGTTGGGAACTCAGTATCGTCAACGTGAACAACGCATATTTTAGGCCTATTTGGATTATTATTGTAATAATCCTCTTCATAGCAATTCAGAACAGTCCCATAAAAAGTATTACCGGTTCCCCATTCCACTTTATCTCCTCGTTTAAACTCGGTCATTCTACAATAAGGGTTTAAAAAACTTCACCATATACTACATATACGAGATGTTTAGTCTCCTTTTTGCTCTTCTAACCGTTCCCACTCAATGTTATAACATGACCTTCCATGGATTTAACGCACTAGTGGTAAGCCCTTATCCTTCTTTCACTTCCTGGTCTTTATTAAACGGTAAGCAGTATCTCTCAGCCACTGAACGTGATTACCGCGAGTCAGTATATGATCACAACGTAAAGAAGATTGCTAGGCACAACGCAAAGGGTCTCCCTTGGACAATGGCCGTAAACAAATTTGCTGACTTGACCAAGACTGAGTTCGTCAAGAAGTATTTATTCTATGGCGGCTACAATAACGCTACCTTCAATAGAACAAAGAACTATAACTGGTCTCTACTTAACTCTACTTCTCTCCCTACAGCCGTGGATTGGACGACCAAGGGTGCCGTGACGCCTGTGAAGGATCAGGGCCAGTGTGGTTCTTGCTGGTCTTTCTCTGCCACCGGTGCCCTAGAGGGGGCGTGGTTCGTGAAGCATCACGCCCTTGTAAATCTCTCTGAGCAGCAGCTTGTAGATTGCTCTACTAGCGAGGGTAATGAGGGATGTAATGGTGGCCTCATGGACTATGCCTTCCAGTATGTCGTTAATAATAAGGGTCTAACTACCGAGGCGGCTTATCCTTATACTGCTACTGGTCCAAATGCCTGTAAGGCAAAGGGTCTACCAGTTACCGTGACTGCAACTGGTTTCAAGGATGTCCCCACTAACTCAGAGATAGCCCTCATGACTGCGGTTGTCCAGCAGCCGGTGGCAGTAGCCATTGAGGCTGATGAGAATAACTTCCAGTTCTACAGTTCTGGTGTCTTGACCAAGGCATGTGGAACCAATCTAGATCACGGTGTGCTACTAGTAGGATATGGCACCACGGGGGGCCTAGACTATTACAAGGTTAAGAACTCCTGGGGGTCAAGTTGGGGTATGAATGGTTATATTCTCCTTGGACGCGGTCCTAGTTATAATGGAAACCAGGGGCAGTGTGGTATTCAGATGGATCCTTCTTATCCTGTGGTCTAAATTACGTGATATAAATGAAATTATTTTCGTATATTTAATATGTAAAAATAATATCATTTTAAAAATCAAGGGGCTAAAAGACGACCATATATTACAATTATGTCATGGCCCCTGGTAAAACCCCCCTGGAAACATGTAAAATGGTTAACGTGGTATCAGGAGGGTAAGCCAGCCAACTGGCTGATGGGTCCAACTCCAAAATGGGCTGAAGAAGAAGTGATTAGAGAGAAAACCGAACTTGATATATTGAAAGAAGAGATAGAGAAACTTGATAGCAAGAATGAATGGGAGTTCTTAAAGAGAACATCAAATCCCTATGAATTAGTTTTTTCACAGAGTCAAGATACAAGAATTCCGCAATCTATATGTAATCTCAAACCGTTGAGTCGATCTTTTTTTAAAATGGTTGAAATTCTGATTGTCATGGATTTTTTTAGAAGACATTTACAACCAGGAAAAAAATCAGCGATTCAAACTGCTCATGTATGTGAAGGACCAGGTGGTTTCATTGAAGCCCTTCTTCATCTTTCAGCCAAAAATTCAGTAACCGTTGATAATGTATGGGCAATGACTCTAAAACCGACGAAGACAAATATACCTGGGTGGAAACGGGCCTTTCAATTCTTGAAAAAATCACCTATGATCCATATAGATTATGGGGCTGATGAGACTGGTGATATTATGGTGCCTATTAATCAAGGTGCTTTCTTAGATAAAACAAAATCAAGATGCCAACTTTTTACAGCCGATGGAGGATTCGATTTCAGTGAACATTATGGAACTCAGGAGGAAGAGGTTCTACCTCTCCTAGTTTCTTCTGCCCTAATTGGATTACAAACTCTCACAAGAGGTGGTGATTTTGTTCTAAAAGTATTTGATACAGAATCAAAGGCAACCGTGGATCTTATTGCTCTAATAGCATCTTGTTTTGATCATTGGACCTTGTATAAACCTGGGCTAAGTAGACCCTGTAATGCCGAAAAGTATTTCTTAGGACGTGGATGTAAGATAGTGCCAGGGTGGATTCTTAAAACACTTGTAGAAATTAGGAACGCATATGCTTGTGGATTCAAGCACATGACTTCTATTTTTACTATAATCCCTGAACATATTCAGAAAGATATTGACATGATGAAACAAGAATATTTGGATCAACAAACATCTGCTCTGAAATATGCCATTTCAAAAAAGGATGAATGGAATAATCAATGGGAAACCCAGTGGGCACAAATACAGGATCATTCAATTCGCTGGTGTAGACAGTTTCAAATGCCAATTAGACCCTTTGGTGGACAGATGCCAACAGTAAATAAGATAAATGCTATTCCATGGAATCAAGTTGTGGCTTCACGTATGCGTTTAGAAGATGTTGTCCAACCTGAATAGAAGCCTCGTGTTGAGATTTAGCACCTTGACCCATCTTCTCGAGCATACTAAGCATTATATCAAGAGACCTTTGATCGTAACCTTCAGGTCTAATGATCATTTCTAGAACTTTAGGATATTGTTCACAGAATTCTGGGAAAACCGCCTTCACATCATCAACCGTATGTTTATCTTTTAACATCTTCAAGACTTTCTGTATGTGATCCTTTAGAAAGGCGGATCTTTCCGTCGCGTTAAATCGAGTAGGTTCCTTCGCAGCCTTTTCGGATAATTTTGTAACAGAATCACGATCAACTCCAACCTTACTCATCTGGTTTTACAAGTAGATTATCTTTAGATAAAAACAACGCAGTAATAGATGCCTTTCCCTACTGAAAAACCCTTTAATCCGCAAGTATCAAAGACACGTATACTTGGACCATCTTCCGGAAACCCCCAGACATTTCAAGATCCTAATTCTGTGTCTACAATTGGAAATAAGATTCAGGCAATGGCTGACCAAGCAAAGGCAGATACCCTCTATGATCCGCCAGTTCCTATTCCTGAAGGTTTTCGTAATGAAACTTATAAACCCTTAAATCTTAAGACACAGTCATGTAAGAAAGAGGGTTTTAGAATGAAACTAAGTCCTGCTGACTTCACTCCTACAAATAGCAATTTGGCAATTGTAGTTTTAGGTCTACTCGGCATTCTAGCAATTACTATATCACTCAAGCGCTGAAATATTATATAAAAATACTACGGATAACTAGAAATGTCAGATGAATGTCTAAATATTCTAAACAGGTGGATTATGGAAAGAAAAAAAGAAACATATTCTGAATATATTAAATCTGATGGAACAAATGATACAAATGAAGATTTAAGAAAATACAAGGACGCCCTTGAAACGCTTGAACGGAAAATACGAAAGGCAGTCTATTTGGAAGATTTCAAGAATTTAGAAGCAATTGGATGGCCAACTGAATTAATGGAATGTATAAAAGATATGTCAATACGGTGTGATCTACTTGATTTAATCTATGAATCATTTATCACTCATTCTTATAATCGTAGCCCCATGCATGAAAAGGAGTTACAAGAAGAAAATGCAGGATTGAATTAGTAATGGCATCTCTCCCATTTAATGAAAAAAAAGGATGTCCAAATGGATTTCATAAGAGATTATCTTATACATCTAAACTTGGACATCGCGTCCCTCCTAGATGCGTAAAAGCACAGACAACATACAAGAATTCAAGAAAAAACTATACTAGACGTATTACGCATAAGTTTGAAGAAAGACTTGCCGCCGCAGGACATGCACGCACAAGAAAATTACATTGCCCCCGTGGAAAGGTTGAACGTAAGGGATATGTGAGGCGTTTTGGAGAAACTGTGATGAAAAAGGGGTATACTGTAAGAAGGGGGACGGGAACTGAATACCGCATAAAACCAGAGAAATCATCTATTTATGTGAAACCTGGTTGTGTAAAGGATAGAGGTGATCCTAATGTAAAGACTCCTGGTCCCGGCGAGTCATTTGGTCTTCTAAGAAAGGGAGAACTCAAGAAACACGGTTATATCTTCCGTGAACCGAGACATATGAGACATGTGGCATTGAATAAGGCTATTAAGGAATTTGGCCCTCTAGGTGTTTACCATAAGTTAGATGCGGTAGCAAAACTCTCTAAATACAGTGCTCCCATGGCATCAAGGATTTTTAGAGAGGATCGTGAATGGTTGAAACGCCATTATAAATTACATATGTAAGTCAAAGGCGGACATTTTTAGTATAGGTTTGAAATAAGAAGAGCAATGGATGTTCCTAAACCCATTGCCCCTGTTATACCGGCAACTACAAAATATCCAGTTCCATATCTATCACTGTTTTTCTTGATACTCTTCGCCCTTATTATTTACTGGTTTATTGAAAATTCTGCCAATGTCTCAGAAATTAGTAATAAATGGTCTGAATACCGATGTCAACCCTTGATGATTCCTCTCGCTGGATTATTTGGACAAGATGTGAATGAGAATTTCCAGTTCTGTCTTCAACAAATTATTCAGAAAAACACAAAGAGTGTGACTGGACCTTTTACATCAAGTATGTTTGGATTCACCACAATTCTACAAAACCTCATGGATTCTGCGAATTCATTCCGCGTCACGATGGCAACACTGGTTGGAGGAGTTGTCAAGATAATAAGTGAATTCAAGGCTCGTATGACAGCCCTTATGGGACGTGTGAAACTTACAGCCTCCAGAATGAAAATGATGATGTATAGGCTATATGGAACCATGTTCGCAGTGATGTATATGGGAATGTCTGCGCAAACAGGTATTCTTAACTTTGGAGATACCTTCATTTTCAAATTCATTGATACATTTTGTTTTCCTCCGGAACAAATTATAGAATTGGAATACGGTGAACAAATCCCTATTTCGGATGTGATGGTTGGAGATGTTTTACAAGGTGGTCATCGTGTTGAAACAATTTATCAATTTGCGGCAGACGGTCAAGAGATGGTTAAACTGGGCGATGTAGAAGTAAGTTCAAATCATTTCGTTAAATACATTGGAAAATGGATTATGGCGAAGGATCATCCAGAAGCAATTTTAATTGGTCCCTGGTCTGGTGGTGTAAGCAGACCTCTCTTTTGTCTATCAACTCATGATCATATTTTACCGGTAGGTAATTATATTTTCGCTGATTACGATGAAACGGATGAAGCAAATGCGGTAACACAAGGATGGGTTGATACATCTTTGAATGGAAGAAGAAAGGGAACTCCTAGGCCCGATGTTTCTTATGAAGTTGGATCTCCATCTAATACACTTGTTAAGACACTTGATGGATTCAAGCCACTTTGTGAAATTCGCTTAGGAGATATGATCACGGAAACAGATAAGGTAGTAGGTATTCAAGTATCTGAGACAAATGAATTCTGTAGATTACAAGATGGTCAAGCAATCGCAAGAGGGGCTTTATTATGGAATGATACAAAGGGTGAATGGATACGCGCCTATTCTACACTTCCAATTACAAGTGGTATGCCTACTGAAACAATTGCCCTCTTTGTAAGTCCCGGAGCAAAATATGAATTATGGGGTGGTCATATTGTCCGAGATGCTATGGAAATCTACAGTCCAGATACTAAGAAATCATATGCTGAAATTCTACTAAAGAAATAATTAGCCTGAGGTTTTCTTATTTAAGAAAACCTTACGCTGAGGTTTCTTACGCTTTACTACAACATGTTAATGCTAGAATACAATAGATGGAGGCCAAATACCTCTTTGTAGGTTTAACTCTAGCATTAACATTTGGCTTTTTTTTCACACTCAACTATTCATCTTCAAAGGACATTATGGCACATTGGTCTGAAAGAAGATGTGATTTTGATGTTATTATGTTCGCATTTTTGTATAAACCGCCAGATGATAATCGCACTTCTTCAGATTTCGCATCCGAAAATTTCAATTTCTGTATAAGTTCTAAGACTACTAATTATCTGAGCACAATCTTTGGAGTTCTCTTTGAGGCATTAAGAAAGCAATTTGCCGCCAGTGATATCATGAATCAAGTGTTCAAGGTTCTAAGAATTCAATTAAATTCAATCTATGCGCCATTTGCCGCGATGATGAATAGATTCTGGGTTAAATTTCGGCAAATTGGAGGATTAGCAAGTCGTATATTTCAACATCTCTATATGACCATGAAAAAAGCAGCAGCCACTGCCCTTGCTTCCCTATTCATTGCCCTTTCACTTCAGACAGCATTCATGAATATTATTGATCTTATTATTAATGTGATTATGATTGTTCTCTATATTTTAATGGGACTCATCTTTGTGTGGTTCCTACCTATCCTACCCTTCCTAGTTCTTGTCTTAATAACGGTGGCAGGTATTGAACAAGCATTGCCTGGATCTACGGGGCCGATGGGATCTGTATTTTGTTTTCATAAGAATACAAGTATAATGATGAAAGATGGTATACAGCCCATTAATTCAATAAAGCCAGGTGATATTCTAAAAGGTGATATCTTAGTTCAAGGTGTAGTGGAGGTTCCTAGTGAAACCTTATATGATATAGATGGGGTTTTAGTCAGTGGATACCATTGTATGTATCATGATGAAAAGAAAATATATGTCAAAGATCACCCTAGAGCCTTTATAACTGATAAGAAAGAACCGACGTTATGGACATTGATTACGGATAAACGAGAAATACCGGTGATGGGATCAAATGGTATTCTCAGATTCTTAGATTGGGATGAGATCCCTGAATCTGCTGATGATGCCTGGGATAATGTTGTAAACTCGATTCTAAATGCGCCTGGATGTAAGAGTATGTCTCCCAGGTCCGCCCCCTGTATTGATCGTGATGCTAGGGTAAAAACACATCAGAATGTATTGGTACCATTATCAGATATCAGAATTGGAACCTGGATTCATGATGAGGTTGGATGGACAAAGGTAGTTGGAATTTGTGAAAGAACAGTAAAGAATTCTATTTTGCTTGATGGAACCCATCTAACAGATGGAAATTGGATTCTTGATCCGAAAATGAGAGAATGGAGGCATCCCACTGGTTTACAAGTCTCAAATGAGTTAACTGGAATCCAGTTAATTACAGAATCCGGATCTTTCAAAATTTATTTAGCAACAGGTAAAGAACTTGTAGTGCGGGATTTTACAGAAGTAGGATTAAATCAAATACATGAATCTGATGTCCGGGTAGACGCCCAAGTCAATGCCTGATTAGCCGTGAATAAAAAAGATGCGGACAAAGAAGAAGATGAAGCAGTTAATGTTTCTTGGTGGAATGATCCTACTTGTAATTTCAGCCCTCCTTGTTTCTCGTAGCAAGTTTATGCGTGGTGTTACTCCCGAGGGATTTGTATCTTATTATCTCCAGAATGCTGGAGGTGCCAAGGATTCCTATTCCAAGATGGGACCCTTTGACGCAGTAAGTCTAACATGTCCGGATGGAGTCAGCAAGTGGAAGTGTAATACTCCTAATGAGCCCTTGAATGGCCCTGCGTTTAAGCCCGGCCCCGACTCACTTTTTATGTTCAAGAATAACCAGTGTAAGCCCGAGTGCTGCCCTTCTTCCTATTCCTGTGACGGTGGATGTGTGTGTACTAGTCCCGATCAGCGTCAGGTTCTTGCCACTCGTGGAGGAAACCGCACCACTCCCGAGGATTCCATGTAAGATAATTTTAACAAATTTATTACGAAATATCGATGATATCTCATAATAAACATAAATCCCATAAATTAGATATGAACAGCACAGTTCAGAGGTTAAATAGTTTAGTTGCCCTACCAACAAATTCTGTCAAAAGCCTTAATGTAAATAGTTTCTCAAGTCCGACAACCTTGAATACACCCTTAGTCTGGTTTTTTGGAGTGTTAGTGGTTGCCCTTATTTTCTTTTATCTCTATTATCGCGAGGTTATTACGATATTCAATAATTTTTCTGATCAAGTGAATCTTTGGCTTACAGGATATGGAACCCCCCCCGAGATTAAACAAGAAAATATTCCTGTAGCTCCTCCTGTTCCTCCACAAGATGAATTAAACGTTGAGCGCACTGGTATGAGCAAGGTTGTAGAAAATATTCTACCTCCGGCAAAAGAGGTATTCACCGTGAGCAAGAACGATTACAGTTACTATGACGCAGCACCACTCTGTAAGGCACTTGGAGCAGAACTTGCTACCTATGATCAGGTAAAAACTGCTTGGCAAAAAGGTGCTGACTGGTGTAACTACGGCTGGGTAAAGGGTCAGATGGCAGTCTATCCTACACAAAAAGGAACTTATGAGGAACTACAACAGGGGCCTGATGATCAAAAGGGGGCATGTGGTAAGCCTGGCCTCAATGGGGGATACTTTGATAATCCAGAGTTAAAGTTTGGTGTAACATGCGTTGGAAAGCGTCCTTCTCAGAGTCAGCACGATGCTAATGCTATCAGTGCTGGTGCCACTCGCCCTCTAACTGCGTCAGGTTTAGAATTTGATAAGAAGGTTCAATATTTCAAGGAAGAATCTGAGACACTTGGAATCTTACCCTTCAACAAGGAACACTGGAGTTCCTAAGTTTTTAGAAAAAGGCTTTTTGCTAGCTTTTCCCAAAAGCGTTAGTAAAGATCCCACTTCTTCTTTGACTGAATATCAGGACCAGTATTTAATTCCTCTTCCTCATCCTCCTCATCAGGAATGAAGAACTCTTGTGTAAACCTTCCAGGTTTTCCATATGTCACATCAATCCAGATATAACAGAATTCCTTGATTAAATGCTCAAATCGTGTTCCAACAACTTCATCACGATGTTCCCATGCCTTTAAGAACTTAATGAAAGTATAAGTGTCAACCATGTGATCAAAGGTCTCACGATCCCAAGAATAATTTCTATGTCTTGGTTTTGGAGATTTTAATTCAGTGTTTGCGTCAGCCGTATCAATCATGTAGCAAAGATAAAGAAATCTCTTGGCTACATAATTATCATTCTGTGCCCATCTATAGCCTAGATCCTTGATCCACAGGCTAACTCCATTGTAGAAGAAGTCCATGATGGCATCTTCCATCGTATCATCCACTGATAAAGCGTTGACGTAGGCAAATTGTGTCTTCCACTCATAATATGATATCATGATTATATCTATAAAGCAATTGGGGTATAACTATTCAGGGGCTGCCGGCGTTTTCAATTTTTTGAGCCGTAAAACTGTAGTCGTATTTCTCTGATCTTTGATATGCTGTAATAGTTCACTGGACATTTTTTCGGGATTTGGAATTTCAGGGTGCCCCCGGAAAAATGAAAGAGTTGATTCTTGAAGTGCCTTCATTGTTAATCCAGATGTTACCTTTTCGTCCTGTAACTGTAATTGTCCTCCGGAGATCTGAATAACAGCATTAGGCATGTGATTCTGTTTTAATAATACTTGAATTTGTTCCTCGTAGGAATCCCTTTGTTTACGGGCATTTGTAATCTGCTTGTTGAGTGCGGTAGCCATGTTATCATAATGAACCCATCCGCGAACATTGTGAGCGAGGGCTTCGTTATTCATTTAATGAGACTAATTATTTATCGTGCCTGTGGCTAACGCAGTGCCTGTGGCTAACGCAGTGCCTGTGGCTAACGCAGTGCCTGTGGCTATGGCTTTGCCTGTGGCTTCGCCTAAGGCAGATAATGATGTATCTATAGGCATATGTATTATACCAGGTTTTGACATAGCATGTAATTGAAAAAGAAGTAACCCAACACTCGTGAGTGACATCAACAAGATTAGGGAAAATATGATACATGTCAATATTATATAAGGAAACATATGATCAAGGATGTGTTTTAAAAGAGGATCAAGACACTGAGTTTGAATTCGTTCTCTATTTGCTGGTTCTTGAAAGAATTGAATGACGCGATCTAATACACTATTGACCATAGTCCCGGGTGGAGATCTATTTTTCATAGTCGACATTTCTCTACCAACCACCATTTAAACTTGAGTCAATAGGGAAACGCAGAGAATGTCCTTCGTTGCCCCCATCTGGGATTCTTCAAATTGCCATTACGTGATTGATTTGCTAAGCAGTTTTAGTGAAAAGACAAGTTTATCTATTAAAAAGGATACGAATGCGAGCACTGTTTTTACAGATGCTGATTTTGTTGAAAATATAACAAGTTCTGTAGTTCACAACTTAATTGATGAAGGAGGTGCTGGAAATTGGTTCAGCAAGTTACCATCTCATGATCAACTAATGAAGCGTGTTAGACACACATTCAAGAGTCTTGCCAGGGACGATGAAAATGCTGCTGCTTTGCGAACTATTATTTTAACTCCTAAACAATTGACTCTTGTCTGGGAACCATTTGTTAGGCAAAGGGCAATCCTACCAATTTCTTTCGAAGATTCGGATGAATCGAATTCATCTGCGGGAGAAGAAGTAGAACTCCCTGAATCTGATCTCCCCCCTGTTCAATTAACCGATGATTCCCAACAATCTCAGGAGGAATATCTATTAACTCGTCTCCGGGCTGCGAAGGCACGTGTTGAGGCAGAACAAATTCGCATGCAATACTTTGAGGCTACAGGTCGAATGCCCCCGGATTCTGAATCTGAGGATGAATAAATGGTATCTTTTTTATACAATGCTAACAGAATAAATGGCAACTCGTGACATCGTATTAGGCCTAGTTGCCCTCGCAGTTCTTGTATTCGCAGTTTATTTGATAGATCCCTCTCTAGGTGGCTTTTTACGTCGTACCGATGGATTTATGGGCACACTTTCTTCTGCTTCTCTTGGAAATCAACCTGCTAACTTCCCCGGTGGAAGCGGCAATGTAATGCGCCAGGGTGTTATGCAAAATCCCAATGTGGCCATGGGTGGTCGTAGTGAGGGATTCTCCAATCTAGGTGACATGGAGGGCCCTGCCTCTTTCGGCAATGCTGAGACCCCCGAGGGTTGCTACCCTCGTGATCAGTTGACTCCTGGTGAACTACTTCCTAAGGATCAGAACAGTGTTTGGTCCCAGCAAAACCCTATGGGCACTGGATCTCTAAAGGGCAAGAACTTCTTGTCTGCGGGTGCTTTGATCGGTATCAATACGGTTGGCCAGAGCATGCGTAACGCTAACTACCAACTCCGATCTGAGCCTCCTAACCCCCAGGTGGCCGTTTCTGTGTTCAACCAGAGCACTATTGAGCCCGACACGAACAGGCGCTCTCTTGAGATCGCATAAGCCGTCTAACGGCTTATTTGTTCAGGAGCATGCTTTCAAAAAAGCATACTAATTCACTTAATTTAGTTAAACACAATCATATAAATTACATTACACTTGTATTTTACATGATTCATAAATCATATGGCTTTGCCTAACCTTTTTCCTAAAAAGTGCTTAGATGGATACTGTCGTATCAGGAGTATGGGGATTTTTTCATAATGCTACATCTAAGTATCCTATTGTCCAAGTTCGTAGCAAGGTTGATGGTCTTATGTATAATGTAAGAGATATGCCTGATAAACAACAAGCCGCTGATTTACTTGCTAGTGTAAGACATAAGTTACAGCGTTTAATTGATGTTCTCCGGCAAAGATATCCATCAAAACCACAAGTGATTCAATTAAATGAGAAGTTTGAGGCTGATCCCAGGCGATTTTATGAGGCAACTCCTGATTCTGAGCATATCTCATACAGTGTTAATAAGGGTGATAGTATTCATTTGTGTCTACGTCAGAGAGATAAGAAAAAGGAGCAACTTGTTGATGAAAATGTAATGGTATTTGTTGCCCTACATGAAATGGGTCATGTAATAACCCCTCCGACCGTGAAAAGTCACGGTCCTGAATTCTGGAATAACTTTGGATGGCTTTTAAGAGAGGCTGAAGCCTTGGAGATCTATAAGTATCAAGATTTCAGAGCACATCCCGTAACCTACTGTGGTGAAAAGATAACAGATCAACCTAAATATGATCCATCAATGGATTCTCCCGATGTTGTGGGGAACCCTCTAAAGATAGGAAACATGGGTTAATTTAGATGTCTCTAGCGACGCAGTTCAAATCCCTCCTTGAACCTGAATTGATGGAGGGATTCGTAGATCAGACACTAGAACTTAAAATTCACAGATTTACACCTCAGGAAACGATATCATCTATCACAGTTGGTCCATTTCCAAAGTGGTTTACCTTATATGAAATGAAACTGGTATTATGGAACAATATACGTCTATCAAATGGTGAGCGAGATCCTGCTTTTACACCAGCACTTGTCTTCATGGGTGAATTACAAGGTGAATCATATAAACCCATTGAGGTTATCTGGAAGAGTATTTCTGAGGGTGATATCTATCTTCTCCCCCCACCAAATGTATTAATGACAGGGCCCCCTGATGATCGCTTTGTAGATTCCACAGGTAGTCAGAAGTCAGTTTCGAAAATTAATCGTATTAGAATGACAATTAATGATATTTTTGAAATGAATAAGGGAAAGAATCCTCCTGAAATCCATGTCTTCCTTTACACAGATCTAGTTGATCGTATTGTTGGTCCAAGGCCTCTTGGAGAAAGAGATGTTTATGGGCGAATAATTCCTTACTTTCCCTATCTAGATCCTTCTAATTTGCCTGATAATACCGGTAAGGCTGCTATTACACCAATTATTACTTCACAGGCCGCACAAGTAACCGCATCCCTAAATCAGATTCTATATCTAGAAGATTTATTGAGAAATCTGGAAGGAGAATTACAATTACCAACACTTGATGGAGTAAAGTTCATGAGATGGGCGTGGAATATGCCTCCCAGTTCATGGGAAGGTCCATCTATCTTATTCTTTGGAACACGTGTAACTCACGAAAGACCCTTTATGCGTTTTTTCCCAGGATCTGGTCAACCTTTGACTAAGATTCATGTGAAGGGGATTTTACCAATTCCAGATTTAGCGGATCCTAATCTATTATTGACATGGAAAAATGATAAAAATCCCGATGTTGGTAAGGATTGTATGTATATGAAATTATCCCTGAATGAATCGGCTGATCTACCCTTATACGCCACCATGCGTGTTTGGTCAGATGGAACTTCTGATCTATTAATTCAGCCGCCGAAACAAAAGAGATTGCTCGACCCCTACAGTGATTTAGAATCTGCCCCTGAATCTCTAGATACAGCGCTTGTTGACTTACCCTATATTTCTGAAACCCCATCTCTTGCTCAGATCGACGTTGTTCTAAAGATTCGTATGGATCGTGATGATACACCAATTACAAAGTCGATCCTACAGAAGAGATTGAAGGCATTTTCATCGGTATTCCAGGAGATTCCTCCTTTGCCTGATGAGCAACCACTCGCTATGTTACGATTCAAGGGTGTCAGTAATTTTTCAAGTGAAGATCGTATTTTTAGTTTTTTAACGCAGATTGCGAGTCATGAAATAATAGCAGGGGAAACTCGTGAGGATACTTGGGCACCAAGAGTATCTGAGGAATTCCAGTTGCCATTGGATGAGGCTAGAAGGAAAGTTGTATCGTGGCTTGCTCAGAGAAATGAATATGTGTTAGCAGTTCCAGAAACTAAGGATTTTATTTTGAACAAAAATCCTGGTGTAGATATCGCAATTTATGCTCAACACCCGAATTATAATTTCCACATTTACAGGGCTGAGAGTTTTGAAGTTTATAAGACTCTTACAAACTTACTTGGTCTTTTGATCAGCGCACCTGCGGATCGTTTCACAGGAGTTCCAGTTATGCCTAAACCTGTTATTGCTCAACCAGTTACTACGTTAGTTCCTGCTGTAGAAGGATTGGCGGTGGATGAGGAGAGTGATGTAGACTCTGAAGGTGATGATCTTCCTGAGTTTATGAATGCACCTCCAGTGGTACCTTCTGTACCTGTGGCTGTACCTGTGGCTGTACCTGTGGCTGCGCCTGTGCCTGTGGCTGCGCCTGTGCCTGTGGCTGCGCCTGTAGAAACTAAACAGAGAGTTCTAAAATCCAAGAAAAATGTAACATTTAAGAATCGTTCTAATCAAGTTGTGGCTATGCCTGTGGCTATGCCTCTAGAAAGTAAACAGAGAGTTCTAAAATCCAAGAAAAATACAACTTTAAAGAAATCTCAACCTGTTGCTCCTGAGGTAAAAGTTACTAATCAGACCACTGTTGTTAATGAGGCTACAGTTGCTAATCAGGCCACTGTTGCCAATGAGGCTACAGTTGCCAATCAGGCCACTGTTACCAATGAGGTGCCTGAAGCCCCTGTTGAGGCCCCTGTTCCTGAAGTTCCTGTTGAGGCCCCTGTTCCTGAAGTTCCTGTTGAGGCCCCTGTTGAAGCAGAGATCGAAAGTCGTGAAAATGAAGCAATATTTTTAAATGAAGAACCTGAATTTGTTACTAAGGCAAGAGAATCACAGAATGAATCTAATACAGAATCAAATAATGATTTGCCAGATTTCATGAGGCAAGGTGGTATGCGTAGTGAACATATGCGTAGTGAAGGAGGAGCAAAGAAACTCGTAATTCCTCCAGGTATGACTGAAGATAATGTGAAAGCCGCTGAGGCATTCAAAAAGCCAACAGATGATAAGGCGATCAAAGTCAAGAAATACTATATTGAAAAACTTAAATTGGCAGATGCTGAAGTATTCAACTATTCCACTGCTGGAACTGGAGAGCGAGGATATGTAAGTCACTGTGCCGCAAATGAATCTCGTCAACCCATTGTCTTAGATAAAGATGAATATGATGAAATGAGAAGAATTTACGAAGATGATGATGATTTAGAGTTTGTTCTTTATCCTGAGGAATCTTCTAAGGAAGTATCATTTCCTAGAAGAAAACCTTTAGGAGACATAAAGGTTGACAGCAGGGGGCGCGTAGGCCAACCTTCAAAAGAAGAAAATGAAACTGGAACCTTTGATGGAACCTTTAAAGATAAGAAATATTTCATACAAAAATATCCAAGCGAAGAAAATAAGGAAATCATTACACTTGTCAAGTATGGTTCTAAACCCAAGAGACTTAATTTCTATTTCTGCCCACGTCTATTTTGTGTAAGAGATAGGCTGATGGTTCGTTATAAAGATTTCAAAGCATCTATCGATCGTAAGGGAGTTCCAAAGCCTCCAATGTCATGTCCTTTTTGTAAGGGTGTCTTAGTGGATCCTGATTCCTTTGATAAAGATTCTGACCGTGATCCAAATATGACAGTCCTACAACGTAAGACGCGACCTGGATCAGAAACTGAGAGGCAAATTTACATTGGTTTCCTAGAAAAGAAGAAGAATCCTAGTGGAATGTCACTGCCTTGTTGCTTCGCAGATCCAAATGAGCGTTTTACAACTGATAATAACGATGAATTTGCTAGACTAGGTTTAAGTCAAATAGTTAGACCTGTGGCAGAGCCTGTAAAGCCTTTGGCCCAGCCTATAGCGAAGCCTTTGGCCCAACCTGTAGCGAAGCCTGTGGCCCAGCCTGTGGCCCAGCCTGTGGCCCAGCCTGTGGCAGAACAATCGGAAGAACCTTTAGTCCAGCCTGTGGTCCAGCCTGTGGTCCAGCCTTTGGCCCAGCCTTTGGCCCAGCCTTTGGCCGATAAAATCATGGGAAAGCGAGTACTCAAGAAAGTAAAACAAACAGTACAAGTATATGAGCCAGAATCTCTACCACAAATTGATGGATCTTATGAACCAGATTTCTTCAGAGTTCTCCAGGGTGTGAGTGTAAAAGCAATTGTTGATGCGAATCGCATCCCCTTAGAAATTGTAATACCAAAGCCTGGTGTTAAGACTGATCCCAAGTCAGGTCCGCAAATCGGCCTTCTACCTGAAGCCCTTGATCAATACTTTGAGCAAGACTCTACATCTGATAAATTCGCAGCGCGTGATATTACAAGGAAACTGAAGCCTACTGCCAAGGGATTTCTACGTCTAGGTGTAGATAATACAAATCTAAATCGATCCTTTCTTTCTGCTCTGCTACCATTTTTCTTCACAAAGGGGGGGAATGTTAAGAAACTTCTCGATGTCTATTTCAATGCTCCAATCACTCCTAGAAGATTTCTTGAAATGAATAGTGGAAATCTCGTCCACGAATTCTTCAATAAATGTTCATCTCAAAATCAAAATAAGATGCGTGATTGGGTTAAGAAATCACAATGTGGTATTGACAGACTTTCAAGCACAAATATCCCTGCTATCGAAAGACTTATGAATTCCTATGAATGCTTCAAGGATTATATGAGTGATCCTGACATGAAGAAGGATGTAAATGTATTATACCAGGCCCTAGCCGAACCTGGATTTACTACTACACGTGGACTTGTTCTTATTATCCTGGAAGTCTCTGTTGAAGAACTGACAATAAAGAAGGGTGATCAATCTGAATTTAAGCGTATTATTAAATTCGAACGTGTAAGAGAACCCCCTTACCCTCTTACGGAGGATGCTAAACAATCTGATATCGCATTCTTAGTACATTATACGAAGGTAACAAGAGATAAATTTAATCAGGAGAAGAAGATTTTCAAGAATTATGGATGGGAACCACTCATCTATGTAGATTCCATTACAACCGCAGAAGGAAGTCGTCATAAACCAAAACTCTTCTTCCAGAATTCTGAAGACGGTGAATGGCCTAAGATTGTTCTGAAACGCGTGAATGAATTCTTCGAGAATTCCTCAAATAAAAGAGGTCCCTTTACAACTGAATTTGGAATTGATCCATATTCACTTATCAGTGCCACAAGCCTTATAAATGGTATTACAACAGTTATTCCAAATGGGATTATACGTGATTCTTATAATCACATGGTTGGAATTGCTTATAGGATTGGAGATTCCAATGAAATTGTCTCAGTCCCTGTCAGTGATGACGGATCAATGCACACTGGTATTACCCATGTCTACTTTGACTGGGATGATTTCAAGGCTGCTCCCGCTGATATTGTAGTAGAATTCTACAGGAAAACTGTCTTAGAAACATTTACCCAGTTTTCTAGATATAGGCCCATGCGATTAAGAACAAGTAATGATGTTGTTGTTGGAGTTGAATTAGAAAATGGTATCGTGATTCCTGCGACTGAACCGAAAAATACAATTGAAGATCTTCAAGATCCTGCTAAAATGCATGCGATCGATTGGGAGCAGAATAAGTTGATCGCATATGATTCTAAGATGAGGCGCAAAGCCTTTCAAGGAACTGGTGTTGAAGATCCTGAAGAGGGAAAGCATATTCGCCTGGAATCATCTAGTATCCAGGATGAGATTGAAGATGTATATCAACATCTGAGATTGACATTCTCAACTTATCTTTCCAGAGAATCAGGAAGAGAGATGCGTGGTCAATTAGAGAAAATCTTAAAACGCAATGATTTGCCATTATTTGAGAAAAGGAGAAGATTAGATATTTTATTGGAATCAAAGGTGATGAGATGGCTGGAACCAGGTGTTAATGAAGAAACTGAATTAGGATTCTTGAGAGTAGATTGTCTGACACAACCTGAATCGTCGTGTTCAGGAAGATGTAAATGGGTAAATAAGGAAGTAAGTGATCCTAGTGAAACTCAGTGTCGTATTCACACTCCTAGTTCAAACGGGACAGTAATGAATGTGCCACGTATGTTATATTTAAGACTCGTAGATGAACTAATTCGCTTTGCCTCTAGAAGACAGGAAATATTTGAAAGAAGGGTGCCACGTCTCACAATTAGACAGGAAGCCCAGAGAATTGGTGATCAATATATTATTCCTGAGGGTTCTCCTGACTGGAATACATGGTGGGAACTCCTCAGATCTGAATGGTTCTCTTCAGATGTGGAATCCAAGATATTTGATGAACAGTTTGAACCTATACCAGAGGTCTAACCTAGACCAGAGGTCTAAACATCCCCAGGCTTATTAAAAATAGATGGACCCAAATGTAGAAGTTTTTGCAAATTATAATGATACGTTAACTGAACACAGTCAAACTGAAAACAGTCAAACTGAAAACAGTCAAACTGAACACAGTCAAATTGATTTAGCATTTGATAGTCTTCTTGAACAAAGAAATCGCCCTTTATTGGGTGGAATGTTATCCCAAGAGGATTTGAATGACGAAGAAAAAATTTGTAATACGAATCTTCATACCGCTACCTTATTTAAGAGTCTAAATGAACAATATAAAAAGGATACATCAAAGGTCCAGGAATATGATGATCTAATGAAGGAACTCAAGGATTCTATTTCTAAGACTGATAAGTTAGCACACCGTATAAAAATTATAAATATAGCAAGCGATTCTCGAGACTCTGATCAAATAGATAAGGCGTATGATGAATTTCGTAAGACTGTAGTAAGAGTATCTAAGGCTACAGAGGATACCCTAATGGGAAGAAAAAATCTACTAGATATACAATTGGAATCTACATCAAGAAAATTAAATGCTCTAAGATCTCTCATTGTAACTGGGGTCAATGAAATGATAAAACCTGAGGATATACAAAAGAAGATGTGCCCAGTATGCTTTGATTCAGAAGTAAATACAGCACTTGTGCCATGTGGTCACACATATTGTAAAAACTGTTCAGAAATGGATACCTCTAGATTTGCAAAATGCCCTCAATGTCGAGCAAGTATCAATAATCGTGTGAAGATATTCTTTTCAATTTAAAGGTCTATTAGATATATATAATATAATGTCTGACCATGTATATGAGGAATTAGATAAGTTAAATGCCGAAATTGTAGAAAATAATAATAACAAACTGGCAGATAAGTCACCAAATACCTTTAGTATTCTTTACAGAGAGGGTGAGGAAATTTATAAGATGGAATACAGCGAGTATTTTTTAGAAGAATTGGTAAAACGTAGTAATAATTTAATTACCGATATTACTGATAATAATGAAATTGATGTAAGAACAAGCAGATATACATATGAAATGTATCTTGAACGTAGTCTACATAAGACCCGCGATGAAACACGCGTTGATCTAAGAAGATTTTTATGCCCTGAGAGCAGTCATAAAAAAATTAGAGATCTTACAGAGCGTAAAAATCAATTACAAAATGAGTTAAGATCCATACAGGTGGAAATTCATCAGTTGAATGAACAATCATATATATGTGAGCATCGTAATGAATTCAATCTAAAAATGCTAGAGAATGTGCCGAATTATATGAAGGATTCATTTAATATTATCAATTATCCTAAGTGGGGTGAAGTAATTGAGTTTGATTATGATAAACTAAAGGCTAAGATGCTTGATGACTTTATGAAATCAGGATCAAAAGATATACTTGATGAATCCTACAATATTCTTTTACAGGATATGGAAAAATTTCCAAATCATTATATGATAAAAAACAATCGGATATTGGAAATTTCTAAAGATATGCCTTATGAAATAATGGAAAAGAATAGGCTACACCGTGAATATTGTCTTCAATTATCACAAAGTGCTGAATATGCTGGAATCAGTTTAAGAATATACGATTTAAGAGAATCACGACCTACACCTCCAGATAATCCCACTCTTGAACAAATTCAAGAGTGGCGTTCTACAGTTCTGAAGGAGTGGGAGATATCAGCAAAAGAATTATGGGATACTATACCTGAGAAATATAAAATCGCATTTAATATGAAACTGGATTCCTTGGGAATTCACACCTTTGTTCTTGAATCCTTATAATATTCTAATCATCCAAAAGACAAGGCTTCTCAACTACCTCGAATTCCACTGCTTTTTTAGATCCCATTTGAATGGAACGCTTTCTAGATTCCAACATATCTTGAATCTCATCATCTAAGATGTTGAGTTTGAAGATCTGATAGTTCTTATTATTAGGATGAAAGATCACAATGGCCAACTCAACAACCTTGAGGCCATAGTGCTTCTGTAGGAACCACCGGTATACGTTTAACTGTAACGTATAATGCCAATAATTCACATCAGGTAAGTGTTCCATGGGTCCCTGGCCTGATTGAAATGGATTATCCATCTTAATTTCCTTTGATCTCTTCCAATCATAGACAGCAAAGTCGCCATCCTTGCGCTTATAAATCATGTCTATACTACCCGTCAACTTGTGCTCTTCATCCCACACCTCCCACTCAGTTCTATAGGGCTCTAATGAATCCTTAGTATCCTTGTAGAAATTCATATAGTAACGCCACTCAGCAGTATCCAATACCTCAGGGGGGATGAGTTCCATCGCCCCATTCAAATGCTTCTCAATAGCCAAGTGTAATGCGGTTCCTTTTCCTGATGCCTCCCTACCTGATGAAGACCAGATTTCCTTGATTTCTGCGTCTGTTTTGCCATTTAACGGGTTCTTTGCCCATTTTTCCTTATTCTTCTTCATAGCCTTTATCGCGGCATCTGCGTCAAAATGACCAAAGAAGGCATGAACAAAGCCAGTAGTTGATACGATGCCCTTGGATGAACCATTCACATAATAAGTATGTGTGTCTTCAACAAAGCGCACATTCTTATCTCTTGGATGAGCATTTTTAAATGCCAGGCTTTGCCAGAGTTCTGGCATATTACTGCGTGATGGCTATAAAAAATATATTATCAAATTTACTAGCAAAACTATGCGTCATGGCTATATTATTCAAACCCCGCAACCTTCATGATCGCCTTACCCAATTTATTCTCACCTTCCAGGTAACCCTGCTGAGTCCTCTTACCACCATATTCACTTGATGCGGAACCAGTGAAGAAGAGCAGATACTTACCTTGTTGTCTGGCTGCCTCCACAATCGTATGAAATCGAGCATCCTTATCCCATCTCTGTTTAATAGCATTCTCCAATAGTTCATCCTTTAGTGAAGTCCATTTGGAATCATCGTATTTTGCCTTCCATGTCTTCATCGCTGCTTGACGAGATTCCCTATGAACTTCCTTAATTTCCTCTACTAACAATGCCGCCTCACGAGCATCTGTCAATGGCTTCGCACCTGCTCCCACACCAATCTCAGCCTGCCTCTGTCTCAGAAATCTCTGGTGTATTGTGCCATTAGGACCAAAGAGACTCTGTGCTAGTGTAGGCTTATCTGTTGCTACCTTGTAGCGCATAGCAGCCATGAAATGCTCAATGGAGGGGTATGACTCACCTGGTGATCTTGGATCGGGATCCTGGATTGGAAATGGAGATCCAGGAGATAGCCAGCGCTGGGCTAACTTGTCACCGATTCGCAGTTTATCAATCGGAGGAGATTCTAATTCAAATTGTAATAAGGCTGCTGAATCATATTGTTTCCTAGTCCCTGTTGCCCCTGCGGCATTCCCATCTTGATTTGTATTTACAACCTCGGCATTCTCCTGGACCTCATCTGCCAACGCCTGGGCAGCCTCCTCAGTATCTGCCGTGACAGATCCTGATGGTGGCTTAGCAGCAGGAGGAGAAACTAGAGTCTGCTCGCTCTTACGCCTGAATACGAACCATCTATTCAAGAATGAGAACTGCTCAACTGCTGGAGTCATGGCAAACTTGCGACCTGCTTTTGCCGCGGCCTTGTGACTATCTCCAAACATCTCACTACTCTTGCTTAATCCGAGTGCTGCCAACTCCTCCTGATTACAAAGTTCAACCCCAATACTTGACATCTTCTCCTGTAAAAGTCTGAATGGCACTAGATACTCACGATGAGGGAGTCCAATACTGATGAACTCCACGTCAATAGGCATTCCAAAGGCCTCATCGCCCAGAGGTATTTCATCCACCTCATATTTCTTCGTGATCTTCCACAAGGTTGTCCCACCCTCCTCACCCACACGAGCCTCACGACCACGCAAGAAGTCAAAGGTCTTCTCACCATCAAAACAGCATCCAATAAAGTATCCACCGACCTTCAAGTTATCTGCGATATTCTGTAAGAATCCACCGAACTTCTCGGCTGACTCAAAGAAGTAATGAGTTGCGAACATACAACTGATTACATCTGCCCCCATCTTAAAACGATTAGACATCTCATCACGAACATAGGGAGGGACGACACCCTCTGGCTGAACCTTACCCAAAACTGCCTGTAGGATTACCTTATCATCCACAGTAGCCCCAGCCTCTCCAGTGCGCATATTCTTCGAGGCATCTCCCACTGCAAAGACCATAGGGAGAACCCTTTCACGTCCATTGCGCATCATGGTTGAATAGAGCCTCTGGTAAGCACCATGATTGGGATTATTAATACTATCTCCAGCAATATCTATACCCAGGACTGCTCCAGCATTTACACGACGCCACTTCTGAATATCCTGAGCCAGACCCATTCCTAGATCCATTAGACCAAGATTTGGCTTCTTCATTACAGCATTATACAAGATTGTCTCCTTGATGTATTTGTTATGGAAGTCACGGAGAGGACCCACACGATTCATATCTTGTTCAGATGCTGTGCGATCAGCATACTTCTGAGTGATAGCAGCCCTCTCTCGCTCAATTGCTGATACAGAAGTTACTTCACTGATATTTGGTTGCTCAGCCCCACTACGAATCATGGACAAGGTGACTGGTTCATGGATTGAATTCCAGATACTCTGGGCTGTCTGATTGGAATTAAGAGTGCGACCCAATTCTCCCCTCATTAGACGCTCAGTCTTATCCTTTCTCACCAACTTGGGAACCCATCTCCATCCTGCTGGGCGAGAGGCATCATAGGATATCTCCACAATGCTCTTATCAGTGATTGGCTCACTGGAGTGCTCACAATAAGCATACTCATCTCCAGTCTCTGGATCAACCTTCACTTCCACATAACAAACATTAGCCTTATCATCTGGGAAATCCTCCGGCTGAAAGAGAATTGGGCGATAAACATTTGCTCCACGTTCGACCACTGGTTTGAGGGGTTGTACCTGGAGAACAATCTCCCGAGGATTCAATTTCATTTTGGAATCTCCACGTGATCCAACGTGGAGCCTGAGAACCTTGTAACGAATCTCCTTTCCGGAAGTTGGGTGAAATCCATTGTAAACAGCATCCACAGTGGTGTCAGGAAGTTTTTCAGTAACAACCAGGAAATCAATTGTGTTATCCTGAGGAGGTTTCCATTTCATTTGATCAACGAAATCTCCCTGAGGGTTTTCAGGAATTGGAGATGAATTCTTTGTAAAGATCAATCCATCAGTTTCGTAAATCCGAGGAGTGTCCAAAATCTTGGAGGCATGAGCAAAGATTTCTCCCGCTTTTGCAAATAAGAATTTCTTTGTGCTAACCAAAAGTTTAGTCTTTGGAGTGAGGGGAGTAACCTCTTTTGGGCCGGGGGCTGAATTCCAAAGTTTCTCCCAAGCTCTCATTTCATTGTATCTCTGGGCCGAAGTGGGAGCACCCTCCACGTAAAAGGGAAGTCCGTGAACATCTTTAGATCCAGGTGCAAAGTAAATATCGAAAATCAAGAATTGATGAATTGCCTCATTTGCTGAATTCTTGGTAATCCATTCTCCGTCGACCAAGGAATTTGCACATCCAGAAACTTCTAGGCCAGTCTCATAAACATTTGGCCCACTATCAATTAAATACAGATGGCCCTTCTCATCCACATACCCCATGGTCCTAAGGCCATCGGCTTTATCAGTGACATTATAGCCTTCTCTGATATTGGAAGTTCCTGGCTCCACTTGGCTTACCATGTTTGCTAACTCCAGGGTCCTCGTTGAGACTCCACGAAATTTGTCCGTTTTTGTTAATTGTTTATATCCGGCGAAGACCTGACGCTTGGTGGATTCCCGGATCAAGAGGGGACACTTTTGAATTCCTCGAAGAATTTCTCCAATTCCTTTTACAAATCTTTGAATTGCTAAATCGGAGGTGTCTCCCTCTTTTCTTTCCAATTCAACTTCAACTTCATAAATTGGAACTTCCTTTGAAATATCATTTTGAGTGAATTTGGTTTGCCACCGGAATTCTCCTCGGACATTCTTCTTGGATTGTCGGATCATGGATAAATCGAATCTTATCCCATCTCCCCTGAAAGTCCATCGCCGGAGAAGTCTGAAAGCCTTTTGCTGAACTTTCCATTGATCAAGGAGTTCAATCACATCTGGGTCCTTCTCCCCTAACTCCCTTTCACGACGTGCTTTGATTCTGACTCCATACTCTTCTAGGTCAAGAGTGGCATTCTGGGCCGTACGATCCTTGATTATAGCGGAAAACACTTTGCCTGAGAGGCGATCATCACGACAATACTGTTGTATTACTCCTAGACCGCTGAGTGTAATACGCACATGCTTGGGTGTGATGATGTTTAACTTGTCTTCCTGGGTCACAGAAGTGTAACCTCGATTCTTCAACCTTTTAGCAATAGCAGCAAAGGTAGTGGAGTTCACTTGCCCTCCTGTTGTGCCATAGGCACCAGAGGCACCAGAGGCACCAGAGGCACTAAAGGTTGCCTCTAACTCTTGCTCAGGGTGGTCAATCCACTCCTGAGTCAGACGCTTCAACTGATCAAATTCAGCCTTACGTATATCCATGGTGTGGTGTATCTGCTTTGGGTTGAGTATTCAACTTTAGGTGTACCTAGATATTAGGTGTACCTACATATTAGGTGTACCTACATATTAGGTGTACCTACATATTAGGTGTACCTACATATTAGGTGTACCTACATATTAGGTGTACCTACATATTAGGTGT